AGTTGGTCCTGTAAAACCGGTTGGTCCCGTAAATCCAGTCATTCCTGTTGCACCAGTTGGTCCAGTTGCTCCAGTTGGTCCTGTAAAACCGGTTGGTCCCGTAAATCCAGTCATTCCTGTTTCTCCTATTGGTCCGGTTGCTCCAGTTGGTCCTGTAAAACCGGTTGGTCCCGTAAATCCAGTCATTCCTGTTGCACCAGTTGGTCCAGTTGCTCCAGTTGGTCCTGTAAAACCGGTTGGTCCAGTAAATCCAGTCATTCCAGTTGCTCCCGTTGGCCCAGTTGTGCCAGTTGGTCCTGTAAAACCGGTTGGTCCGGTAAATCCAGTCATTCCAGTTGCTCCCGTTGGACCAGTTGCTCCAGTTGGTCCTGTAAAACCGGTTGGTCCAGTTGAACCAGTTGGTCCTGTAAATCCAGTCATTCCAGTTGCTCCAGTTGGTCCAGTTGAGCCAGTTGGCCCAGTTGCTCCAGTTGGTCCGGTAAATCCAGTCATTCCAGTTGCTCCTGTTGGTCCAGTGTCACCCGTTGGCCCAGTTGAGCCAGTTGGTCCAGTAAATCCAGTCATTCCTGTTGATCCTGTTGGTCCTGTAAAACCGGTTGGTCCGGTAAATCCAGTCATTCCAGTTGCTCCAGTTGGTCCAGTTGCTCCTGTTGGTCCTGTAAAACCGGTTGGTCCGGTAAATCCAGTCATTCCAGTTGCTCCAGTTGGTCCAGTTGCTCCTGTTGGTCCAGTTGCTCCCGTTGGCCCAGTTGAGCCAGTTGGTCCAGTAAATCCAGTCATTCCTGTTGCTCCAGTTGCTCCAGTTGGTCCAGTATCACCCGTTGGCCCAGTTGAACCAGTTGGTCCAGTAAATCCAGTCATTCCTGTTGCTCCTGTTGCTCCCGTTGGCCCAGTTGCTCCTGTTGGTCCAGTTGAACCAGTAAATCCAGTCATTCCTGTTGCTCCTGTTGGTCCAGTTGCTCCTGTTGGTCCAGTGTCACCAGTTGGCCCCGTTGAACCAGTTGGACCAGTAAATCCAGTCATTCCTGTTGATCCTGTTGGTCCAGTTGCTCCCGTTGGCCCAGTAAATCCAGTCATTCCTGTTGCTCCCGTTGGCCCAGTTTCTCCAGTTGCTCCAGTTGGTCCAGTAAATCCAGTCATTCCTGTTGCTCCAGTTGCTCCTGTTGGTCCAGTTGAACCAGTTGAGCCAGTTGGACCAGTAAATCCAGTTGGACCAGTAAATCCAGTCATTCCTGTTGCTCCTGTTGGTCCAGTGTCACCCGTTGGTCCAGTTGAACCAGTAAATCCAGTCACAGTACTTTGAGGTCCCGTTGCACCAGTTGATCCAGTATCACCTGTTGGTCCAGTAGAGCCTGTTGGTCCAGTGTCACCGGTTGATCCTGTATCACCTATTGATCCAGTAAAGCCGGTAGATCCCGTTGCTCCCGTTGAGCCAGTGGGTCCAGTTGCTCCAGTTGATCCTGTTGCTCCTGTTGGTCCAGTTGGTCCCGTTGCGCCAGTTGCTCCAGTGGTTCCAGTGGTTCCAGTGTCCCCGGTTGATCCTGTTGGTCCAGTTGGTCCCGTTGCGCCAGTTGCTCCAGTGGTTCCAGTGGTTCCAGTGTCCCCGGTTGATCCTGTTGCTCCTGTTGGTCCAGTTGGCCCCGTTGCGCCAGTGGTTCCAGTGGTTCCAGTGTCCCCGGTTGATCCCGTTGGTCCTGTTGCGCCAGTGGGTCCAGTTGCGCCAGTTGGTCCAGTTGAACCCGTTGCTCCCGTTGAACCCGTTGGTCCTGTTGCGCCAGTGGGTCCAGTTGCGCCAGTGGGTCCAGTTGAACCCGTTGCTCCCGTTGAACCCGTCGCACCCGTTGCGCCAGTGGGTCCAGTTGCACCAGTGGGTCCAGTTGCACCAGTTGTTCCAGTTGCGCCAGTTGACCCCGTTGCGCCAGTGGGTCCAGTTGCACCAGTGGGTCCAGTTGCACCAGTTGAACCCGTTGAGCCAGTTGTTCCAGTTGCGCCAGTGGGTCCAGTTGCACCAGTGGGTCCAGTTGCACCGGTTGTTCCAGTTGCGCCAGTTGACCCCGTTGCGCCAGTGGGTCCAGTTGCACCAGTTCTTCCGGTTGCGCCGGTTGGTCCAGTTCTTCCCGTTGCACCAGTTCTTCCCGTTGCACCGGTAGGTCCAGTTGCGCCTGTTGGTCCAGTTGGTCCAGTATCTCCTTTTGGACCAGCTGGCCCTCTAATAATTACACCGCTACCGCTTGTTAATGCAGCGCCGCCCGCCCCACCGCCTATGCATATCCAAGTGTCGGCAAATTTTGATCCATCTGTTTTTCCAGTGGTTGACGCCGCAATCATTTTTACTCCAGAACCGCCCAAATTAAGGGTTTCGTCTGCTGGTGGTAAAGTACTGTAATTTTGATCGCGGTTTTGTGATCTAACATTAATATAGTTTTGTTTGCTAATATTATTGATAACAATCCAGGTGCCAACAATGCATGAATCTGGAGAAGGAAGTTGAACTGAAATATCGTTCTGAGGATTATATGAATGTATTTGAAACATGTCATTTACAACATCAATTGATATATCTTCTGAAGAACTTGATATCATTGGTACATTGTCAACATGTCCTTTACCAAAAGCAAAATAAAGATTAGAATTGCTATCATACCAAGAATTTTGATTAAAATATATTCCTCCACTGCAGTCAATTACAGTTTGGGAACCATTTATGTACACTGTTCCAGTTGCGCCTAAAGTTAAATTACCAGTTCCTCGTCCCCCGACCGGCGTGCTAATTTTTTCTGCAGTTATAGACCAATTTCTAGTTTTATCGTTTAATTGAGGAAGAGACATATAATAATATGAAACATAAAATAAGTCTTTATACTAACAAATAAAAAAACCAAAAATATCTCGTTAGTTGAAATCAACTATTTCCAAAATACATCCAGCGTAACAATTATTAATATAAAATAATAAATTTCATTAGCAAAATATGAATGAGATTTACATTATTTCTATAAAAGTGTTTTCAGTGTGGGGCTTAACGAAGCAAAATGGGTGCGGAAACCAGGGGTTCCGTTCTAAGCTGAGACTATTTAAACATAAGTTCTTCTAAAATGATGCAATTTGATGAAGATGTATCCCCTATTAATCCAATAGGACCGTCACTATTAGTGTTTTCTATTTGAAAAAACATTTTATAGATAGCGTTGTCTGTCGTATTCGGCGAGTGAATGCAATTAAACATATAAACATCGTAAATCTGTCCACATATATTTGTAGTTCCAAAAAATGTGTCTTGGCCTACCACGCTATAGGAAACGCCTCCATTTGTACTACACACAACACCAATTGTCAAATTTGCAGATGCAAGATCACTGCTTGCATATTTTACTTTAAATTGCACCTGTATTTTATTGTTAGAGCTATGCGGTTTTATATTTAATGAATATCCGTTATTTCCAGCATCATAACAAAATAGTTTCGTCAATCCTGGATAAGGGGAATTAATTGATGGTGTGTTAGATAAAACATTTGAAAATGAATTATTAAGAAACTTGTATTGAATTATCGTTCCATTTGTCGCCATATACACTTACAAAATAAAATATTGCCGCATAAAATAACAAAAACTAAAAGGAATTCAAAGATGTATATTCTTCTAAAATGATACAATCTGACGATGTACTTTCATTTCCAATTAAACCAAGTGCGGCAACTGTATCATTTTCAAGTTGAAAAAACAATTTATAAGTAATTTTTTCTGAAGTTTTTGGCGAGTGCATATAATTAAAGGTGTAAACATTTGTTAATGGTCCGCCAGCATTTACACTACCAAAAAAAGTGTCTTGACCAAGCAAACTATAAGTCGCTCCACCATTTATTGTATAAACAACGCCTATTGTTAATCTAGTAGCAAATATATCGCTTGATTGGTATTTTATTTTAAGTTGAACCTTGATTTGGTTTTGAGAATTGTGTGGAGTAATGCTAGAAACAAATCCGCGTGTTGATGCGTCATAGCATAGTAACTCTGGCAGTCCTGCGTATGGCGCGATTAATGATTGAGTTTCAACCAAATAATCTGAAAATTTTGTATTAACATAAACATATTGAATAACAACTCCGACTAGATTTGTATCTGGGGCAATTGGACTACGAATATAATTTTGCGTCACAATCGCATTATTACATGGTATTTCTGCGCTTGCTGCGAAAATGTCTTTTGCTCCTTGTGGCCATTTATTTCCACCGGCAGAATATGTGCGTCTAACTCTTGGATAATATGTTGGTAAACCATCATTATAACACAAATTAATAATAGGTCCAGGAACATCTGAATCTGATGTAGGGTAGCATTGTTGATTTTGCGTAGTACTGTATATTTCTCCGGTGCAAATATTCTCACTGACATTACATACGAGCGTGCCTCCGTCGGGGATTACATTTGTTTCGGGAGTTGTGTTAACTGCATAAATTGGCGGTAGAACAACATCAATTGCGTATTCTTTCAGTGGAGGTTTATACGCCGGTGGAATTATGGGAGCTGGAACTTCACCAATTGTTCCAGAAGATCTTGCGTTTACCGGCAAAGAATAATATATGTTTGTATTTTTTGTAGGACATGTGAGAGCCGCGTAGGTGTCTTGTAATAAAAAAAACGCTGCATTATTTGTTTCATTTTGTCCTCTGCCCGTCAAATTTAACAATACTGTTGGATTTTTTGTATTAATATTATTGTATCCAACGCGTTTCAAACTTCCAGTATTGGGATTTGTATAACTCTGCGTTTGTGTCGCCCAAGTTGTTGTGCGATTTGTCCACATACCTTTGGCAATTTGTGCATATCGTTGTTGTTTTGTAATATTTGAGCTATTTTTTTTATACTGCAAGACATTTCCCTTTTTTAAAACATCCAACAAATAAGCTTGACCGTTTTGAATCTGTATCGGTGCATCTGAATAGGCGCATTGGTTTTCAAAACGATACCATTCTCTGGGTGGTTTTGGATTATAATCTGAACCAAGATATGGCATTTTATATAGTTATATACATAATTAAATATATAAAATAATTTATTACTGTTGCGATTGTGATTGTTATTACCATTTGTTGCTTATTATAGTTTAACTACGAGTTCCAAGAGGATTAAATTGGTCTCCGGAGCCGGCAAAAAACCATCGTAAAGATAAATAATTTGGATTCTTCATACTAATGGCAGACGATCCAACCATTTTTGTATTAGGACCGCTCTTTACTAAATTATATATAGCAGCGGTTCCTAAAGCATAATCATAATACCACAAATTTGAAATGTATCCCGAAAAACCACCATTTAATGCGATGTTAACGTCTCCATAATTTTGTTTTGGAACGCTAGTTAACTTTAAACTCTTTGTAATAGTTCCGTTAATATAAATGTCTAAATTTGTATTACGGCATCTAATGATAACATTCACCCATTTATTTAAAGGAATATCACTAATAACAACTTCTTCGTTTATGTTATTGTATGTATTCATAATGACCTTTAATGCATTTGTATTAGGCATAATGTATAATCCTGGGGCATTATTTGGAAAATTCAATCCATTTTCTGCAACATTTGCATTGCCCTTACTAAAAATGTGTCTATATTTTGTTGATTGAGTGTCATCCATAAAAACCCAAACAGACCATGTAAATTCTATTCCGCTGGGACCATTAACAGAGCGAATAATTGGTTTGGCGTGAGCTTGAGACGGATCTTGTGGAATAACCAATAACTGTTTCGCGTCAACCATACCATCTATTAATCTAGGAGAATTCGTTGGTCCAAAAAACCAAGCTAATATTCCTATAGAAAATTGCAAAACAACAATGAAAATGAGAATCACTAATAATAAGAATGAAACACGCGCTATTAAACTACTGGAGTTCATAAAGTCTTTAATTCCACTTCCTCTTCCAGTATTTTGTGTTGTAAAACTTCCGTTATCCATCTATATTATATTATAACATAAGAAAAACATTGTTAAATTGTAAAACCGCCGGTGTCTGTTCCATTATTTGAGAAAGTTACCTTAACTTGGTATTTTCCAAAAAGATTGGATAACCAATTTTTTCCGTAGCCCTTTTGGTAAATGTTCCAAGCAGTTTGTGGGTTAGTTGAATTTGGAAAGTATTGGAATTTTGATGTCCATCCAGCGAATCCTCCAGCTGGCGTTACATAAACATCCGCATTTTGGTTAATTTTAGCAACTCCCGGCAAGACACATGTTTTAACTAATTTTCCATCTAGATAAACATCTAATGTTCTACCATATGTGCTAATTAATAGGTTAACCCATTTTTGTATAGGAACGTTGGTAACAGAACATGTGTGAATAATAGAACCGTCGGAAGCTTTAACTGAATCACTAGACAATGCGCTGTCAGATCCAGGATAACATGTTAACATAATTGAAAGGTTGTTTTCAATACTTCCTAAAACAACTGTAGGGCAGGGGTTTTTACCAGATACACCGGAAACGGAGACGCTCGTTGTGTCGGTTAATCCTCCCATGCGACCAAATAAAACCTTATTTTCGCCATATTTGTAATTCCAGTCGTTAACATAAAACCAGATGGAATATGTGAAATTGCTAGAATTGGCTACAGACCCAGTTGTCAATGATTTTGCCGCAATAGTCTGCATTGTAGTTCCAGAACTTAAACTGCTCAAAGTGGATGAATCTGAAAAAATGTAACGAATTACAACATAAAGTAAAACAACGATAATAATTATGAGAAGCACATTCTTAATATCCATAGTATAATATATTCATAGAAATTATCTTGAATATATTGCCATTAAACTCCATTAAACGCCATTAAACTCCATTAAAATTATCGTTATTTGCTGTTGCAAACCATTTAAATGACAAATAGTCAACGCTTGTATTATTCGGGTCTGATTTAACTGTTTGTTCTGGGTTATTGTCTTCAGTTTTAGCCGTTTTAACATCAATGTTAATAGGAATTGTAATTACTGGTGGATTGGCTTTTATGTTTGCGCCTTTCAAGACATTCTTAACAATAGATTCTTTGCTTGAGTTCACCACTGGAGGATTTTTGTTTTTAACAAGGTTGTATAGGTAATATATTTGTGACATGCTAAGTTCTGTGTTAAAATATGTTACATTGCATATTCCTCCATTTACTCCATTATTAGATCCAATTGTAAGTGTATCTTTTGACATTGCCGGAACCGCCTCATTTGCGGATTTAACCAATTGGCCATTATAAAAAATGTCTAAAGTTCCGTTACTGTAATTAATAATTATGTTATTCCACTTTTGAAGCAAGACATTCTGCAATTCATAAATAATTATATTTCCATCTGCGTCTAATTCTTGTGGATTTTTCAATCTACTCGCGCTTCCAATGGCAGGTTCACCGTCATTTTCCAATGTTATCCTAAGTGTATTTTCCGCGGCATTATAAAGCACATTGGGTTTGTTTCCGTAATTTAATAAGGAAGTAAATTTGTTCAATGAACTATTAACATTTGGGCTTACCGCGTCAATAAATACCCAAAATGATATGGCATATTTATAATTGTATGGGTTTTCTTCAGTTGTTCCATTTAAATTATCGTAAAGTCCAATTGAATTTTCAGTATTTGTATATACAGGATTATTTACCAGTAATGTTCCACCTTGTTTAGATAAATTTGTCTCTACTTGTTTCCCTAAGAAAAAATAAATAACATATAATAAAATAACGGCGACAAGCAATACATAATATGCGCGGGGGGTATTTTTAGTTGCTTCTATTGTCGTTGTTAATCCATTCCACAATCCACTTAACCCAGATTTTCCAGCGACTGCAGCAACAGAACCACCAAATCCTAGAAAACTTAATATAGGGTCAAGAATTCCGACTAGTATGCAAGGAATATATAATAGAGTGTTAACAATCAATCTGAAAAACGGACTCTTTTTATAATAAGTTCCACCGGTAACCAATTTGAAAACTAGAGCTAATATTGCGACAACAATAATCAAATTTAACACAAAAGAAACTATTCCTGATTGACTTGACAAACTTTCAACGCCGGTAACAAGCCAACCAATCAATAAACCAGAAAATATTAGACCAAATAATAACATGAAAACTTGCCGCGCTATTTTTGTAATATTAGACATGCTTTTATCAAAATTTCCACCAGCATCTCTCAATTTTACATCAGAAAAAGATAGAACTCCGAAAAATAAAATCCATAAAATAAATATAATAATAAGGAGAATTACAATTCCAGAAACTTTGGTTGTTTTATTTGTTCCGGCGAGTCCCGTTCCTGAGGTGAATCCGCCAGGATATGCCAAAATTCCAGCAACTATAACAATTAAAAATATTAAAAATCCAATACCACTGAAAAGTCCCATATTTGACAATCCTTTAAATAACCCACCACCAGATGCGTCTGCGCCGTGCAAACCAGTTACTTTGGAACCCTGTATTGTTGGAAGCGTCATAAGAGTAATCAAATAAAGGAATCCAAATATAGCCAATAAAATTGTAACAACGAGAGAAGGGCCAAAATAAGTTTTTAAATAACCTCCTGGATCTACAGTATAAAATAATAACATAAAAACAATGAGACAAAAATATATAAGGGCGTATTTAACGCGTTCATAATTTAAATCAAACCCATACAACTGACCCTTTTCCATTGCTAAATAAAATAAATAAATTCCTATCAACATAGTCGCTGGGAAAACTAAAAAAGAATAAGCGTCAATTATTCCTCGTGGGACATTTCTATAGAGAATAATAAGCCCAATTATGTATCCCGCCAATAATAATACAAATTTAATTCTACTAATGAAATTCAAAAAATCCTTGTAATTAGGTATAGTCATAAAAACTATGAGTAATATTGCTGCAACAAATGCCACAATCATCATCGCTGTATTAGTTTCTTCTTGAGATAAAGCTTTTCCATTTGGTAGATTTGCAGATTTTGAATAGATTAAACCTACAACAACCGAAATGAGAATCAGCATTACTATTATAAATGTTGCATATATAAGAGGCGTTTTTATTTTTGAATAACTGTAATTGCTAACAGAATCGGCATTTGAATTTATGGTATTTAATAATGGAATTGCTGTAGCTTTTGGAATGTCCATAATATATAATTACATTATATTTTATGAAAATTTAGCTCAACCTTTCACAACTTGTGAATCCCTCTTCTTGGCTCCACCTTTGTAAAAGGTGGAATTACATATTTTCCATGGCCGTTTTTTTACCATGACAGTCTCTACATAAAGCAACCAAGTTTGCAACTTCATTAGTTCCACCATATTCAAGTCGTTTAACATGATCTACTTCAAACCATGCGTTTAATTGTTGCTTACAGTCTCCGCATTTCCACCCTTGTTGGGACGCTACATATTTCTTTTTAGTTTCGCTTACAGAGCGTTTTGTACTTTTTCCGCCAGACTGTAATATGCGTTTTTCTGCGCTCATTGTTCCAACATCACCAGACGCGATTCCCTCTTCATTATGCAAGTCACCCATAAAACTTGAGTTGCTAGACGTTGTTGTAAAATCTATTAAAGGGCTTAGCATATCCATAGAAGATTTATCAATTGGCATATATTTAACTACATTGTTTGCGTGTAGCAATAAGTTTTTACATCTAGCTGGATTGCGTTTAACCATGAGATAAAAGACGACACCTAAAAATACAAAAAACGCAATTTGAAAGTATTTTTTATTCTTCATTATCATTTTTGTGTATTTTCCATCATAATAAGTATTGTAAGCTAAAAATGCAGTAATTCCAAATATCAGTAATTCTAGTTTCATTAATAATATAATGAGATATTATAATTAATAGTGCAGTTTTAGTTTTACTTTATACTCATACTGTATTTCGCCTCGTTTTTTTAGAACTTGACCTAGAACTGGATCTAGAAGTTTTGCGAGTTTTTTTTGTAGATGAAGATTTCTTTTTAGAACTGGACTTAGAACTTTTTTGGGGGTGTGTTGTGAATGTAGTTTCTCTCTCTTCAAATTTAACAGTGGAATTTCTCTCTGCTTTTAAAAACAACGGATTCAATTCTTCAAGTTTATTTGCCAACTTATCAACATCAATTGGAATATAACTGCACTCAATAACATACAATACAGCGTTTTTAATTTTATCTATTATTTCCAATTCACATTCGCACAAGTCGTCGTAATAGTTTTCTAAATACTCTAAAATAGGTAAATAAGTCATAGTGAATCCCCAAATATCCAGGTTCTTCAAAAATACTTGAGAGAAATATTCCATCTTATCAAATTTTCCACCACGAGTAAATTTAAAAATTACATAGGAAATGTATTCAAAAATAAAATAAAAAGTGTATTCAAATTCTATGAGGTCCTCTTTAAATTGTTTTTCTATATTAATTAATCCGCGCTCAAAAAAAGCCTTAAAAATATTATTCAACGATTTTAAATGTCCGGGACCTCTATCATTAATCCAAGTAACAACATAATTAATAACAAATTCTCTCGTTTCAAAATAAGTGGGGGATTTGTGCTTTTTCAAAAACTCCCCATGCATCTTGGTAAATGTATCATTAAATATTACAACTGAAAAAGGGACATTGAACTGAAGAGGCCTTTTTGTTAATGGTTTTGGGATACTATTTCTCTCTTTGAACTCTGTTGATAATCCCCAATCAATGAGTCTTGTTTTAACTTCCCCTTCTCGCAAAGGAGACTCTTGGACAAGGATGTTGGAATCTTTTATATCGCAATGATAAATTCCATTTTCATTCATGGGCAAAATTCCATTTTTTAATAGTTCAATGAGAGAAATATTCATCTTACTCAACTTTTTATAATCCATTCGCGTTGTTTCAATATAATCGCCAACATCTATGCCACCGTATGGCATATTTAATGACCGCAATTTATCTAGATTTGAATTAACATTGGATGATGTTATTTTCATCTTTTTTAACGCGCTACACTTTTTATCAAACTTTCGCAAATCTTCTTCGTCCAATTTATCTGGCTCACATAATGAAAAACCGTCTACTAAAAAATAATCGCTATAGTTTGGAATTCTATCTAACATTTCTTTGTATTTTTGAATACCTTTATATTCGCTTTTTGCATACTTTATCTTCATTAGTTTTGTAACATCTTTTTCATTTCTTTTTTGTCCCTTGCATTTGATTGCTGGTTTAAATACGCACCCAAAACCACCAGAAGCAATGACCTTTCCTCCTTTAAAAGTTGAAGAGTTTGTGATCCGCGCAGAGTTTGTCATTGTTGTAGTTGTATAATTTGTGTCATTTTTCATTATAATTGTAAAGTATTATCTTAAATTATGTAAAGATAATATTTTTATTCGTCTTCTTTTCTCTCTTTGAAATAATTCAATATATCATCTTTAAAGTCTTTTGAGAATTCTGAAGTAGGAATTAATATGCCATAATCATCGTATTTTAAATGCGCGAGGGGGGAGAATTTGTGTTTTATTAATATTTGCCATCGCTCTGTATAATTTCTATTTTTCTTTGAACCGTGATAATGGTGCCTAATAATTCCCGGCGTATAACCAACCCGCAAAGTCTTTGCTTTAGTTTGATATTCTAAAATGCTGTTATTATAATCTTCGTGATATTCTTCATTTGTCATGCTTTCACATTTATTAATAAATGATAATGCCATTATATTGTCTCCTGATCCTAAAACGCCCTTATCATATATTCCTCCGATTTTTTCATAAGCCTTTCTAGTAATGGCCCACGCATAACCTGGATGCCAATAGTCTAGACCTCGTCTTGTATATTTTTTATTCTTGGAAAAACTGTAACCAAAGCTATTGAATATATTTAAATTGGTTTTCTCTCTGCTCATGTCAATGCAATGACTAAACATTTGAACGACATCTTTGCATCCGTTTAATATTTTTAAAGTATCAATTGCCCAAGAATTGTTATCAAATTCAATGTCAGCATCTATCCAAGCAAAAGCTTTCCATGTCTTTGGTAACAAGTATTTTACTCCTAAATTTATCATGTTTTCTTTATGCCATATTGGCACTTCGGTTTTTATTTGTAAATGGTTCTTATTTTTTTTATCAGTCACTATAAATTTTTGATTTTTATAAACAAGTTCCACAACAAATAAATTCACATTATCCTCTTCTTCCTCTATTCTTTTCACAAACTCTTTCAATAAGATGTACCTGGTTGCGTATAAACAAGGATTTGATATTGCTACAATAACGTTTAATTTTTTTTCAATTGGGTCATTATTTTTTATAGCGTATTTGATGTCATTTACCTTATAATCTATATCGTCAATCTCAATGCCATTTATAATTGTCATTACTTGCGAGATATATGATATAATTAAAGATTTTTATATTATTTATCATAGAAATAATAAATTGCTCCGATAAAAACAACAACCAAGACAAAATAGATAATTTTACTTTTCATCCTATAGTATTCTCTCATTTTCAAATCATTCGGTTTATATTGTTCGTAATAATTTTCGTAAAATTTACTTAATGATATAGACGGTTTTTCCAATCGTTGATTTATTTTATTGTGGATAAAATGCATCCATCGTATAAATGCGTCGCGTGAATCTAAATAAGGCGATACCGGGTATTGGTCTAACAATTGGCTAAAATAAGAAGCAATATTTTCTATTGGAATAAACATTGGAATGTTATGAATAAACTCGTAATACTTTTTTTTAGTTATTGTATTTGGTCTATGTGGATAACACATTGCTACTGTATGTAAGAAAAACCAATAATGAGGTCCCCATACTTTTGGATCTAATGCCATTTGATTAAATTAATATTAAAAGATTATTGTTTAAACATAAATTGCAATATAATATCAGTCGTATATTGAATGAATAAAACAAACTCATGCAATAACTGTGGAAAACATGGTCATTTATTTCACCAATGCAAATTACCTATAACTAGTTATGGAATTATACTGTTTAGACCGAGCGACAAAGGAATACAATATTTAATGATACGCCGAAAGGATAGTTTCGGTTATATTGATCTCATTCGGGGAAAATATTCATCCTATAATGTGGAACAAATACAAAAAAGCGTTGACGAAATGTCTGTTGTTGAAAAAAAACGCCTAAAAACGGAATCGTTTGATAAATTGTGGAAAATGTTGTGGGGGGATAATAATGGCATTCAATACAGGGGCGAAGAAGTTGCTTCTTCAAAGAAGTTTGAAATAATTCGGAATGGAATTCCATCAGATATAAGAACAAATGACGAAGCAAATGCAAATGCAAATGCAAATGCAAACACTAAAATAACATTGTCAGAAATTATTCAAAATAGTAAAACAACGTGGGAAGAAACGGAATGGGAATTTCCAAAAGGTCGCAGAAATTTTCAAGAGAAGGATTTAGAATGCGCGTTAAGGGAATTTGAAGAGGAAACTGGATATTCTAGCAAAGACATCATTGTTATTGAAAATTTACTTCCATTTGAGGAAATTTTTATAGGTTCAAATCATAAATCTTATAAACATAAATATTTTTTGGCTTATATGAATGAAACAGTTGATAATTTACAAAATTATCAAAAAACAGAGGTGAGCAAAATGGAATGGAAAACGATTGATGAATGTTTAGAGGCAATTAGACCTTATAATTTAGAAAAAAAACAATTAATAACGAATATAAATAAAGTGTTACAAGAATATAGATTATATTCGTAATATATAATATGCAAACACGAAATATAGAAACCTTGATAAAACAAAGAAAACCAAGAAAAAAACCAAATAACCCAGAATTAATTGTGATTCCTGAAGAAACCGGAGATACAATGGAAGATTTAAAAAAAGAATTTGAAATGAATGAATGCGGAAGTTCTGAAAAGGTCTATGATAAGACTTGCAACAAATTTGTTCTTAAAAAAGAAATGATTGAGAGAACTGAATTGGCAAAAAACCCAGAAGAAGATGATTATCTTTATCCTAGTTTAAATGACCCAAATTTTATTGTTAAGATAGCCGAAAAGAAAGAATTTAGTGACACCAAATATGACGGTAAAATATACGACATTAAGGAACAAGCTGAGATTTTAGCTAATGCGGAGTTTGAGTTATCTCCCCATCAAGCATTTGTTCGCAATTTTCTCTCTTTTCAAACACCATACAATAGTTTGTTGTTATACCACTCTCTGGGAACTGGGAAAACCTGCACTGCAATTGGTGTGTGTGAGGAACAGCGCGATTATTTAAAACAAATGGGAATTACAAAAAGAATTATAGTAGTTGCATCACCTAATGTTCAAGATAACTTTCGTTTGCAATTATTTGACGAGAGAAAGTTGAAACTTGTTGATGGTTTATGGAATATTCGCGGATGCACTGGAAATAAACTTTTGAAAGAGATAAATCCAATGAACATGAAGGGACTTACTAAGGAGAAGGTTGTTAGCCAAGTTAAAAACATTATAAATACGTCTTATTTATTCTTGGGTTATATTGAATTTGCCAACTACATTGAAAAAGTAAAGGAAGTAAAAGGTTCTTACAAGGATGAAGCGGACAAACATGTAAAAATGGTTCGCAATTTGAAATATGAATTTGATTCAAGGTTAATTGTAATTGACGAGATTCATAATATTAGAATTGCCGACGAGAATAAAAACAAAAAAGTAGCACTTCAATTGCTTGATTTAGTTAAATCTGCAACAAATATGAGGTTGTTATTATTGTCTGCAACTCCCATGTATAACAGTTACAAAGAGATTATTTGGCTATTGAATTTGATGAATTTGAATGACAGAAGAGCTACTGTTGAAATTAAAGATGTATTTGATAAAGATGGAAATTTTAAAAAGGGTCCTAATGGGGAAGAAGAGGGGAAGGAATTACTTATAAGAAAAGCCACTGGTTATGTGTCATTTGTTAGAGGAGAGAACCCTTACACTTTTCCATTCAGAGTTTATCCTTCCATTTTCTCTCCAAACAATACTTTGGAAAATTTTACTTACCCCAAATTCCAAATGAATGGAAAGAAGATTAAACCAGAGGAAGCCATAAGTGTTCTCAAATCAACATTGTATTTAACAAATATTGGAAAATATCAATCACTCGGTTATCAATTTGCTATTGATAGTTTAAAAAAACGAAAAATTAGTACAGCAACAAAAACCGGCGTAGTGAGAGAAATGCCAAATTTTGAAAATATGGAGGCTTTTGGTTATACCCTTCTACAAATTCCTTTAGAGACCTTGAATATTGTTTACCCAATAGAAGGACTTGAATCTGCAGTTCAACAAATTGATTCTATTGGTTCTGACTCTGAAGAGGAAGTTGAAGAGATAAAACCCAAACCAGTAATTGCCGCTAAGTTGCCAGTATATCGTGGAAAAAAATTGGAATCGGCATTAGAGCCTATAGAGGAAACTAATACAAAACAAAGAATTAGATTAACAAGAAGAGCGTCTAGCGAAAAATCTGTAAAGTCTTACCGAGTTGGGGGCGGAGATTCTTCTGATGATTCAGACAATGCCAGTCAAATTTATATTAATGCAAATGATTTGACAGGAAAGAAAGGGTTAGATAGAGTTATGGATTTTATTGATAGCAAAACTCCACCAGAAAAGGGATCTTTTGAGTATAAAAAATGGGTTTTGGATAAAGACTTGCGCATTTTCTCCCCCAGTAGAATTGGCGATTACAGTTCAAAAATAAAATCAATCTGCAATAGTATAGTTTCAGAGGATGGAACTGTGTCGGAAGGAATAATATTAATTTATTCACAATACATTGATGGCGGATTAATACCGGTTGCATTAGCATTAGAAGAAATGGGATTTACAAGATATGGAGACGGTGCAAAATCATTATTTAAAACACCTCCAGTAGAACCGGTTGATGCAAGAACCATGAAACCCCGTGTTAATAAAAAGGACAACTTTATGCCGGCAAAATACATTATGATTACTGGGGACTCAAGATTGTCACCAAACAATGATTATGAAGTAAAAGCCGTCACAAATGATGATAATAAAGATGGTTATAAAATAAAAGTTGTTCTTATCTCTCAGGCCGGGTCAGAGGGTGTTGATTTCAAGTGTTTGAGACAGGTTCATATCATTGATCCTTGGTATAACATGAATAGAATAGAACAAATTATTGGCCGTGGCGTTAGAAACTCAAGTCACAAAAATTTGGAATTTGAAAAACGCAATGTTGAGCTCTTTATTTATGGTACTATTTTGGAGAATAAGGAAGAAGAATCTGCCGATTTATACGTTTATAGGCTTGCTGAATATAAAGCAATTCAAATGGGAAGAGTAAGTCGCGTTTTGAAAGAAACATCCGTTGATTGCTTGATTAATCACGATCAAACAAATTTTACCCAAGAGAATATTGAAGCCAATACCAAGAATGATGTGAAACAAATTTTATCAAATGGAATGGTCATTGATGATTTTAAAGTAGGAGATGTTCCATATTCGGCAGCATGTGATTATATGGCAGATTGTGAATACAAATGTTCTCCTGATAAACCTCTTTTAGAAGAGAATGCGAGAGAAGATACATACAATGAAACATTTATTATGATGAACTCTGAAAAAATACTTCAAAAAATTAAAAAGCTCTTTAGCGACAAAATAGATGGTAAATTCTTTTACAAAAAGACTGATTTAATACATAGAATAAATAATCCAAAGCCTTATCCAATTGTTCAAATATATGCCGCTTTAACGCAAATGATAGAAGATGCAAATGAACCAATCATGGACAAATATGGTAGAACAGGGCATTTAATTAACATTGGCGATTATTATTTGTTTCAACCCAGCGAGTTAAACAACAACGGCGTTTCTATATTTGAGAGATCAGTTCCGTTAGATTATAAACATAGTATGATTAAATTTGATATAAAACAAGATTTGGTGAAAGAGCATATTGATTATGAAAAACCTGCCGAAAAGAAAGAACCCAAAATTAATAAAAAACCTACATTAGTTTTAGAAGATGCTGGACAAGAAAAAGAAAAAGAAAAAGAAAAAGAACCAGACAAAAATGACGAATCAGATACAGAAAAAGAGTCTTTAAAAGAACCATCAATTATGAATGAATTAAAGACTGAATATAATTTGGCATTGTCATTTGCTAGGACAACAGAAATCGTTCCAAGAGGTGATGATAATTGGTATAAACATTGTGGAGTTACAATGAGAAAATTGGCAAAGTCCGGAATAATGACATCCGCAGATACATTACAATTTTTGGTAGAACATTTAGTAGATATGTTATTGTTTAATGAAAAAGCAAGTTTAATGAACTATATTTATTCAGTTGAAGAGTTTGATGAGAATTCTCTTGAATATTATATTAAAAAATATTTGGATAGTAAAATTATCAGAACAAAACGACTAACGAGTATAATATTATTTTCTGCAGAAAAGATTCATGTAATGATATTGAAAGGAAAAAGATGGTTTAAAGCTGAGGCTGAAGATGAGAGAGAAATAGCAATAGAGACTGCCAAGACTTTAGATTTTACAAAATTTGAAGTGAACAACATTATTGGCTTTATTGGGCTAGAGGTAAAAAACAGGTATTTGGTTTTTAAAGTGAAGGACATGGAAGCAAAAAGAAATACTGGTGCTCGTTGCGACGAATCATCAAAGCCTAGAAAAATTGCAGTTTTAACTGAACTTATGGGAGAACAATTATTTGAAAAATATACAAATGGAACAACAAAAGGGATGGTTCAACCTGAACTATGTTCTCTTGAAGAATTATTGTTCAGATATTATAACAAATCTAAAAAGAATAACAAGGTTTGGTTTTTTGATTTTGAATCCGCCATGTTGTCCAAAAAGGAATTGAAAATTTAGTGTGTTATAAACGCAACAGCATAAAAAATGTTAATTTAGTTGTACTTGTTTTACAATTAAATTAAAAATTGAAACCATAATAAAAAGATGTTTGTATAATATAAAATGGAAGCTCTTGCAAAACCAAGGTATAAAAAGAAACAACAAGTAGAAAATAATATTTATACAAGGTCACTAATAACGCGTAGTATATCTATTCCCATTGTTAGTGTGGGCAAGAATATTCAGGAAACCATTGAAAAATATGTTTCGCTAAACTATGAGGGAAAATGCGTTGTTGAAGGTTTTATTAAACCAAATTCATGTAAAATTGTCACTCATTCTAGTGGACTAATTAGAGGAACCAATATTGTATTTGAAGTAGTATTTGAATGTCAAATTTGTTGCCCTGTTGAGGGAATGCTTATTCAATGCATTGCTAAGAATATCACAAAGGCCGGAATTCGTGCCGAAAGTTCCGACGAAACACCGTCTCCAATTGTTGTATTTGTTACAAGAGATCACCATTATATGATGCAGTATTTCTCAACCATTGAGGAAGGCTCAAAGTTTACAGCGCGAGTTATTGGACAGCGTTTTGAACTGAATGACAAGTATGTTTCCATCATCGCTGAGTTAGTTGAACCTAAAAAGGATTATTCCACTATGGGGATGAATAAAGAAATGTCAAAGCCAAAGTTAGTGATTGAAGATGACTAGTTTTAATTTGATGCAATTTGAAAAAAAATTGACAGCACCCGAATTTTTCTTTTAAGATGCAACAAATAAAACCCAAATGTCTTGCGTCCTAAGAATCGTTATGCCGGCGTGCGTTGTTGATATTATAAAAGAGTATACTGGGGAGGGTTGTTGGAGGAATGGAAAATATATTCACATTCACCGAATTCCTAAGAATGATGCGCGTTACCAAATGCTCAAGAAACGACCAAGAATTAAACAGTTGAGCTATGACACTGTTGGCGATTTAAAAGCCGGTTGCACTTGGTTCAAGCTTCCAAATAATAAATTTGTTGTTATCAATGTTCTAAAAGGGCGTTGTTGGATAAATGACCGTTATGAGGTAGGAGATTTTTGGGAGATGAATTATAAAGGTGAAAAAATTATTCGTCTTGTTCAATAAAATAAACGCACAATAAGCAATTTGTTATAAATTCATTTAAATACAATATAGGATGAATTTATAAATGCAAAACGCGGTTTTAGACAATGTTGACTCAATATCTGAATTAGAAATAATTCGTCAAAAGATAGAATCCTTGCCAAAGTTCAATCAGGTAGAAATTCTGCGAATATTAAGCAAAGACTCATCAGTTACCTTAAATGAAAACAAATATGGAACCTTTATTAACTTGACGGAATTGCCACACAGTATTGTTGAAAATTTGAAAAATTACATAAATTATGTAAATACACAAGAGTATCACTTGAATTATCTTGAGAAACAGAAAGAAGAATTCAAGAATATATACTTCACAAAAGATAATAAAGATAATTCAGTAAAAAATAAATATGCATAGTGCCATTACCAAACAAACTGATTATAATCATGTATTGAATAAGTTACAAGATTATATGTTGACAGGAAAAGTTTTAGCGAAAACATTTTACCAACAGGGATCAAACAATGAGCGTAAGAGTAAAAGTGAAGAGCCAAAGCCCGCTCCACAAATTATTCAAAAGAAAGAAAAAGAGCTTGAAAAATTTTTTTATCCAAGAGAAAAGGATCAATTGTTTTGGTGTTTTTTTATTATTCAAAATGGTTTTGAAAAATATGAATATCCGGGAACGACAACTTTTGTGAACGAGAAATCAGAAAAGTTCAGACTTATTGAACACATGAGAAACAATAAACAACAATTAAAAAGCAAGAAAATCAAAAATATAAAGGAAGATGTAGAGGATGAACTGGCGAATAAACAATCCGTAGGAATGAAAACATTCATAGCATTGTGCATCTCACACAACATTAACATTATGTATATTCACAAACGCAAGTGTTTTGAAATAGTATTTGATGACCAAATGCCGACGCATGTAGTTCATTGTGTTAATAACAGCGATTCGTCTTCTTGCAAATATTGCTGTGAACAAAATGTTTCAAAAGAACAATTAGAAAAATATAGAACAGAATATTTTAATTGGGAAAGTTTTGATAAACCATTGAAAGCTATGAGCTCATACAAATTAGATGAATTGGTTGAGATGGCTAAAAAATTAGGATTGTCAGAAAGCGGAATTGATTTAAGTAAAAAAACCAAGAAAGACTTGTACGAAATGTTGGTTATGAATTTATAAAATTAAAAATTGATTTGAATATAAAAATATGTATTGATATATATATAACAATGTCATCTACTAAGAAAGAACAAACAAATTTAGAACCATCAGGTAGAAGAGAGTCGCCGCAAACACAATTTGATAATTTGGTAAAACTCTTTTGGGCTAATAATCCATTCATTAAAGACATTAATAAAAACAATGAGTTGGAGGTTCGTTTTGGAACTAAAGGCATAAGACCATTAACAAAGATTGATTACGACAATGTGATTCGCAAATTAAAATCATTGGGATTTACGAGTCACTTGGAACAGGGCAATTATATGTTGCGCATTAGTAATGAGTTTTTAGATCCTGCAACATCAAAATTCAAGGTGTCGTCCATTAGAACTGAGATAAATGGATTTCATGCAATTCAAGAATATTGCAACCACAATGACATAAAAAAACTTATGGCGTCTGGTCACGATGTTCAATTTCACAACAAGGGACATTATTCTCATGGTGTAGGAAAGGACGCTCAAAGAACGAGGCCTGTTAACTTTGATGATTTTAACTTCAGAGTTTCATACAGTGTTGAGAACAAAATGCGCGCAACTTCAGGTGTTATTCAAAATATCGTTGATACTTGGGAAAAGTCAAAAAAAAGTTTTAGATATATTAATCGTGTTACCTTTTCACATCAAGACATTCCAGTTAATGTTGATATTAGCATTGTCAAGTCATCCAAGTTTTCAAACAGCGAGCCCATTTTGGAGTATACTACAAAAGAAGCAAATGTGTTTGACAATCCGGAAATTTACGAGATTGAATTGGAAGTAAATAATGCAAAGATTGGTCCAGGAACTTTGACGGAGACTCCAAGTGGTTTGCTGGCGTCTATTCGCAAGGCTATAAAATATGTTCTTATGGGTCTTCAAGGAACAAATTACCCAATTTCTTATCCAGAACAGAGAGATATTTTACAAGAATATATGAAACTTATTCATGGAGAAAACTATGACGCTAAACGGCACTGGAGAGTTAGACCAAGTAATTTTATTGGTCCTTCATCAACCACGCTTCAAATTCAAAATATTGCACCCATTAATGACAATACAGTTATTCCAAATATTCGCAAGGATTATACGGTTACTGAAAAAGCAGACGGTGAACGCAATTTGTTATTTGTTTCATCCAAGGGTAAAATTTACCTGTTAAATACGAACATGAATGTTATATTTACTGGCGCTGAAACGGAGAATAAAGAGCTGTTTAATAGCATCATTGACGGTGAAATTATTTTGCATGACAAGTTGGGTAAATTTATTAACTTGTATGCAGCATTTGACATTTACTTTATTGAGAAAAAAGATGTAAGGGCGCTTGGTTTTGTTCCGAGGAAAAAGGACGAGTTAAAATCAAAGTTTAGACTTCCGTTGTTGAAGCATATTATCAAGTTGTTGAACCCAAAGTCAGTTGTTAAGGATGAGGCCGTTAGTCCAATTAGAATAGAATCTAAGGAGTTCTATCCATTAAGCCCCGAAGAAAACATATTTGGTGCGTGCAATTTGATATTGACAAAGGATAAGGAGGGGTTGTTTGAGTATAATACAGACGGGTTGATATTTACGCCTGCTAGCATGGGAGTAGGTGGAGATGAAATTGGAAAGGTTGGTCGTCTCGGAAAAACAACATGGGATTACTCATTTAAATGGAAACCGCCGCAATTCAACACGATTGATTTCCTCGTCTCCACAAAGAAAGCTCAGAATGGAACAGACGAAGTTACACCCATCTTTCAAGGAGGTTTGCAAACTTCTGCAACAACTCAAATAAATGAGTTCAAAACAATTATTCTTAGATGCGGCTTTAGTGAGAAAAAGAATGGATACATCAACCCATGCCAGGATGTGATTGATGATAAGCTTCCAACATTTGGCTCAGCTGATGATAGAACCGATGATTATTATCCTTTGCAATTTTATCCAACTGATCCTTATGATCCAACTGCTGGAATATGTAAAATTATGTTGAAGAAAGACGACACTGGAATTTCTCAAATGTACACAGAAGAAGATGAGGTTTTTGGCGATAATACAATCGTTGAGTTTCGTTATGAATTAACAAATGAGAAGGGTTGGAGATGGATTCCATTGCGAGTTCGTTATGATAAAACCGCCGAGTTGCGAAACGGTGAGCCAAATTTTGGAAACAATTACCTTGTTGCTGATAGCAATTGGCATTCCATTCATAATCCAATTACAGAAGAAATGATTTGCACTGGAAATGGGATCCCAGATGAATTGGGTGACGATGATGTGTATTATAATAAATTTGCAGGAAGCAGTAAAACGCGAGGTCTTCGTGATTTTCACAATTTGTTTGTTAAGAACAAATTGATAACAAGTGTTTCAAAGAGAAATGACATTTTAATTGATTATGCTTGTGGAAAGGGTGGAGATTTTTCAAAATGGATTGACGCCCATTTGTCTTTTGTGTTTGGAATTGACATTTCAAAAGATAACTTGGAAAATAGATTAAATGGCGCGTGTGCTCGTTTCTTAAATTACAGAAAAGATTTTAAACATGTTCCTAGTGCATTATTTGTAAATGGAAACAGCGGATTAAACATTCGTAGCGGGTTGGCAATGATGAATGACAAAGCGGTTCAAATTACAAAGGCCGTATTTGGTCATGGGCCAAACGATGCTGAAAAATTGGGAAAGGGTGTTGCCAAACAATATGGAAAGGGAGAAAATGGTTTTAATGTATCGTCATGTCAATTTGCAATTCACTACTTGTTTGAAAATCAATCTACTTTTCAGAATTTTATGAGAAATGTCTCTGAATGCACGGCTCTTAATGGATATTTTATTGGTACAACTTATGATGGTAAGTTAATATTTAATATGTTAAAGAAGAAGAAAATTGGTGAAAGTGTTGAATTATACGAAGGTGATAGAAAAATTTGGGAAATCAGAAAAGAATATGACGAAGATAACTTTGACGACGATGTAACTAGTTTGGGATATAAGATAGATGTGTTCCAAGAGACAATTAATAAGATGTTTCCAGAATACTTGGTGAATTTTGATTACTTGGAACGCGTTATGGAAAATTACGGCTTCCAACTATTAAAGAGGGATGAGGCAAAGTTAATTGGACTTCCAGAAGGATCTGGTTCATTTGTTGATTTATTCAACATGATGGATGATGAGGTTAAGCGTCAACCAATGAAAAAAGAAAAATATGGAAGTGCGTTGAATATGACACCAAATGAAAAGAAGATTTCGTTTTTGAACAGATATTTTGTATTCAAGAAGATAAGTCATGTAAATGCTGAGAAAATTGCGCTGGAGTCTGTAGATGAATCGTTTGTTGAAAGGAAGAAAGTAAAGAAAATGGAATCAGAAAAGGGTGCAGAAGTCTATAAAAAAGAGAAGAAGTTGGAGAAGGCTTCATTGACAGAAAAATCCAAGAAAGCTAAGCCATTGAATAAAAAGATTTTGTTATTGTCTACTGCATCAGAAGCAATTGATGAAAACCTCAATGTTGAAGACATTAAAGAAGAGGTCCCAGTTCCTGCACTATCTATAACGACAAAAAAACCTAGAGCAAAGAAGTTAAATTTTGTTATTGAAACAGAAGAACCCCACGCACCGGTTCAACCGACAGAGGTGACTATTATAAAAGAATCAGAAACACCAGGCCCTGTGACAAAAGCTAAAAAGGTTGCATCAAAAAAAGTAACATTAAAACTTGAGGAATAATAAAATTAACACGCAATTGCAACAAATATATAATATTTTGCTAATCACTTAAACAAAATATTACATGATAATATAACCTCTACGATGAGTTATTGCACATTACCTAGAAAACAAACTATTTGCAAGCTAAATCCAAGTTATAGCAAAAATAAAGCCGCAGTTCAACCAATTATTTCGTTTAGTTTGACGCATTATTTAAAAATAGCGCAAAACCAAATAAAACTTTTGCAAGAGTCTGAAAATACTGAATGCAACATTGAAATAATTTATAAAGTTATTAACCCATATGAATTTGTTCATTCTCGCGTTCCAGGTTCAAATTTTTCTGTTAGCAAAATTAAAGCGAGCTCTTCAATTTTTTACACTTTTATGGAAATTGTAAATTCTTTCAATATATTTGAACCATTTAACGGTAGAAATATTAAATCTTTACATTGTGGAAAAAATAATGCTGCAACTATTGATTGCATGAATATTTTTAGAGAGAACAACAACGATTATAACTATGATTTAGACCAAACAAATTTAAAATCAATAATTGGCGTAGAACCAATGACTGTTGATTTTTTATACTTTGAATTAAATGATTTGTCAGAAGACTCGGACATAAACAAACATATAATAGAGTTTGTTAATGCATTATGTTATATACTAACTTATCAAAATGTTAATGGAGTGTGCATAATTAAGGTGGATTCTATATTTTTTAAACCTATATTGGAGATTATATATTTATTGACTAACATGTATGAAAAGGTTTATATAATAAAGCCTAATGTAAGCAATGTTTTAAATAACGAAAAATTTATTATTTGTAAAAATTTCATATCTGATTATTCAAAAACAATAGAAAATAACAAGATTTTGAATATTTTGAAGACGATTATTACAGAATTCGCGGTTAATGGAAATATTTTAACTTCAATATTTGAATCAGAGTTACCTTATTATTTTTTGAACAAAATAGAAGAATCTAATATTATTATTGGCCAACAACAATTAGAGCATTTTGATCATATAATTAACACTATTAAGAATAAAAATCGGGATGATAAGATAGAAACACTTAAAAAGAATAATATTCAAAAGTGCATCCAATGGTGTGAAAAAAATAAAATTCCTTATAACAAGTTTGTTGACAAATTAAATATATTTTTACCAGTCGCTGTTTATAAAAATGACAATTTAACCGATAATTTAACCGATAATTTAACCGATAATTTAACCGATAATTTAACCGATAATCTACCCGATAATCTACCCGATGATCTAACAGATGATCTAAACATTATTCTAAATTATAGTGACACCATAAATGATGCAGAAACTAGAAACTATAAACTATAAACTATAAAATAAAAATAAAAAATAATATATTTTTGATAATTAGTAAATAGCAGGAGAATTGTCCACATAAACTTTTCCCGGCTGCAAGTTTTTCTTGATGGCAACAACTCTCTTTGCTGATGCACCACCGCATGTTGCTGGTGTGTACACCGGTGATCGGACTCCAAGCCCTCTGAATATAATAGGCAAAGCAGGCGTGCATTTTTCAACCTTAGACTTGTAAATAAAAGGAACATTTCCTGGCTTACTGAAGTTAAGAATTGCGTTATTTGAACCAGATCTCGTGTCGCTAACGGCAGTACGAATCGTTGCTACAGTCAACTTTAAAGTTCTTGCGCTACTAGAGACTGCACCTTGGACAGCAAATTGAGGATTGCTTGGTTTGTAAACTGCCAATTTACATAAGTTGGGGTTGCTTGGACCAGACAAAGACATTCCAATGTAAGGATTAGTGATAAAGTTTTTGAAAAGATACGCTGCTTGTTCTGAGTTTCCGGATTTTAAACTAGAAATAAACCAAACAAATTCCTGTAATGTAGAAATTCCAAGATTATAAAAGTTTGTAACATCGTCGTCAGAAAACACACCATTATCATTTAAAATCTGGAAAGACATTGCAACTAATTCAACTTGTGAATATGTGCTTAAACCAGTATTGGGATAGCAATTTCCAACATAAGTATTTAACAAAGTAAGCGGGCTTCCAGGTTTTGCATTGGCTAGCATTTTAGCAGTAATATTCGGATTATTTTTAAGCAGTGCTGCATCTGTGAGGTAATCGTTTTCGGTTTTAAAATTAAAAGCTTTTTGTTCATATGTATTGCAACGATTTTCTCTGTATTGTTGAAGCGTTGTGAAATAATTTTTTTTTAAATTTGTACTAGCGGGTCTAACTCGCAATAATGCCTTTCTAGGTTCATTGCAACAGTTCTGAGGGTTTGTGCACACGGGTAAAGGGTTATTGGTTAAAAAATATTGTGGATAATAATTTGTAACAACGCTAATTCCTGTGCAATTTTTACAATCCAAATCAGCTTTTAAACTTTCATTAACTTCATCAATTTTGTTTTCTTTTACAGAATATCCACCGGGTCTGTCCATAAGTTGACCAATTAATCCTCCAGTTTTATTTTCTAAACCAGCTGCAGATCTTGTGGCTCTATTTTGTGGCACCGTAATGTATTGATTCGGATTATTTGGATTTACAATTATGTAAGGAACTTGCGTGAGCGTTTGTTTTCTAAATTGCCGTTTAATGGGTCTTGCAGCTCCTTTTTTATAAACGGCAATGTTTGTGTAGTCTTTGTTTGTTAAAGGACGAATATTTCCAGCAGTTATACCTACTGGATTGCTGTATAAACCGGTTCCCTTCCACGTTCTATATGGAGCTGTAAAAGGAGCGGTTAATGAATTATTATAAGAATGCATGCCTTGTGGGTAAAATGCGGTTGCCATTTTTATATTATAAATATAGAAGAAAATAAAAGTATCTGCATATATTAATGTTGATAAAAGCCTTGATTATATTTTTTATATTTTTAATATTGTATCAAGTATTTTTAGCTAATAGTTCAGCAACATTGAAAAGAGAAGGACTTGAAAATGCTGGAGATTTTGGTGATAATTCTAGCTGTTCATCGTCTGTTTTAGCTTATAAAAATTCGGGAGCTATTCAAGTGCTACAGGATCAAGTAAATAAACTAATGGGACTAGACAAAGAAGTTAAAGATATTAGTGGAAATGTCGCTTCTTTAAATCAACAAGTCGCTAGTTTAGTAAATCAACAAGCTCAAGCGGCGACACAGTTGGCCGGAAATAAACCGGTGCAAACTAGTGGATTGTCAAGCGTTCCATAATTTCAATGCATCACCGTTTTCACTGTTATTGTTTATAATTTCTATAAAACTATAAATTATAAACAATAAACAATAAATAATAAACAATAAACAATAAATAATAAATAATAAATTATAAACAATAAATTATAAAAATATTTATATAGACATAATTTATATGTCAAACATATTTCAAAAAGTATTATCAAATGCATCTGATGTAGAGAAAAATTTATTAGGTCCTGATTATCCTTATTGGCAAAATATTAAAAATCCTAGTGCAATTGGCATGTCAGATGAAGGAAGCTTGGCTGCGATGAGCAGAGATATTAATGGATTAGTACAATATGTTGAGGTATTAGTTACTGGTGGTGGTGCATCAACGACGGGTGGTCCTTTAGGCAACAAGTTTTTTTTACAAACTGGTGGTAAATGTAAAGATGTAAAATCTGGCAAAGAAGTGGATAGATTTATTTATGTTAATAATATTCCTATGGGAAACATACCATTTGTATCATCGGGTTTAGATACAAATTTTTCTAACTTTAAAGGTTTAATTCCAGGGACAATGGGAAATCTAAATGCCTTAAATCCGTTTGCTATTATGCAATCTTTTACAGCTGGGTCAGTTCCAGATTGTCAAGAAATAACAATGCAAGTTATTGGCCCAACTCCTCCAAATAGTGGTCCTGCATTGGGGCCAAACGGGGTTGGAACACAAACTCATTTTGTTACAACTGTAGACATTGGAAACATGGACCCATGCAATTGGGGAAATGGGGGCACAAATCCTGTTTCACAAAAAAGATGCAACCAAGCCTTTACAAACATGAATACAACTCCTGAAACAATTTCAGAGTCTCAGTCTCTTCCAGACGACCCAATTTTTCAATTATATTTTGCGGCTCTAGGAGTTGTTGGGCTGTATATTTTGTATTGCATTATGATGAAAAATCGCAAGTAATTTACAAAACAGGATAAAAGATAATTTGTGTAAATATATAAATATGAAATCGTCTTTGTATATTTTTTCGTTATTTATAAAAAGTATTTGTGCTAATTCAACTATTTTTGGAAGTGTATATAACCATGCTGTTAACGAGACAGTAAAGTTTTTAAAGATAAGACGTCTTAATAAAGAACCTACTACAAAAATACATCTATTATCTGCTCACGCAACAACTGACCATAATTTTAATAAACAGTTTCAACGATCAAAACTAGCTAGAGGAAGTGCTTTGTCATCTAAATGCAATTCACGATGCTCTGTAAAAACTCCATGTAATAAACGATGCCAACTTGCGAGAGATAGATATCAATTAAAGTTAGCAAAAAATACATACAAGAAGAAAAATGTTAAAAAATATACTACGACTCAAATAAATCAACGAAGTTATAGTGGTCAAGTTGCAAAAGGGGCTTGCAATGCTAGGTGTCAAGCTGCAAAAAAAAGATATCAAAAAGAAAGAACGCAATACATGAAAACATTTCATGAACCTTGTCAAAATGGTCATATAAAAAACAAAGGGACCTTAAATGGAAAACCGTTAAGTGACCAAGGAAATCCAAGTGGAGATACACCGGGAGATAAAACAACAATTGGCGGTTATGGTGGAATTGGGAAAGGGCGCCCATTAGGCGCGCCAGGAGCTGGACAAATTAACTGGCCCAATTCTGCGAAATATAATTGGAGAACGGCCTGCAAATCCTATGAAAATCAGGGTAAAACAAGTAGTGGAAAAAATAAACCACCAATTGATTATTTATTTATGAGCAGATGAGTTTAATGCTTTCTTCTGCGTCTTCTGCTTCCACCAACGGACCCATATTCCTTCCAGTTCTCATCAAAGCCAACAACTTCACCTCCTCCTCTGCGCTTTCTGCGGCTTCCACCCATTGCATTTACTGACGCAGGAACGCTTTTAAATGAGTCATTGTATCCTTTAACTTGGCCACCTCTGCGCTTTCTGCTTCCACCCATTGCATAAGGTTGAACGGGTGGGTTGGGGGTCACCGTACCAGGAAAAACCTTATTAAATGCCCATGTAACACCCTCTTTTGTTTTATCAAGCGCCTTTTGCGCACCAGAACCAATGTCTCCAAGCAAGTTGCTAGCATTTGTCGTTGCAGGAGTGGCTCCATATTGACCTCCGCGTTTTCTTCTAGATTTTCCACCAATAGTCATATACGATTTTGATGATTTACCTTGTTTTTGGCCGCCCCAACGACTTCTATTTCTTCTTGTTTTTGCCATTTATATTATAATAAAAGAAATTATAATATAATTGCTATAATTGTATGATAGAAAATACCTAAATATCAGTATGCGTTAAGAGGGAATCGAACCCCCAGTTCAACCTTGGAAGGGTTGTGTGTTACCACTACACTATTAACGCAATAAGCGCAAGTTATACCTCGCGCTCAGTATAACTAGCCGAATGTTTTTATACTATTTTTATATTAAGTAATTAAATAGTTAGGTAATTTTCTAAATTATAGAACCATTTTGTATAATTGGAACGCCGCTAAAGCTCCGGCAACTTCTACTACAATATAAGGGACAACATCACTTGCCGCTAATTTGCCGGCAGCTAAATAAGCTAAGGTCACTGCGGGGTTGAACGCGCCACCTGAAACAGCACCGCCTAATAAAACTGCCAAAGCCAATGAGGCACCAATGGCTAAATAATTGCCAGTTGCTAAAATAACAAATACTAACAAGAGCGTTCCTAAAAACTCAACAACATACTTGTTCATTTATACATTACTTGCATATTTTTTTGTTAATTTTTTAGTAGTTTTGTGTTACTAAAGCACCCCAAGGGCAAGCTGCACCACTGCAAAGACTTCTGTTATATATTGATCCCTTTTTAGCTGGAGCAACGCAACCACCAGACCTCACCATTCTTAATGCCGTCTTAACATCATTTCTATCATAACTCTTGTATGCCAATGGTGCCTGCACTGGTAATCCTTGTTTTAAAGAACTTTTTCCAACCGCAGCACTCTTCTTGGCCGCCATATACATTGATGATGACGCGGGCGGTGTGTATTTTGTTGACTGAGAAACTGTGAAACTTTTTTGTAAATCCGCTGAATATTGTGTGGTTGGTCTTAAAAATGAAAAACTCTGCGTTCCTCTTCCAAAATTGAATTGAGTAGTGTTTGTTCTTCTATATTGAGCTCTAGCTTGAGAGAAGGTGCTTGCACCATCTGAAGGATAAAACTGTGGTGGGTTTGGGTGAACACCAGTCAACACCCCAAGTTGGTTTTGAACCGTTGTGCTAGGTGTCCTATTTGTGCTTAATGGTCCAATAACGGGTGCGCTCGCATAACTACCGCTCATATAAGGAATATTTGTATATTGATGATAAGCAATTGTTGTCATATACTATAACTATGGAAAAGAAAATTATACTTCTTACCTTCTTTTTGTCTTTCTATTTGTCCTCATTTTACTTAGACATTTCTTTATTGGTTGGCGTATTTTCTTTGTTTTGCCACCAAACACTCTGTTATTCTTAAATAAAAACTTTAGAATCAAGTTCCATTATATTTCCACTAGATATTTGGGGTATTTGACTAAAGTTTTTGTCCTTTAAATTTTTTCTCATATTTACAATCAATTGCCTCCATGTTATATTGTTTGCCGCATCATTTAATGATTTTAAAAAAGACCATGTCATGGCGCCTTGATCTATATTATTTATATAAGCGTCGGAACTTGTTTGCATATCAGTGCAACCACTGATCATTATAACATTGCCACTTGTTTCTAATTCATTCATATTTTCAATATACTTATCATTATTTAAACTATCCATATATTGATATCTTAAATCTAACACAGAACCACTATAACAGCTATCAAAAAGTGCAATTAATGTTACATTTGGTTTTAAATTTTTTACAATTGTGCTTTTGAGAATGTCGTCTGATATAGTCGTTAAATCTACACCAACAATGTCTTGATCGCAATTAGTATTAAACTCGTCCACATTTTTATCAATTTCATAACTTCCATGTCCAGAATATTGAAAAATTAATAAATCGCCACTTACTGAACTAGTTAATAGATTTGTTAAAGAATCTAAAATATTCTTAGCACTCGCGGATTCATCTAAAATAGTTTTTATATTTTTCTCATTATATCCCATTGTTAATAACTTATTTTTAACATTTAAAACATCATTTTTGCATCCTTGTAGTTTATTATTTCCATTATAATTATTTATACCAACTAATAATGTGCGTCTTTTTTCTCTATTTTGTATATTTATTGGCGTTACTTTAAATAAATTTATTTTTGAAACTGAATTATTATAATCTACTGTCATTTTTTTGATCGTTTCATTGTACTGTGTGTTTAAATTGTTTATTTTTATATTTTTTAATAGAGTTGCGTCATTTGATTTCATTATGTTATTATACGCCAATTTATAAGAATTGTTATACGTGGTTTTATTATTGTTATATTTTGTTGTTAGTTCAACAGTTCTATTCTTTTTATATATTTCAACCTCAGGATTTTCAGGATTTGACGACATTTATATATTTATTATTTACAATAAAATTTTAAAAAATAAAAAAATGGTAGTTTGTAGCTAAAAGTCTAATATCTCCTAATAGCTCTAATCGCAGATTGTGCGCCTGAATAATTGTTTCCGCCATATGATGCATCATTGTAGTTCTTGTTAACTGCCTTTTGCTTGGCATATCTGATGTAATCTGAGCTGTCATAGACATATTTCACGTTGCATGAAGAAGGTTGAACGCCCGTTCCATCACAGTTATTTTGAATATGACCAAAATGGTTCTTTAAACCAAACATTCCAGGGCGGCTTTGGAAAGTTTGACAAGGGCCACCACATGAATAATATTTGCGGCTCAATAAATCTCCGGCATTATTAATCGCGCGAAATGGCGTGCAAATTGCTCTTTGGTTATTTACGCTTTTAGCATAATTTGTGTTCCAGGCTTGCTTAAGTGCAAAGCGTGTTTCAACAAACTCGTTATTATTGTTTGTGTTGTATGTTGCTTGAGGAATAAATCCGGGAATCCCCCCGCCTAATTTAGATGCTTGTTCGGGAAAAAGTAATGTTTTTCCGCCAGAAGCACTAATAGGATTTGTATAACCAACAGATGTCATTTTATATTATAGACATATAAAATATTTGCTTTTTGCTAAAATAATATACAATAAATATTATATTATATCAGCATACTTTATATGACTAGTTTGAATTTGTATCAAGTCTTAGTAACTTTTATTGTTTTCGTAACTCTAGACTCTATTTATTTAATTTCCATGAAAACATTTTTTGACAATCAAGTAAAATCTATACAAGGTAGTGTGATTCAAATGAATCTATTAGCGGCAGTCTTGTGCTATATTTCTCTCGTCTTTGGCGTTTATTATTTTATTATTAGAGAGAAAAAATCATTGTTTGAAGCGTTTTTATTGGGTCTTGTGATTTACACTGTATATGAATTTACTAACTGGGCTCTCTTTAAAAACTGGAAAGTTGCAACCGTCATTATGGATTCTCTCTGGGGAGCCACATTGTTTACTTTAACAACTGCGATTGTTTATTTTATTTATGGTAAATAAGGTAAGGGATAAAGTAGAGCGAAAACAATAAACTAACAATGTTTGTGTTAAAACTGTAGTTTGCTAAATTGGACGCAATTAAACAAGAAAATATTATTATTAAGCTATCCCCTAAAATGGCATACCCCCCAACTTCTCTTCCATATTTCTTAAATGTATCAATCATTCTATTATAACCCTTTGGAACTAGAGAGAAAAAGTTATAGAATAATATATCATGTGTCATCTGAATGCCTAGAGCTAAACCCACAAACTTCCATATAGAAAACTCTTTGAAAATAAAGGGATACAAGAATCTAGTTATAATCATACCTATTATTACAATAATAACATCCGCCATAACTGCAGATAACCCATATGTTTTATACCAATATTCTAATACTTTAGATCTACTTGTCGTAAAAGTAAAAAATATTACAAAAGTTTCAACAGTAAATACACCTACTAAAATAGGCAGATAGTCTGATACTTTATTAAAATTGGAAATATCTTTGAAAAAGGGAGACATATATAATAAAAAGATATTATATATGGCATTAGATTTAGATAATATTGTTGTATTCACCATTGGACGCATGAATCCTCCCACTCCAGGGCATATGTTATTAATTGAAAAACTTATTCTTCGTGCAGCATCTCTCGGACAATCTAAAATAGGAATTATTTTATCTCATTCACAAGATCTCCCTAAGAACCCATTCAGTTGCGAAGAAAAAAGAAAATTGTTATTGTCTGGTATGATTCAAGCGTTAAAAGAACAAATGAAACTAAAGGTTTCATCTTATAGTCCACAAATTTCACCAGAAAGTATAGATAAAATTGAACCTATTATTATTTGCATGGACGACCCAACTCCTGCAGAATTTGGATCACACCGCATAATAAAATCTTTAAACGCAATTCTTGCAACTTATAAAAATCCGGTTGAACGCGCAATTTTAATTATCGGCGAAGACCGAGCAAATGATTATGGTTGGATTCTTGAAAGTTTGGAAAAGAGAACTCCTCCCATCCAAGGCATTGTAGAAGCGTTGCCTAGACCAGAAGGAGCAATTTCTGCTACAGAAATTAGAGGTTATGCTATGACAGGAGACTGGGAAAATTTTTTAGCAAGAATGCAGTCAACTGGACTTCCAGAAAGCGTGTTGAGAGAAGTATTTGACCAGTTGCATGAAATGTTAACTGCTCCCGGGCCTGTTGCAAAAGGAAAAGGTAAGGGGAAAAAGGGTGGAAACACATTAAAACTTAAAAAAACAAATAAACGCGGAGGACCCAGAAAAACAAGAAAAACAAAAAAACAAGAAAAACAAAAAAAACAAGAAAAACAAAAAAAAACAAGAAAAATTTATAGAAAGTGAAAATGATGTAAAGATTTTTATGATTTTGGAAAAGGTTGTTAATAATTTGTCATTACGCGAGGAGCAATATTCATTGTAATCAACTCTTGGAACAACAACTTGCACGCGTAAGGAATCTCCACATAAGCAAAATCTGTCCTGTTATCACATGTTCTGCAATGATGAATGTGCATCTGGTCATTATATGATGCAATAAGTCCACACTTCTTGCAAACATGAACTTGATATTTGTCTGAAGCATCATACATTCTGCCTCGTGTAAATCTTGACGCGCCGTGTGAAATCATACAATCTCTTTCCATCTCACCAAACCTTAGACCACCATCCCTCGATCTACCTTCGGCGGGTTGTCTAGTAAGATTAACCATTGGACCAATAGAACGACTATGTTGCTTATCAGATACCATGTGCTTGAGACGCTGGTAAAACACCGGCCCAAGAAACACTGTGCATTCCATTTGCTCGCCAGTTAGAGCGTCATACATAATCTCATTTCCATTGGATTCGTATCCCACCTCTTGCAACTTCTGACAAATCGTCTTCACATCAAGCTCACCAAAACTTGTTCCATCACCAAAGAGTCCAAGCTCAATCAAGGTCTTGCCTAGAATTGTCTCCTTCAACTGTGCAATAGTCATACGAGATGGAATTGCGTGAGGATTCAGAATCAAGTCAGGCTTTAAGCCACTTCTAGTAAAAGGCATATCTTGCTCAGGAATTAGATTTCCAAGCGTACCCTTTTGCCCACTTCTTGACGAAAACTTGTCACCAATAACAGGCTTTCTTACAGCGCGAATCCTGACCTTTGCAAAATTATAACCATCTCCATTTCGGTCAATGTAATTCTTATCCACATATGTCTCCTCATCTGTTCTGTAAATGCGACTTTGATCCTCATACTTGATTACCTTTGTGTGGTCATTTCTATTCTCCTTAATCGGAGTAATCTTGGAAATAATAACATCACGATTTTCCACTAGAGTGTTCTCAGGAATAACGCCGCGACCATTCACCTTGTTATAGTTTGCAAACTTCATTCCCTTGGTCTTGTTCGGGTCAGGCTTGCATCTGATTTCCTCATCACCGTTAATCTTTTGCTTATCCTCGTCCTTCTCCGTGTGAAGAATGGTTGCTTGAAACAAACCTCTATCAATTGAACCCTTATTGAACAACAATGAATCTTCCTGATTATAACCCGTATGCGACATAATTGCCACAACTGCATTGAAACCAGAAGGTATCTTGTTAATATGAATCATGTCCATAATGCGGGTGTCTACTAGAGGACGAGCTGGATTACTAAGAACATAAGCTGTCTTATCCATTCTAGTATCAAAATTTGTTACATACATTCCCATTGCCTGTTTTGCTTGAGCACATTGATAGGTATTTCTGGGAGATTGATTGTGTTCAGGGAATGGAATGCATGAAGCCAAAACTCCAAAGATTGTGCTGGGATGAATTTCGCAATGAGTGTGCTTAAATATCTTATCAGAATCAGCGGGTTGAGACAATTCTTCGGGCTTCATTGCAATCATAGACCACGCTTGCTCTTCTGGATCAATGTACTCAATAACAGATTCTTTAATCTTACAATCTGTCAAGAGGTCATCCCAAGTTAGCTCATTCTTATTTAACTTGCTAATAATGGAACTTGTAACCAATATGTTTTTGTCCTTTACGCGCAGGATTGGTCTAGTAATACGACCACTATCATTGCAAACGCGAATCTCATTCATCTTATAATCAAAGACAATTCCAGCATAAACATTGATGATGCCCTTGTACTTTTTCTCCTTCAACATCTTGAATAGTTCTGTCGGAGTTTCCGTAATTCCAATCCAAGCCCCATTCACAAAGACCTTGGTCTTCTCAAACATCTCAATTGGTGTAAGCGTTTGAATGTCAATGATGTGTGGCATAATATACTCGTAAATTGGCATACTGTTTGAGTGAATTGTTACATGTGTCATGTAACTTAAATTCTTTACGACACCAACTGATTGACCCTCTGGAGTTTCCGCCGGGCAGAGGAAACCCCATGTCGTATTATGCAACTTGCGAGGAGGAATCAACTTGCCACTCTTATCAGTAGGAGTGGAAATTCTGCGAGCGTGACTCAAACTAGAAACATATGTCAAGCGATTAAGAACCTGAGCGACACCAACCTTGTTGCTATTCACATGTTTAATTCCAAAATCGCCGGTTGATAGAGCTCGCTTAATTCCATTTTCAATCGTAGTTGACTTAATGATTTTATAAATATTGGTCTGGTTGATAATATTTTGATAATCATCAGTAGATTTCCAAGAACCTGTATTAATTTCCTTGATAATTTGCTTTTCCATGTCCTTTACAAGCTTGTTGAAATAGTTTCTGAACAAGTTGTTAAGTAGGGCACCAGTCAAATCAATTCGCTTATTCAAATACGAATCTCGGTCATCTTGTTTCACCCAATTGTAATTTGCCTGTAACAACCGGTTTGCCATGTATCCGAGGAAATACAATTTTTGCTTTGCATTATTGCAATGAGGGAACAAGTCGTTGTTAAGGATATCCATCGTAAAGTCATACTTCTTTTTAATTCCAGTCTCCTTATCCATATTAATCGGCGTGTACATGACATGGCTTGTAATATATCTAATACATTCATCTTTGTTCATGTAGCCATTTGCATCAATGATAGATGCCTGCAACCCCTTCATCATTTCTTCGTGTTTAGAACTCTCAATATTTAGAATAATTATCTCACAAATATCCTTATCTGAAATAACTCCTAGAGCACGAAACACGATAAACAGTGGAATCGGCTGTTTTACTCTGGGCAATTGCAGATAAATTGGAAATCCAAAACCGTTATTCTTGGATGAAATCATCATATTAATTTGCTTTGGAGAAATGCACTTGTAATCTGGAACAGACTTGATTTCTGCTTGCCAAGTATATTTTGTGTTGTTCTTAGAGACGTTAAAGCAATAGACCTTGTTTTCGGCCGCTCGTTCCTGACCAAGAACAGTCTTCTCAGACCCATTGATAATAAAATAGCCACCAGCGTCAAACTTGCACTCGCCTGTGTTGGCGTGTTCCACATGCTTATACTGGGTTAGCACGCAGATGTTTGAGTTCAACATGATTGGAAGTTTGCCAATGTGAATCTTTGGAAGAGTCTTGTAAAATGTCTGGACATTCTCTAATCCTTCTCCATTGCGAACAACAAATTTAATATTAATGTCAACCGTCATTGCGCATGCGTATGTAAAATTTCTCAATCTGGCCTCTTGAGGAAACATTAACTTTGTTGCGCCATTATTTTCTTGGATTTGTGGACGATAAATGTGAAAGTTTTCAAAAGTGATGAAAATTTCTAGTGCGTGTTTTCCCAACTTGGCGTCATAATCCTGCTCAGATGCAATGTGAACTGGATTAAACATTTCTATTGTTTTATTTATTTGATAACCTACAAAATTGTTATAAGACTCCAGCTGATGTCTTACCAATCTTTGCAAGTGTTGACCTTTAAAATAAGATTCAATAATACTCCATGGGGTTTCAATGTATTTATCCTTCTCCAAATCAAATGGAGAATCTAGTGTTTGAGAATCTAGCGACATGGTATTTGAACTCATTTTTGGGTTATTTATTATTTCAATTTGTTTTTATATTGTTTAAATATTAAAAGTTTAATAAACCAAACTAGTATTGCATAATTTTAACATTAATTATGCATTCAACAAATAATATAAATATAACTCTTTTTATTTATAGAATGCGACGGAGAACTTTTAAGAAACAAGATTATACAGAGTTTATTAAAACTATGGATGAAAAGTTCAACAATAATGGTTTTTTAAAAACGGAATCGCCCGAAAAAACAACAACAAAAGAGGATATTGATAAGTTAGTAGAAAATATTGATAAAAAATTTGATTCCGACTATTTCAATAAGTTTTCTTTTTACACAGTTGATAAAAAAACATATTTAGACCCAAACGCATTTGTATTTTATGTTAACCCGTCTACAAATAACCCCGGTCCTCCTATTAAAAGACAAACAACTGCAAAAACTTCTCCAAAACAATTGGGTAAATATTCTGCATCCCTTAATTACAACTCCACAATATCTCAATTAATGAAAGAAACTGCAGACAATATAAGAGAATCAAAAAAACCGACCAATCCTGATTCGCATTTGTCCGACGAAACTATTTTTTACAAACCTAATCCAAGAGCATGTGGAAGAATAGTTAAAACACCGGAACCTCGTCCTATTTTGAAACCATGTGTTCCTCCAGCAAAGCGAATTCCAAAAACAAAGGTAACAATAGAGGTTGAAATTCAGAACCTTGATGGTCTTATTAAACTTATTGAAGATTATCCACCAGACGAAACAAAGGAATATAATATTAATATGGAAGGGCTCCATAAAATTCACAGTTCTCTCGTAGATTTAAATAATATGGTTGGAATGAAAGAGTTGAAAGAAAATGTTGTAGACCAAATATTATATTACATACAAGACCTGAATAAGAGTGGAGATTTTATGCACACGGTTATTTATGGTCCTCCAGGAACTGGCAAAACGGAGATTGCAAAAATAATTGGGCAAATATTTAGCAAGCTGGGAATCCTTAAGAGAGGTGTTTTTAAAAAGGTAACGCGCAGCGATTTAGTAGCAGGATATCTTGGACAAACCGCAATCAAAACTCGGGATGTTATTAATGAGTGTTTGGGTGGTGTATTGTTCATAGACGAAGCATATGCTCTTGGAAATAATGAAAAAAAAGATAGTTTCTCCAAAGAGTGCATTGATACTTTGTGCGAAGCCTTAAGCAACCATAAAGAAGAGTTAATGGTTATTATTGCAGGATATGAAACAGAACTAAAAGAATGTTTTTTCAATTATAATCAAGGGCTAGACTCTAGGTTTACATGGAGATTTAAAACAGACGAATATAAGGGAGAAGAATTGCACAACATTTTTCTTAAGAAGATAAACGAAATTAAATGGGAAGTGGCAGATTGTGACGCATCCGAACAAAAAATTTCAAAAGCCTGGTTTGAAAAGAATTTAGACTATTTTAAATTTTTTGGAAGAGATATTGAGACATTGTTAGCCAAAACAAAAATTGTTCACGCTCGTCGCGTATTTTGTAAGCCTCAAACCGAAAAAATGAAAATAACCATGAAAGATTTAGAGAAAGGGTTTGATCTATACTTGAAAAATGATGAGGTTAAAAAGAGGAAAGAAAATGAAAGTTTAAAGAATATAATTAAAACAATGTATGTTTAGACAAGTGTGTTGTTTTTACGAAATTGTTTTTTTAAGCTAATATAGTTAAATGCTTAAAAAAACTATCAAAATCAATCCTGAGTTGTTTAATCTTGCGGACAAAACAAGAAAGAATCGGGAAAGAAAATCTAGACCATCTGTTCCTGTAGTGATAAAACCCAATTCTCTTAAAAAAGAATTGTTAAATAGAATTAAAGAACACAGAACGCGTGACATTGAAACTGGGGTGAAACATAGTTTTAGTGATGAATTCCATGATTCTATAAATTACTTATCTAGCTTGTCAAAAAAACACAAAGAAGACGCCGACCGAGAAAAGAAACGAGAAGCAATTGCCAATAGAACTGTTAAAAATTATCAATCTTATAATGCAACGCCTTCTCATTCAATGTCACAGTTTTATCAACACGCAACTCCAATGCAAATGCAAATGCCTATGGTAAATTTAGAATTACCAGAAGAATTACAAGAAACATATACTCCAGCTTTGATAGAACCAACCGTTGCACCAATAAAAATAAATACTTATATTCCTTCTTCTGATGTTCCGTATGGGTGTTTAAAAGGAGGAATAAAACCAACATTCCGATCATGGAATTCCACAAGAAAAAACTATGATTCACTAGAAAGCCCGAGTCAACCGCGTTTGCAAATTTCTATACCAGAAACACAATCACAATATATATCACAATATACATCACAATATACGCCGCAATCTACATCACAATCTACACCGCAATCTACATCACCATCTATATCGTCATTAACACAAGAACCAATAAATGAACGCGAGAGAAAATTAGAGTTGCTAAGAATGAAAATGCGAAAACAACAGGAAAGCCAACTACAAGTTCAAACACATCCAAATGTTATTACTCATCTTGAAATGAGAGAACCAGAAATAAATCTTCCACCACCCGACACTTCTTTATTAAATACAAACATAGAAGCATCAAACAAATTAAAACAAAACATTGACGAGTCAATTCCCCCACCCGAAAAGAAGTTTATTAAAAGAACTATTAAAAGAAAATACACGCTTGGAAAATCAAAAATATACAATACAGTCTCTATATTATTAAAAGATAACCACACAAGAAAAAATGTTTTAAACGCTCACAGGGAACTTAAACGCACCCCAATTAATGATATAAAAAAGTATTTAAAGACACGAGGTCTGGTGAAAGTTGGAAGTAATGCACCAAATGATGTTCTGCGAAAAACATACGAATCTGCCATTCTGGCTGGAGAAGTTTTAAATAAAAATAAAGAAACTCTTCTTCACAACTTTTTAAGCGATACTTCTAATTAAATTTCTACTATATTTATCTCCCAGTCCAAACTTTTATAATAGGCAAATGAAGCCAATTGTTTTTTTCATTGAAAGTTATTCCCCAATCACAGTAACTATGAATGTTTCCAAATAACGATTGTTTTTCACAGAGTTTTATTAATAAACATGAAAAAACTCGTTCAAATGCTTGTCGGTCAGTTCTATTTAAAATTAAATTCACAAGAAGATTTAAATTGTATTTTCTATTAAGAATCGTTAAATAATCATGAGTTATAACTGTCATTGCACCAAAACAACCTTTCCATAAAGTTTTGTTTTCATAAAAGTCTAACAACTCTTTATCATTAAATACATTAATCATATTTTTTTCTAGCAGTGAATCGTGTCTCTCATAACCGTGTTCAAATTCCCATAGCAATTTGTAATTGCAATTATCTGCAATATTAAAATCTATAAACGAATTTATAAACACTGAGTCATGAAGAACAACAGCAATGTCTGATATTTTGTATTGTAGATAATAAATATAAGGCAACAATTCTCCTCGCTTGTTATATTCACTATAAACAACAGTAGTTTTATATAATTTTATATTTGTTAGATATTCATGGTTACTATTATCATCTATTATTAATATGCTGTTTTCTGGATAGAATTTTCTAACACATTCATAACAATGTTGCCAATATTTATTAGTTTCTTCATCGTTAACATGCCTTAGTATTATAAAACCAATCGTTTTTTTAATAAACGTCATACAATATAAAAGTAATAATTTATTTTTGTTTAATATAAAATATACGATTAATATATTACGCCAATAAAATGGAAACAACAAAACATAAATTACCAGAAAATGTAAAAATATTTTTTAATGATTTGGGCAAATATCTAGACACTAAATTACTTTTCTATGGAAGCATACAACGACACGATTATTTCCCAGGGTCCAGTGACATTGATGTAGATGTTTTTACAGATAATGTTGGAAGCACTATATCAAGAATGCAACATTTTTTACATGTAAAAAAAAGTAGCTTCAAAAAAATTGTTTGGAGATTAAGTCACACCGGCCAAATGGTTTATGGATACAAAATTATGTATAAAAACCCAGATCTGAATCTTTCGGCCGAATTTTCCATTTACGAGAATAAATATAAAAAGGGTGTTTTAGAACAACACCTTAAAAAAACTGTTATTCCTTTTTATGCGACAATATTATTGTTTATTATTAAAAAACTTTATTACGACCTTCACATTCTTCCGGCCGAATCATATAGATATTTTAAAATGAAAATTTTGTCGTTATGTATTGGATTGCCCGACGAACAATTTTTAGTTCTCAATGTTAATAAATAATTTTGTAGCAGGGAACCCAGGTTTTCAGAAACCCGAAGGGTTTCCATACCCCGCTTGCCCCTCCTGAAAACACTTTTATAGAAATAATATAAATTTCATTATTATTTTGCTAATGAAATTTATTATTTTATATTAATAATTTTTACGCTAATTTATTTTGGGATATCAGTGGACATAGCTATAATTTTGTTTGAGTGTATCAAGTCCAAAAAGTAGTTATGTAAAATAAGATTAAAGAGAGAATAGCATTATAATACAGCATAGAATTTTTATGGCACTCATTAAAGACTATTTTGAAAAAACAAAAAACGGTGTAGAAGAATATGGCGAGAACACAATTGTTCTTATGCAAGTCGGAGCTTTTTTTGAAGTTTATGGAATGCGCAATCAAACAACTAAAAATATTACTGGAAGTCAAATTTTAGCGTTTTCAAGTATCTGTGATATGATTATCGCGGACAAACATGTTACTATTGGAAAAGAAGATATTGTTATGGCCGGATTTACAACTTATATGATTGATAAACATTTAAAAAAATTGGAAAACGCGGGGTTTACAGTAATTATCTACACACAAGATGAACAGGCCAAAAATACTACTAGAAGCTTAGAAGGAATTTATTCACCTGGTACATATTTTTCTGATTCAAATACCGAAATAACGAATAACATTATGTGCGTTTGGATTCATCTTGCTAATAAATTTAAATCAAGAGAGAAAGAAGTTCATATTGGCGCGGCAAATATTGACATTTATACTGGAAAAACTACCATTTTTCAATTTAATGAACTTTATATAGAGAGCCCGACAACTTTTGATGAATTGGAAAGATTTGTTTCTATTTATAATCCAAGTGAAGTAATTATTATTGGAAATATATCCGACAAAGAACTTAATTCAGCAATTAGTTATGCAAATATTCAATGCAAAACAATTCATAAAATTAGCACCATTGATACCACCGCCAAACAGACTGAAACTGTAAAACGAGCATTCAATTGTGAAAAACAGACATACCAAAAAGAAATTCTTGAAAAGTTTTTTACAATTACAGACTATGATATTTTCTCTCAAAATTTTTACCAAAATGTAATTGCAACTCAGGCGTTTTGTTATGTTCTTGATTTTATTTATCAACACAACCCAAATCTAGTGAATAAATTAGATGAACCTGAGTTTGACAATTGTGGCGAAAGGCTTGTCTTGGCAAATCATTCTTTGAAACAACTCAACATTATTGACGATGGTTCCTATAATGGAAAATTTTCATCAGTTGAAAAGTTGTTAAATTTATGCATAACTCCTATGGGAAAACGCCAATTCTCCCATATGCTGTTGAATCCAACAACCAACATTAATTATTTAAATGAAGAATACGAAATAACCGAACATATTATAAAACAATACAAACCCACGGTTGTTGATTCTTCTATTAAACATCGGCTCTTAATGATAAAAGATGTTGCAAAAATTAATAGACAAGTTATAATGAAAAAAATTTCTCCGCAAACTATTTATCAGCTTAATAACAATCTTAAGGTCATTAAAGACATGTATTCTGAATTGATAAAAGATCCGACTTTATATCAATATTTTAAGAATAAACTTAATAAGAAAAATGATGTGTGTTCTCAGCTTGTAACATCTTGCGATGAAATAATTGAATTCTTGGAGAAAAATTTAAATATGAAAATTTGCGAGAATATTGATAAGAGTCAACAATTTGATATAAATTTTATTAACCCTTTTGTTGATTCAGAATTAGATGAGAAGACGAATTTATTGTTTATTTCTTCCAATAAGCTTGAAACAATTCGGCAGTACTTTAATGAAAATATTATAAAATATGAAAAAAAGACTTCCAAAAAAGGAAGCAGCGATTATGTTAAAATGCATGAAACTGAAAAAAACAGTATTAGTCTAGTTGCAACAAAACGCAGATGTAACATATTAAAAGAGATTTTTAATAAATCAACGATATTGACATTAGATGAAAAGAAAAATGGCGTGTCATTGTCTTTTACATCCAATGAAGACACAAACGAGTTGTCAACATTTAAATTAAAAATTCACGAAAACATATTTTTCTCGCACCAAACAAGCGCAAATGACTTTATTACAAATCCTGATATTTCAGATTTGTGTTCATCCATATCATCGGTTAAAATACAGATGAAAGATTTAATTGCATCGGTTTATAATAATATTCTTAGTAAAATGACAGTTTTTCAAACACAAATGCATAATATTGTTGATGTTGTAACACTTATTGATGTTATTTTTACAAAAGTTTATATTGCAAGAACTTATAATTATTGCAAACCTGAAATTGTATTCAATTCTGAAAAATCTTTTATGGATGCTAAGGGATTGCGACATTGTTTGATTGAACATTTGCAGCAGAGTGAATTATATGTTACAAATGATGTTGAATTAGGTAATAATGATACTGATGGAATTTTACTATATGGCACCAATGCGGTTGGAAAAACTAGTCTAATAAGAGCTCTAGGCATAACAACAATTATGGCTCAAGCTGGTTTGTTTGTGCCATGTTCTCAATTTAAATTCTCACCCTACAAACACATTTTTACTAGAATCTTGGGAAACGATAACATGTTCAAAAATATGTCAACTTTTGCCGTTGAAATGTATGAATTGCGAACTATTTTACGGTTAGCGGATGAAAAAAGTCTTGTTTTGGGAGATGAATTATGCTCTGGAACTGAAAGTATTTCGGCAACCAGCATTTTTGTATCTGGAATTCAACATTTGCAAAACAAAAAGAGCAGTTTTATTTTTGCAACACATTTACACGAAATTGTAAATTATGAGGAAATTACTAGTTTAAAAACAGTTGTTATGAAACACATGGCTGTATTTTATGACAGGGAGAAAGATTTGTTGATATATGATAGAAAAATTAAGGACGGGCCTGGAGATAATATGTATGGCCTTGAGGTTTGTAAATCTCTCAATTTGCCAAAGGAATTTATTGAATCTGCGAATAATATTAGAATGAAATATCACCCAGAATCTGCAAGCATTCTTTCTTTAAAGACATCTCACTTTAATTCAAAAAAGATTGTTGGTATTTGTGAAATGTGCAACCTTGAACCTGGAAAAGAAGTTCATCATTTGCAACATCAAAAAATTGCAAATGAAAATGGATTTATAGAAACGCAGACCGCATCATTTCATAAAAATCATCCGGCCAATTTGCTAACCTTGTGCGAAAAGTGTCACGATAAAATACACAAAGGGAAGGATAAAAAGATGCATAAAAAAGTAAAAACTTCCAAAGGAATTGAGATAAACAATATTACAATAAACATTTAAACTCAATCAACTTTTCAACAAAAAAATAGAAATAAAAATAAAAATAATATTATATTTCATGAAGGTAAATCACACGCACATTAATTATTGCTGCTTAACATTTTTGGTTCTTATAACATTTGTTTTAGCATATAATATGTATAATAAAACTGTAGAAGGGTTAGAAAGTGACATATCTGATCCAGCAGTTAGTTTTTGCAAAGCTTTTGAAGGAAAAAGTGCTCAATTAGAAACCGCATGCGGTGGTTTAACAACAGATAATTGCAAAAATAGCAACTGTTGTGTATGGGTTAATGGAAATAAATGCTCTGCTGGTGGAGTAACTGGTCCAACTTATAAAACAGATGCAAGCGGAAACCCTGTAAAAGTTGACAACTTCCATTACATGAATAAATGTTATGGCTCAAACTGCCCCAACTAAAATTAATTTTTTATTATTTCTCAGAATAATATATAATGCACAAACTTACAAGAAGCAGAAAATATAAGAAAAGTGTTTCAAAGAAAAATAAAACAAGAAAGACCAAAACAAGAAAGACCAAAACAAGAAGAACAAAGAAGACCCGCGCGGCAAACAGAAGAAAACTTCGCGGAGGAATGAACCATTTAGGTGAAGTTTTTTTGGAACTAGTTAAAAATAAAAAAATTTACAAAGAAGAAGGCATGAAACATGATGCACAATCAAAACAATACGAAGAAGCTGGGTGGAAGATTGAAGATCTTACAGAAGAACTTAAAACAGCGATAAATGATCCGGTTAAATTTGATAAAGTTATGGCACTTTTAGATGAGTATGAATATACAAGAGGAGAGTATGAAAATGAATTAAAAGAAAATAATGCGAGGGAGAATAAAGACAATCAGGGCGAATACTGGGCTCAAAATGAATATGCAAAACTTATTGTTGAGTTGCGCGATGACTATGGTATAGATATTGATTACTAAAAATAATATAATAAAATAAATATATCATTTTATTATAAGAATGCCTTATAATCAAATATTACAAATTAGTCAACCACAATTAGGAAGCCCCACATCTATTGCATTAATTCCCGGAGGAAGAAATCACCTTGTAGCTGGCTTCACAGGTGGTGCAATTGTGCTATTTGATAGTACAAATGGGAATGTATTAAGAAGCGACAACAGAGAAGACGCGCAATCTACAATAAATTCGGTTGCTTGGAGTCCCAATGGCGCTCAAATTGCGACAGGAAGCACAGATGGAAATGTTCAAATATGGAACGCCGAAACATTACAACTTGTAAGAACAATTGGAGCTGACAATTTGAGCATAAGGTCTGTTGCATGGAGCCCTGATAGCACAAGAGTTGTATCTGGATCTGGCGATGGACACACTGTTATATGGAATGCTGCCGATGGAGAAGAAATAAGAACTCTTGGCGAAGAAACTGAAGACCATATAAGCGAAGAGCCAGAAGCGGGTATTTTGGTCGTTGCTTGGAGACCTAATGGGCAAGACATTGAAACCAGTGCGGAAAATGGAACAACTTATGCTTGGGGAGTTAATGAACCGCCTGGAGAAGAGTTGTTATCATATAACGGTAATGTTTATGAGCCTGACATAATGTCAATTGCTTATAATACCGATGGATCTCGCATTGCAAAAGGCGATATTGATGGAGGGTTGTTTTCTCAAAACCCTGAAACTGGACTTGACCATATTAATATGGTTGGGCACATCGCGTCTGTTAATTCACTTTGCTGGAGTCGCGATAATAGCATCATTGTTTCCGGTTCCTCGGATAACACTGTCCGCATTTGGAACGCCGCAACAGGGGAAAATTTGGAGGTGTTGTCGGGTCATACAAATTGGGTTACATCTGTCGCTATAAGTCCTGACAATATTTATATTTTTTCAGCAAGTCGCGACAGAACCATAAAAGTCTGGGAAAATACTAGAATTGTTGCAAGCAAAACTGTTAATAAAATGTTAACAAATAGAGTAATTAGTAATGCATTAGACCAGGGTTTAATAAGACAACCAGGATATTTTGGGCCAACTGATCCCGGAGGCCAAGAATATCAAAGGGCTGAAAAAAGATGGATGGATCAAGGCGGTTTAAAAGGTGGCAGAAAATGCAAATCCAACAAGAAAAAACTAATAAATAAGAAAAATATGAAAACTATCAAGAAAAAGAAAACAAACAAAAGGGGAATGAATAAAAATAAAACTAAAAGTAAAAATAAAACCAAAAGAAATAAAAATTGATTTGATAAAAGGACCTAAATAAATTATAACACTCTAGTATAAGGAATGATTATCCCAATTAAGTGCTTTACATGTGGAAATGTTATTGCTGATAAATATCGTTATTATTTGGAAGAGGTTAGAAAGAGAAAGTTGGCAAAGGATATGGATGTTGACAAGGTCGTTTATCTAACAAAAGAATTTAGTGAAAAAACTCCAGAGGGAGAAGTATTGGATGAACTCGCTCTTAGAAAGATGTGTTGTCGCAGACATATGTTGACCCATGTTGATATTGAATAATTTCTTTAGCTAATATATATGAGAAAAACAATGAAAAGAACGCAAAAATTATGGAATATGAAAGGTTGTTCTAAGTCTAAGAAAAATTTAGGTGGAAAAAGTAAAAAGCAAGGTGGGTGCTGGTGGAAAAATAAGGGAGGCAGTCGCGTTTGCAAGAAATGTGGCCCCGGTTGCAGATGTGGACCTAAGTGCAACTGCGGACATAAATGCCCAGGAAATTGCTATTTAAAGAGTAAAAGAACTAGAAAGCAAAGAGGTGGAAATTGCGGATGCGGCCTACAAATGGGAGGAGGGTGCGGATGCGGCCTACAAATGGGAGGAGGGTATGGCCTACAAATGGGAGGATGTGGCTCTTGTTTAGGAGGAGGCGTTCAAATGGGGGGTAGTCTTCAAACCGGCGGTGGAATTAACAATAGTGGCACTCCATTAGTTGGATCTCCTTGGACGCCAAAGATTAATGACTGGCCCGGCGTTGCAGGAAAAGACGGACAAACAAATTATTACTCTGACAACAAATATTTAGTAGACCCGCAACGAACTATGATTTCTGAAAGAGACCAACAAACATACATGGCCGGCGGTTCAAGAAAAAAGAGAGCCGGTGGAATCGTTCCACAGGATTTGGTAAATTTAGGAAGAAGCATGGTTTATGGATTAGGAAGCGCTTATAATACATTAAATGGTTATTCAGCACCAGCGTCTCCCTTACCTTATAAAGACCAACTTGTAAACACGCCCTCTGTAAAAGCTTTAGGGTATTAATTTTTTTCTAATATTATAACATAATGGCGTTCCCAAAGTCACTTAAAGAGTTGTGCACCCCTGCGTTTGTGTATTTTGTTCTCTCTGTTATTGGAATCATTGGTTCAGTTATCCAGAACATGGGAAACAAGAATGTTTACAAGATGGGTATGTTCTCTGCCCGCGTTCCCAGCACACTTCTTGTGTTTTTAGTTAAGATTGTTTACATCTTATTCTGGACATGGATTTTGAACTTGATTTGCAAGGACGGTCACACTGGAATTGCTTGGTTCTTAGTTCTTATTCCTTTTATCCTTTTATTTGTTATCATGGGCTTAGTCATGGTGAACCCTAGCATGTTGGAAGGAATGGTGGCGGATATGAAAAAAGGTGTTAAAAAGGCTTAAAATAAGATCATGTTAAATTAAAAATATATAATTATTATATTATGAGTAATAAAATAATTAAAAACGGAATTTCATACGAAAAAAATGGATGGATGTATATTTCAGTAAAAGGTTCCCCGAGAGAAAGAGGATACGCTTATGGGTTTTTTTGTGCACAGGAATTCAAAAAAATACAAGAAATGTTAAAGTTTTCTTGCTGGAATGATTTTGGAGAGACTTGGGATTTTTTTATTCAAGCAACCAAGGAACACTTTGAGGAAAAGATTAAGAAGCATTTTCCTGAGTTGTACGAGGAAATTGAAGGAATTGCCGAAGGATGTAATGCCGGAGGAACGAAAACAACGGCAACCGAAATTTTAGCTTGGAATAACTCTTTTACCTTATTTGACTCTTGGTATGGCTCGCAACAAAAATCGTCTGGTGGTCCAGGTGGGAGAGAAGGTGGTGCCGCCGATCACTGCAGTGCATTTATTGCCGTCGGAGATTGGACAGAAGACGGTAAAATCGTGGTAGCTCATAATAGTTTTGCCAATTTCTTAGATGGACAATACATGAGAGTAATATTAGATTTAAACCCTACAAAAGGACATAGATTTGTTATGCAATGCTGTGCTTGCTGGATTTGGAGTGGAACTGATTTTTTTGTAACATCTGCAGGAATTATTGGAACAGAAACTACCATTGGAGGTTTCCATGCCTATGAAAATAACTATCCAATTGGATTCCGAATCCGCAAAGCTATGCAATACGGCGACACTATGGACGATTATGTTAAAATACTTTTAGATGGAAATTCTGGCGATTATGCCAACTCTTGGTTATTTGGTGATACCAAAACAAATGAAATCTTGCGCATTGAATTGGGTCTTAAATATTACAATGTAGAGAGAACAAAAAATGGTTTTTTTATTGGCTTTAATGCCGCTTATGACCCTCAAATTCGCAATAAAGAATGCTCTGACACTGGATTTGATGACACCAGAAGACATCAAGGAGCTCGTCGTGTTCGTCTCGCGGATTTAATGGATGAACACAAAGGCAAGTTAAATATTAACCTTGCCATGAAATTAATTGCCGACCATCATGATGTTTACTTGGATAAAGAAAACCCTTGCTCTAGAACAGTTTGCGCCCACTACGATTTAGATGCGCGCGAATACATGTCCGATCCTTCAAGACCCAAACCTCATCAACCCAGAGGCGCGCTTGATGGATGTGCCGGTGATTCCAAATTAACAGAAAATATGGCGTTCATGGCCAGATATGGAAATTCTTGCGGAACCCCATTTATCGTAAATGATTTTTGCAATAAACGCAGACAATGGAATTATTTGAAACCATTTTTATTCGATAGACCTACTCAACCTTGGACAATGTTTACAACAACAAAATCTTACAAAAAAAATAAAACTATAAAACTTAGGGGAAAAACAGTGAAAAATATATCAAGAAGTCAAAAATAGCATAAATTGGCAGAGGAACCCAGGTTTTCAGAACCCCCGCTTACCCCCTTCTGAAAAAACTTTTATAGAAATAACATAAATCTCATTCTTATTTTTATAATGAAATTTATTATTTTACATTAATTATTGTTACGCTGATTTATTTTGGATCTGGAAGTCTACATATGGACCTGCGAAAATCGCTTATATAAATCTAAATATTTTTAGACCTTTTCTTACGCATTTGTTGCCATCTACTTTTGAAAATTTTTTAAATGAGAAATCATGTAATTTTACTGCAATACTATAATATCAATTATTCTACTATTAAAAATGGGATACTTATTAATATCGTCTACATACTTTCTTGATAATAAAAAAATCCACGATGAAAAATGTGAATACGATGAATAACCCATTAAGTTGCAATATTTTGACATAAAAATTAAATCTGCTACGGACTCTAATACATCATTATATTTTCTATCTACGTCTAATTTATTGTATTCCATTATTTCATTTTTATTTTTTACAATATCTATTTTTTTATTTATTTTATCAATTTCATTTTTATAACCATTCATTTCCAATATTTTTAATAGATCTCCATTTCTAAAATGTATTATATTTTTGTCAATTCCATATTTTTGGATTTTATCATTGACTATCTCATGAATAGCTGGTTTAAATATGAACGAATTAAATATATTTATGCAATATTTTTTGGTAACAAATTCAAATATATTGAATGATACAGACACTATACATTTATGATTTTTCCATTCATCATTTTTATCCCATCTAGTTCTTTCATTTACATCAGTCGACGCCCATAATTCTATATTTCTATATTCTGGAAAAATATTATCGTAATATTCATCCGATGATAATAACCATTTATATTGCGTTATATCAATTATATCTTCTATACCTATATTGCAATGATTATTTTTTCTCCAATCTAGATATATTTTTGATTGTGGATATTTATCATGAATGTAAAACATATTCATTATATTACATAATCTATTTCCAAAACCATTCATACATCTAAATACAAAATGTTGATCATTCATTATATATTATATATTATAAATATATTTACATCACTCTCGCAAAGAGATAAAAGATAAAAGATAAAAATAAATAAATTTATTTGTAAAACATCAAAATAGAAAAAATAGCCACTGACCAAAATAATACTATTTATTATTGCAAATAATATTATAAAAAAATAAGACTATTTATATATTATATACGATGACGATGGAATCAATATCATGGAAACTAATTGACAAATATTTTAAAGATAACCCATACAACTTAGTTGCACATCATTTAGAATCTTATAATGACTTTTTTGATAATGGAATCAACCGAGTTTTTCGCGAAAACAATCCAATCAGATTTATTGAGAGAGAAGAAGATGCCGAAAAAAAAGGAGAAGAGGCTCGCAATCAATGTTTATTATATTTAGGTGGAAAAGAAGGGAAAAAAATATACTTTGGAAAACCCATAATATACGACGACAACAATGCTCATTATATGTATCCCAATGACGCCAGGTTGAGAAATATGACTTATGGAATAACCATTCATTATGATGTTGAAATTGAGTTTATATATTATGAAGGAGGAGAGAAAAAGGAAAAGACGGATACATTGGAGCAAATATATCTAGGTCGCTTTCCTATTATGCTTCAATCAAAGTTGTGCATTTTAAAATCATTAGCAAAGGATGTCAGGTTTAACATGGGTGAGTGCAGAAATGACTATGGTGGCTATTTTATTATTGATGGCAAAGAAAAATCCATTGTTTGCCAAGAAAAATTCGCAGATAACATGCTTTATATTCGTGCAAATAAACCAGACGAAACGTATAGCCACTCTGCTGAGATAAGGTCCGTTTCAGAAGACGCATCAAAACCAGTTCGCACTATGGCTGTTAAAATTGTCGCACCAAGCACAACCTTATCAAATAACCAAATTGTTGTTCTAGTTCCAAATGTTAGAAAACCCGTTCCTCTATTTATTTTAATGAGAGCATTAGGCATCGTATCAGATAAAAGCATTATTGAAACTTGTTTGTTAGATTTGGAAAAAAATGAATCTTACATTGATTTATTTATACCATCTGTTCATGATGCAAATAAAATATTCAACCAGGAAACTGCACTCAGATACATTGCATCTTTTACAAAACGCAGAACGATTACTGGTACCTTGGATATCTTAATGAATTATTTTTTGCCTCATATTGGCGAACAAAACTTTTTAGAGAAGGCTTATTATGTTGGCTATATGGTAAATCGCATGTTGAGAGTATTTACAAAAGAAGATAAACCTACAGACCGCGACAACTTTCGCTTTAAACGCGTTGAACTTTCCGGTTCTCTCATTTATGACCTTTTCAGAGAATATTATTTGATTCAAAAGAGAGATATTTCATTGAAGATTGATAAAGAACACTACTTTCACAAGGGAAAATATGAAGGTGAAGCGTTCCTCAAGTTGATTGATAACAATGTTGGTCTTTTTTTCAAAGAGAGACTTATTGAAACTGGTTTTAGAAAAGCATTTAAAGGAAACTGGGGTTCTGAAGAACATACAAAACGGGTTGGTGTCGTACAAGATTTAAACCGGTTGTCTTGGAATACTTTTATCTCTCAACTTCGCAAGTTTAATCTTCCATTAGATGCAAGCGCAAAGGTTGTTGGGCCTCGGTTATTACACTCTAGTCAATGGGGTTATATTGATCCTGTTGACACACCCGATGGTGGCAATATTGGCTTACACAAACATATGGCTATTAGCACTTTTGTAACAAGTGGAGCATCATCTGTACCAATGATTAAATGGATGAGAGCTAAAACAACCATGCGCATTTTACAAGAATGCACACCCAAACTTCTTGGAAATTCAACCAAAATTTTTGTAAATGGCGTTTGGATTGGTGCTATTGATAATCCAATTGAAACTGTAGCAACAATTAAAATGTTCAGGAGAAACGGTCTTATTCCTGCATTTACAAGCGTGTCTTTTAATTATGAAAATAATGAAATTTTTATTTACACCGATTCTGGAAGACTTAGCAGACCCATTTATTATATTGACTCAAAAACTAATAAAATTAGTTATGACAGACCTGAAATTATTGACTTAATTAATAGTAATAATTATACATGGGAGCAAGCTGTTAGCGGATTTCATAAAAAAGCTGTTGAAAAATTCAGTATCAAAAGAAATATTATTTATGACATTGACGAACTGTATCCTGATTTAAAAAATCTAGAATCCATTGAAAAAGAATTTGAGAAAGATAAATCGGCCATTGAATATGTGGACACTTCTGAAGAAGAAGGACTCTTTATTGCAACAAATAAAGACGATTTAAAAAAGAACAAATATTATACACATGTTGAAATTGATCCTTCTCTCATCTTAGGTGTAATGGGAAATCTAATCATCTATCCTGAAAATAATCCACTTCCTCGCAATTCTTTCTCATGTGGTCAAAGTAAACAAGCGGTTTCCGTTTATCATTCAAACTTTCAATCCCGTATTGATAAAATGGGTGTTATCTTAAATTCTGGTCAAATTCCTTTGCTCAAGTCCAAGTATTTGGAATACATTAACAACGAGGAAATGCCATATGGTGTTAATGCAATTGTTGCAATTATGTCATATACGGGTTATAACGTAGAAGACGCGATTTTGATTAATGCGGGCTCTGTGGCTCGTGGAATTTTCAGAACAACTTATTATTCTATGTATGAAGCAAGAGAGGAAAGCTCTAAAATATCTGGTTCAATGACAAACTCTTATTTTGCTGATGTTCAGTCCAAAAATGTCACTGGATTAAAAGCCGGATTTGATTACAGTCATCTTGATAAATATGGATTAATAAAAGAAGACACCCCTTTAAATGATAAAATGGTTGTTATTGGAAAAGTAACTTCAAATTCTCTTGATTCAGATGTGGTTATTGATTCTTCTGTTTTCCCAAAGAAGGGTCAACTTGGGTTTGTAGATAAATCATTTATTACAGAAGGCGAGGAGGGCACGCGTATTGCCAAAGTCCGAATTCGTGAAGAGAGAATCCCTGCGATTGGTGATAAAATGGCGAGTCGCGCTGGACAAAAGGGAACACTTGGATTAATTATTCCAGAAGAAGACATGCCCTTTACTAGCGATGGTATAAAACCAGATTTAATTATTAACCCTCACGCTCTTCCATCTCGTATGACGATTGGTCAATTGGTTGAATCATTGTTTGGAAAAGCGTGCACGGCGTATGGTGGATTTGGTGATTGCACTGCATTTCAAACAAAAGGTCCCCACACAAAAGTATATGGATCTATGTTGGTAAATGCTGGATTTCACTCCTCTGGAAATCAAGTATTGTATAATGGTATGACTGGAGAACAAATATACTCGGACATTTATATTGGTCCAACTTATTACATGCGTTTGAAACACATGGTAAAGGATAAGATTAACTATCGTGCCAGAGGTCCTAACACAATGCTTACAAGACAACCGGTTCAAGGCCGCGCGAATGATGGTGGTCTTCGCATCGGAGAAATGGAACGCGACGGTATATTAGCTCACGGCGCCTCTGCATTTTTAAATGAATCTTTTATGATTCGTGGTGATGAATATTATATGGCAGTCTGCAATAAAACGGGTGGAATAGCCATATACAATGAATCATTGAATCTATTTTTGAGCCCATTTGCCGATGGCCCGATTAAATTTAATGCAACACTTGATGGAAAACTTAATATTCAAAATATTAGCAGATTTGGAAGAGATTTCAGCATTGTTCGTGTGCCTTATGCTTTGAAATTGTTAATGCATGAATTACAAACAATGAATATTCAAATGCGAATTATAACAGAAGATAATATTGACCAAGTTATGAACATGTCTTACTCTGACAACATAAGCAAATTATTAAAAACTGGAAATTACAAAGACCTTCCTAATTTGTATAATAAATATAGAGGTAAGATTACTGAACAACAGCGTGAGAAAATGGTCCGCACGAGAACACCCACATCAGAGTCAGATAGCAGTATTCCTTACGCAGATGGAAGTCCCGCATATGACCCGAATGCTAGTCCAGCATATGAACCTAATGATAATGACGCAAACTATTCGCCACATACTCCAGAAGAAGCACTCCCTCGTTTTGACCCACATTCACCAGATGAACCTCCTCTTGCAGCTGCTATTGAAGGAATTAAAATTGCAAACGAAGAGGTAAAAACAGAATTTGATGCTTTGCCAGAGAGAGACAAAATAATGTTAATGAAGATGGCTGCAGAACAAAGAGCTAAGAAAAATAAAGAGGGAGAAGAAAAAGAAGAAGTTAAATCTGATCTTCAAACAAAACCACAACTGGGTGGAAGTTCATCAACCGAACAAATTACATCAATTTTAAGAGTAGAAGAAGAAAAACCTGAATCTGAATCTGAATCATTATTAGAATCATCAACGGATTCCTCTTCCTCTTCATCCGGTAGTTCAGGATCAGAAACAAAATCGGTCAGTTTTGATACTGGGTCATCAGACGGTGTAAAACAAATAATGCTTTAATTCTTATAAAAGCGCGTTTATAATTTGTATTGTAAATTATAAACAGGCATTTTACAAATAAATAAAAAAATTGAATTAGAATGAAAATGTTAATGTATACTATAAATATAATGGCGACACAGAACTCAAGTGGTGTAGTTTCATCAGTATATAAATCTAGAAAAACTATTTTAGAATTGATGAAAAAGCAAAACTACAATGTTGAAGAATATGAAAATTTTAGCGTGAATGAAGTTAATACAATGCTGCAAAACAAGCAACTTGACATGCTTTTAGAAAAGAGTGTTGAAGACCCGAACACAAAGCGTAAGAATAAGATTTACATTAGATATTATTTAGCAAAAACATTGAGACCTCAAAATGTTCAAGAAATGATTGACGACTTATTTAATTTAGAAGAAATTTTAACAAAAGACGACACTTTAATGATTATTACTAAGGATGATTTAAATGAAACACTTACAAATTTGCTCAAGCATATTTGGGAGCAAGATGAAATTTTGATTGTTGTGCAAAGCATTAAACGACTACAATTCAACATTTTGGACCATGTTTTAGTTCCACCTCATAGAGTTTTATCCAAAGATGAGGTTGAAGTAATTAAAACAAAATACAATATCATGGATGACACACAGTTTCCAGATATTTCAAGATTTGATCCAGTTGCACAGATTATTGGAATTCGTCCTGGACAAGTTTGCGAAATTATTCGTCCTAGCAAAACTGCTATAAGTGCATATTATTACAGAATTTGTGTGTAACTACTTATTAATTTTGTCTAACCGTATATATAATGTCAACATATGAAGATTCTGTTTTAACTAAATTGCAAACTAACACACAAAAATTTTACTCCGCTTTAGATGATTTTTCTAGTTCATATTTAAACTATAAACTGCATCCAGATTACACGGAATATAAACAAATTTATATTAATTCAAAAGGAATAATTGAATCATTGCAGGCAGAATTATTTATATCAACAAATGATGTTGAAAAAAATATAGGAGAATTAAACAAACTAATTTCTAGTTTAAACAATAAATTAACGACCGAAAAGGAAAAAAATGCCAAATTGACCAAAGAATTAGTTGCAGTAAGCGCAGATTCAAATGGTTCTGGCTTACTTGCATTACAATCAAAGACTCTTTACACAGAAAAATATATTTACAATATTACATTATTTGTTGGAATTTGTCTTCTTTTTTACACAGTCTTTAAGGTATATTCAAAAAACACACAACAAATGCCGAAAACTTTATAATACTTTTTCTATTCGCATTAAAATAGAAAATGTATGACGCCTTTTACAGAATGCATAAAGCTTATCATTCAAAATATTCTTATAACCCAAGTTTAATTATTGGAAATAAAAATTTAAAAAATACTGCTTTAATGAAATATGCAAATGAAAGCTTAAAAAAATCTATAAGAAAAATACAAGATAGGTATAACAAGGATACAAATTATAAATTAAAAAAAAACATAAATCGCGAGTTAACTAGGATGAACCATGTTAACAGCGACGCGCATTTCATTTTAGATGTAACCATTTTTTCTGGAATATGTCTTGGCTTATTGTCAACGTATTTAGTGAATTATTTTATGAATAGATAATAGATAACAGACAATATATATCAGACAATATATATCAGACAATATATATCAGACAATAGATATAAAACTCATTGTTTTCTTTTATTATTATATATAAATAATGACGACTGCCGTAAACCTTAATTCGGATATTTTACAATTAAAAACATTAGAGGTTCAATATAATACAAAATTAACAGAGTATGAATCAGCGTTTGCATCATATATTACAACAATGAAATCACAACCCAATTCAAACAGTTATGTTGTTCTACCTGGAAAATCATTCATGGGAACGGCTAGCGTTTCTGATAATACAAATAGCACTTCTTCTCAATGTCAAGCGTTATGTAGTTCAAATAAAGAGTGCACTGGTGCAACATTTAATTCAATTTCTGGAGTGTGCAAATTAAGAAAAGGAGATGGTCCCATTTCTTCTAGCGCGTCAAGTGATATTGCAATTGTTACAAAATCAAAAGAACAATTGGATAATTTAGAAAAAATAAACGCACAACTAATATCCATTAACGAGGAAATGATCTCTATTAATAGACGAATAAAACCGTCAGTAAATGAAAATGATTCAAGTCTAGTAACAAATAATACAGTTTTAATTAAAAACAATGCAGAATTGCTAACAGAACAAGCAAAGATAAAAAATTTGTTGAACGAATTTAATGATATAGAACAAAATTATAACAATCAAACATTAAATGTTGATAAAAATAATGCAAGATATTACATGTGGTTAATTATCATGATAGTAGCATTAATATTAACTAGCAAATTTTTATTTTTTCCAGAAGCAAGGGGAGATGTTTTTAGCATTATTTTGTGGTCAACTATTATAATTTGTATCATAATCGCTACACTTCATCTAAATAATCCTGCCGCATATGCAATATGGATTTCATTGATATTTTTAGTATTAATGATGAAAGCCAAACTTATTCCTTCTATTTAATGCGCAAATTACATTTACTATAAATATTTTAGTATTTATTTATATTAATGACAAGCAACACTGAAAACTATATATCAGAAACTTTAAAACAAGGCGAAAGATTTAAAAAATATCAAAGCAAAATAGTTCAAAGTCAAGAAAAGGATATTAAAAATCTAATGGAAGGATTTGAAACAAATTCAAACGCAATATCTCGGTCAACGCGATTAGAAAATACAGCAGCAAATGTTCAAGATTATGCGATGATACTTAACCAATATCAAACAAATTTTGCGAGTACTTTAGAAAGATATAAAACTGCTAAAGCGCAATTAATGACTACTACTAAAAATTTTATTAAGAATAATCAAACGGCTGCATCAGGATCAATAGAAAATAAAAATATTTTTGTAAGCCAAGTTACAAGTAACCCAAGTTCCGAATATGTTGGCGCGTATAAAGATAATGTGGGATCTCCTGCAATAAATCCTAAAATGAGTGGTCAATATACATACGATGAATGTCAACTAGCAGCTATAAATAATGGTAAACAATTTTTTGCATTAAGCAATTCAAATTCTACTACTCAAAAAGCTTCATGTGCATTAACAAATGATTTAAGTTCGGCTGAAAAATATGGTTCCGCCGGTTCTAATTGTCAGCAAGGAAGTGATGGATTTTTATATGGAGGAAAATCTACAAATGCGCTCTATCAGGTTCCCGACACAGAATTTGTTGGAAATTACGGAGACAATCCCAATCGTGCTATGCCAACATTTGCAAATGGTGGAAGCCGAACTTATACATATGATACATGTAAACAAGCTGCAAAAAATGGTGGATTCAAATTTTTCGGACTTCAATGGTATAGTGGTGGAAATAACGGGTACGCACAATGTTCTTTAAGTAATGATTTTTCTCAGGCAACTAAATATGGACAAAGTGGTAGTAGATCTGTAAATGGACAAGGAAAAGTTGTTGGCGGAGGCTGGGCAAACGCAATTTATCAAGTTCAAGCGAGTGACAATAATACATTTATTGGTTGCTATAAAGACAATGAATCGTCTCCATCAATGAATCTTGTTGCAAGTAACGCAACAGCCGCATCTTGTCAACAAGCAGCAATTACGAGAGGAAATAAATATTTTGCATTGCAGGGTGGTAGCCAGGGAAGTTCCAAATGTTTTGTAAGCAATAGTTTATCCGAATCAACCAAATATGGTATATCTAACCCTACAGATAAATTTTCAGATAACAAAAATTATGGAAATGTTGATGTTAATGCTATTTACAAAGTTACATCAAAAGGATATTATGAAAATTTGGGAAAAATGGGTTATGTTGACAACACTGGGCTATTAACCGAATATCCAAAACCTATGATTCAAATGGTTAATGGAGTTCCATCCATTGTTAATTCTAATGAAAGTTGTAGCAAAGATTATGTGTCCGTTGATAGTAATGTTTGGCAAAATCAAAAGAAATCTTCAAATATGATGACTCCTTCTACAAAGTGTGGGCTATCAAGCGCAATTCAAGCAGATAAAGCTAGCGTGGCTGAATTAGGAGATCAACTAAATGCAATGTCTGCAAATATTGTTTCATTAATTAAATATTTAGAAACTCTAGATGACGTGGTTATTAAACAGATGGGACTCAACAAAGAAACTTTGAATTCTATGTTGGCAAAGCATGCTATATACAATTCTAAATTCACTCAATATACAAACACAGACATTAATAACTACGATACTATTATGGAAGATAGAAAAATAGTCACAGCTCAGCAAAATTTTAACTACATATTGTGGTCTGGTGTAACAATAGTGATTCTTATTATAGCTTTACAAGTAATTAAACGAACCAGTACATAAATAACAGAAAAATTATATATATTATCTTAATATATTCTATATATAATGCCAAATCAATTAGAAGACCAAACTACTGAAATTGTTGCAGATATTCAAAATCTTCAAAGTATAGAAACTGATTTATTTAAAACTTTAGAAGCCGGTATAGCAAACAAATCACTTACGCAAGACCAGCAGACCAAGCTTGTTGATCAAATTAATAATGTATCTAGTATGCGAGATAGTTTATTTAAAACATTGAACAATGCGCAACAGTACTATAGAGGAACTGTTTCTAGCGTTGGAAATATAATTGGTCACCAAATAAATGCTATTGATGTTGTTGAAAACCAATTAAACGAATCTAAGAAACGCTTGAAGATTATTGAAGAAGAAAAAAATAATAAATTAAGACTTGTTGAAATTAACGCGTATTATGGGGAAAAATATGCAACTCACACAGAAATAATGAAAACCATTGTTTTCTTTTGCATTCCAATTATTATTTTGGCTCTTTTAGCAAATGCTAATATTTTACCTCACTCCGTTTATGTATTTTTATTTATAATTATTCTAGTTATCGCTGTTGTTGTTATTTGGACAAAAATTTTGGAAGCAATGTCACATGACAATATGAACTATCAAGAATATGTTTGGGGAAAAGAGCCGCCAGAAAATCCTGAGGTTAACACGGATGACACATCTGGCTGGATTGACCCGTGGAAGGGTATTGGTTTAACATGCGTCGCGCAAGAATGTTGTGACACTGGTTATACATATGTTCCATCACCAACTAACAAATGCATACCTAATGACAAATTGCCAACTGGAGTCAATCCATATAATCCAACAAAAGCACAAAGCGTTTCATCGTCTAATGCTTCAACTGTGCCAGGGATTGGCTCGTTAGATTTTCTTGGCGGAAGTTATACAGATTTTTCTTCAGCTGCACAATCGCGCGCTAGTCAAAGCGTCGCTTCTGTTTACGACGAATTATCAAACCTGTAGTTAAAATTTTTTAATTTTGAATTTAAATTTAGTCCGTATATTATATTAGTTTTTAATAATAATATAATATAACAACAATGCCAGAAGGTCAACTCGCAATATCACAAATTAATGACATGATATCTAACTCGGCCGCACAATTAACATGTGGTCCTGATTGTCAAAAAGCAAGATATTCTGAAGAACTAAAACAAAAGTTTTTAGATGCACAGGCCAACGTAAATGCGGCCCCAGCAAAATTAGATGCCGCAGCAAAAGAGTACTATACTTATACACAAGGAGCTAATGGATATAATAGATATCTTTCCGGACAGGTATCTTCCGAGGCAAAAGATTTAACATCTAGCGCAAGCTCAACATTTTCAAGCGCGTCTGATAAATTGTTAGCTTTGACAAAAACATACAACGAATTAAACGCTACATATGTTAACTCAATTGATCTGTATAAAAAGTATTTAATTGAAAATAGCGTTTTACAAGGGAAAATAGATGCCATAAGTACAGACACAGTTACAAGTGATAGAAAATCTTTTTACGAAGGACAGGGACTAGATAATTTAAACAATTGGTATATATTATTAAAATGGATATACATATTTCTTATTGTTGTCTATGTCTTTGGCATGATTTTAGCTGGAAGCAATTATAGTTTTTTAACAAAGTTTTTTATATTGGTTGCGTTTATAATATACCCATTTGTTATAGTTTTTGTTATTTCATTATTATACGAAGGATTTCTAAGATTTCTTAGCTTATTTCCAAAAAATGCTTACACAACAATAGTGTAAAATATACACAAGAGTAAAACTATAAAATATACAAAAAAATAAAAATTATTTGTATATTTTGCGTTCTTTTTATTTATTTTATTTTTGTTATTTGTTTTCTTTTTGTTATTTGTTTTTATTATTTGTTTGTTTTTATTTTGAATACTTGTTATGCTGAATCATCATCAAGTTGTTCCATTTCATCACCGTCATCATACAACAACTCAACATTCAACCAACCATCCTTTCGTCCCTTTCCAAATTTCTTATCCATGTACTCAAACAACTCAACACCCTTGGGGGCCTTCTTTGAACCTTGTGTGGCCTCAAACCAAGACTTGAACTGAGCCGTCAAGGTCTCACGCTTAATCTTCTGTCCGTCCTTTCGCACAATTCTTTCGGCTACAAATCCAGCAATGTGGTCTTGTCCTTGGCGATACTTGTTGGATGCAGACATGACAATATCACAATTCTTTACAATTCCTTGATTCTCAAATGCTCGTTTCACTAACATGCTTGCAAACACTGGAGCCCAAGTAGGTAGCTTCTCCTTCAAAATTGGGTCCTTGGGGAACTGATAAGGAGTATCATCAATCACAGGATCTTCAGGATTCACAAACTTGGACATGAACTCAACAATGCGAATTCGTCTCCATGTTCCATCATCATTGCTCACAATCTCAAATAGCGTGTTTGTGCATACAACCAACTGAAACTGAATATTAAACTTCTCAGATTCGCAATACAACGCACGAGCTTGCATCGTTGAATCGCCAGTCAATTGCTTCAACATACCCTCGTTGATTCTTGCATCCTTTGAGGGCTCTTGCATAACTGCATAACGCACACCCTTCAATTGCATTACCTCCGATGATGTTCCTCCGACACTCACGCGCTTCTCCGTAACAAGCGTAATTGGTACGGTTCCCGCATATTCTCCAATAGTGAGGTTCATCAAATCAGTGAGAAGAGACTTTCCGTTTGAACCATTTCCGCGGTAAATATTGAAAGTTTGGTTGATGTTCTCACCAATAAGAACCGATGCAAGATGGTCCCACATGTATCTGTTTAGTTCCTTATCTGGGAATAATTGCTCCATAAAGGTCAAGATTTGAGCCGCAATGACTGCGTCAACCAATGGATCAAATGGCTTGTAACGAATTCCAGTAGTCTTTGTAATGTAATCCTGAGGATAACCATCGCGGAAAATCTTGTTCTTAATGTCAACCACACCATTTGAGAAGCACATCAAGTATCTGTTCTCATCCATCTTGCTGACAAACTCCTTGTCATAGAAGATTTCCGAAGCCTCCTTGAAGATGTTGCTTTTGTCATTTGTCTTCTTCAGCTTGTTAGATAGCTCTGTTACTTGTCTTATTTTTTTCTTGGATTCTTCATAACGCTCATCAGTTGGATCAAAATGTTGCATTTCAACAACATACGATTGCTGTTTAGCTTGATACAAATTGTACATTTCTCGCGAAATTGCAAGTCTTAGCGAATTTCCCAAATCCCTCTCCCAATGATGATTTCTGTATACATACCATGTCCTATTTGCAACGCTTGTACAAACATATTTATCTTTGAACATTTGAAATAGAACCATGGCAAAATCATAATCTGTTGGTGTAACTAGGGTTTCGTCAAGGAAATGCTGAACCGTGTTTTGTTTCACTTTAAGATAAGCCTCTTGAGCATCTTGTTTTGCCCAATACAAAATGGAACGTTTTGTAACGCCGTCTGGTTTTTCTTTGAAATCTTTCTTCCATCTTAAATGCAAATCTGGGATTGTAGAATAATCAAAATCACTTGCTTTGCTTCTCAACATTATCCACGACAAGAAGAGACGATCGTCTGTGTGTTTTAGTGCAAATGCAACCTTTGTATTTAGCAAATGTGATCCTGGCTCATAATATTTCTCTGGCAAAATTTGAGTGTATTCATGCACTTCTTTTACATGATATTCATTTAACGACAACTCATTCAACATATTCTCCACAGCTCGTTTCAAAATTGTGGCGTTTGTAATGTCGCTAAGACTAATTACCGGAACTTCGTCTGAGTCGGCGTCGTCTTCAACCTTTAAAAGGATCTTTGTTGATGTTGTCGGTCGCTTGGGTTTTGGCTGAGCTTTTATTTTTTCATACTCGTCTTTTATTTTTGGGTTCAATTCAAACGATGGGTGGTCTGTGTATCTAGCCGATAGCTTATGCAAATCCTTTGACATATCAAAATCTTTTTTAACATCTTTTTCATCCATCATAAGCTCGCCGTCCGACGGATCATAGTTAATAACATAATAATAAGTCAATTCATAAGCCATATTGCCAGGCTTTCTTGAACCAAATACTTGCCAATTCGTAACACCTTTGCTGATACCATCGTCCAAAACAGACTCCCAACCGTTTAACAATGGAAGGTCCCAATATTCACCAATCTTTTCCAAAACTTTCTTACGCAAAAGCATCTGCAAAGAATGTTCCATTTTTACACCGATAATAATATGAATTCCATCTTTTGTCAAAGATTTATCGGCTAACCTATTTACATCTGGTTTTTCAAAAACATAAATTGGAAATGTCTTATTTTCCTCGAAAATGAAGAATTCCTTAAGTAGTTCCAAATAGACCCCCGCAACAATATCTACGATATGGTCCTTTGTATGTTGTCGCTTGTCTACATCATAACTATATCTGAAGTCAAAATCAAGCAGAATTGGGCATCCCGTTTCCAATTGTTTTTCTGTCAAATATTCCATTTTTCTTTGAACAAACACTGCTTCATAATAAAGCTTCCAAAAAGTAGGCTCATCTTCTTTTGGAATAATGTAAGAACCGCCATATATACCGAGCTCTTTACTAGGTATTCTAGTGTGCGTTAATGAAATGTTAACGCCCTCTCTTTTCTCGGAACTTGCATTATGCTTTGCAAGAAATTCTGTTAAGTCTTTAAAATTAGATTGGTGCGAATCCATTTCTTTGTTGTTATAATATATCAACATTTTTCTATTTCATTTTTTTTTATCTTTTGTAAATAAACAATAATTATTATGATTTAAACGCGTCTAATTGTTTAACGCCAAAATAGATATAAACGCATAATCATAGTTAATAGAATAACCATGTCATCCGAAACAATAAAAGTTATTACAAAAGATACTATAAATCGTCTTTTGCGTGATGTAAAGCAAGTAATAAAAAATCCACTAAGCGAAAATGGAATATATTACATGCACGACGACGAAGATATTTTGAAAGGATATGCGCTGATTATTGGTCCATCTGACACTCCATATTTCGGTGGTTTTTATTTTTTTGAGATTAAATATCCACCGAATTATCCACATAGTCCACCACATGTCATTTATTGCACGAATGGGGAAAATATTCGGTTTAATCCAAATTTATACACAAATGGAAAGGTTTGCGTCTCTATTTTAAACACCTGGCGTGGAGAACAATGGACTTCTTGTCAAACTATTTCAACTTTATTGCTGACTTTATGCACGCTTTTGTGTAAAGATCCACTTTTAAATGAACCAGGTGTAACAAAAAATCATCCCGATTTCACAACTTATGAAAAAATTATAGAGTATAAAAACATTGACATTGCCATTCTTAAAATGATAAATAAAACGATTGGAATTTATCCAGAGCAGTTCAACTTTTTCTATCCAATTGTCAAAGAAAACTTTTTAAAGCATAGTGATGCAATTGTTCAATATTTAGAAAAAAAGGCAAATGAATGTCCAACTGAATTTCAAGTTGGTACTAGCATGTATAATATGAATGTTAAATTGAATTATCCAGATTTATTGGTTAGATATAAAGATGCTATTGTCAAAAATGCAGCACCGTGAAGCGAGTTTTGAGTTTTATTTTAATTTACTATTAATGATTAAAATAAAAATTGACATAAATAAATAATGTAAAGTAATAATATACACTCAATCATGCATTTCTGCAGTTCATGTCAAAATATGTATTATATTCGCATTGATGGCGAAAACCCTAATAAGTTGGTATACTATTGTAGAAATTGTGGCAATGAAGACACGAGTTTAAATGTTGATAATGTTTCCGTTTCAAAGATTCAACTTTCTCAAGGAGAACAAAAGTTTTCACATATTATAAACAAATACACAAAATTGGACCCAACATTACCCCGCGTTAGCAAGGTTCTTTGCCCCAACGAAGATTGCGAAACAAATACGCACAATAAACCTCGGGAAATTATTTACATTCGTTATGACGATGTTAATATGAAATATGTTTATCTGTGTTCAACTTGCGACACTGTTTGGAAGACTGATGAGGCAAAATAATATTTATTGTAAAAATTAATTATTAATTATTAATTATTAATCATTTGCAGGAACTTTTGAAGTTTTTTATTTTGTTGATTTAATAACCAAACAAAATAAAAATTGATTTAACAAATATAAAAGTATCTTTAGTTAATATAGCAAGCATGGATAAAGAGGATGAACCTTTGTATTCTTCTGATGAGGAAGAGGAAGAGCAATCTGAAAATGAAAATACCGAAGAAGAAGACGACAAAAGCGAAGCAGAAGCTGATGCAGACGACAAAAGCGAAACAGAAGCCGATGCAGACGAAGATCTTGAAGAAGATGATGAAGATGAAGTTGTTGATGACTCTGATGAAGAGGACATTGAAGATCATGAGAAACCACAGAAGCCTAAGAAATCTGCTTTAGTTGGCGGGTCAATGGAAAATAGTGACGATGAAGACGACGATGATTATCAGACTCCATATCTGCAAAAATTTAATGCTGAAATCAATAAAAATTACATTCTTGATTTTCATCCAGAGTGCGCGGTTAACAATTATGACGAGATTTCTGTTTTGACTCAAGTTATTCGCGATGCAGCAAACAATGTTATTGATGACCTCCACAAAACTATTCCTTTCTTGACTAAATATGAACGCACTCGCGTAATTGGCCAACGAGCAAAGCAAATCAACTCAGGCGCAAAAGCGTTTGTCAAGGTTCCGGAGAATGTTATTGACGGTTATTTAATTGCAGAGTTGGAGCTCATGCAAAAAAGGATTCCGTTTATTATCAGACGTCCAACTCCTGGTGGAGGTTGTGAATATTGGAATCTTAAGGACTTGGAAATTGTGTCTTTTTAAAGATTTATATAACATCTATCGGTGTAAAATATTTATCGTTAACAATTTGAAGGAGAACCATATTATATGCTCGTTTTTCCATATTTTTTTGGACGGCATTGCTAGAAATTTCATAGAATCTCCAACAAAGATTTAACTCTACATTATAGCCATAATTCTTTTTATTCTTACATTTAATATTTCTAAAATTGGAAAAGCACGCCCACAGAAAATCTCTCTCCGATGGAGTCAACTTATTAAATCGCGCAATCATTTTGTATGGCTTATGTGGAGGCAAACATGACTCTTCAAAAGATTGTAAATAATACTCTTTTCCGGGAATCAAGTGTTCTCGTTGAACTTCTTGCATGATTATAGCTTTTAATTTTATATTTATATTGAAATAAATATAAAATATGTCTGTTTTTATTCTATTCTATTTTGTTTTGATGAAACATTTTATCTAAAATATCCCTGTTATTTTTTGCATCATTATAACCTTTGTCATACAATTCAACAAAGTTATATTTGCTTCTTGAAAATAATGTAGTATAATCTGATACTTGCATTGGCATTTTCAACAACTTTTCAATGTATTTTCTAGCATTAACATCATGGTCTTCGCAGAAATTAAAATCTTTCACATCCTTCCACATACTCGGTGTTATGTGCAAAGATGGCTTTATTACATTCAAATACGGATATTTACTAAAACCTCCATCAAATGCGTTTAAATTTTGATATTTATTTGAAAAACTATTTCCAGTTATGTATGGTATATGTGAACTTGCTATGCAACTATTAACGGCATCATCTAATGTGTCAAAATCTGAGAAGATATGCGTTTTTATTTTCATATAATCAAAACTAGTTACTCCAACAAACAATTTTTTCAAGTCAAAATCGTCTGCCTTGAACTTATTCAGTATTTTATACTTTATCATGTATTCTAAATCAATAATAGATACAGCATTGTTCAATTTGTCATCCAATAATTCATAAGCTAGTTCTATTGGATCCTTTTTATATGTCATAAAGAGAGAATTCCACGCACCCGCCGAAGCTCCTGAATAAATATAATCATCTAAGATATAGCTTTCTTTAATGAATGCACATGTTCCTAACATATAAAACCCTTTAAATCCTCCAGGAGAGATGGATATTAACTTTTTATCTTTTATGTATGCATTTTCTTTTAAATATAATGTATTATCGTTGCATATCCATTTGTTTGTTCTTATATTTATAATGCACTGTTCTGTATCAATTTCGGCGCGCATTTGAGGTTTCATTATTGTTGGCATTGCGCTTTTTATTCCAACAACTTTTGATGCGCAACTTTTGTTTAAAAGTCTTGATATGATTGACATTATTAGTAACGCCCTCATTTCTATTTAATATTATTTGGTACTATTTTTTTATTTCACTTTTATTGATATATTTATATTTTAATCGCTTAAATATTTTATTCTAATTGTATAGTATATAGCACACTAAATGCTAATCAAAGCGCTCTTATCTGCTTTGTTGTTTCACCAATCTATCGGTTATCTCCAACAGTCTATTTGTTCTGATTCTACATTTGGTAAATGTCCAATTAGAGCATACTGTGGAATCACAGATACTGGCGAGCACAAATGTTTACCTTGTCCGTCTGGAAAATTATGTCCTGGTGATGGATATACATATCTTGCACAACAACAAAACTCGTATAATCACAATACGGCTAAATATATTATACAAACTTCAAACAATAGTTTCATTGTTTCTTCCGACCCGGTAAACCGAATATTGTTTCGCAAAAAATTAAAAAGAATTGTAAAAATAGCAAAAGTTGGTTTAAAAGTTGCCGCTATTGCAAAAACTGGTGGCACTGCCGGTCTTATGCAGATTGCTGCAGCAAAAGCAAAACAACTTGCCATAAAAAAAGGGCTTCAATGTTTAAGGAATGGATTAAGCAATTTTTGCAATGGAAAGAAAAAAGGCGCTAAACCTAAGCCAAAGTTTAAATCTAGAATTGGTTCTGCTGGAGGACTTGTTAAAAAGACAAAACCTGCCGCAATTTCTCAAAATAACCTTAGAAAAAGAGTCAAGCGCACCGCAAGTAAACCTTCTAAAAATGTAACAAAAACAAAACTGTCTAAGACTAGTACAAAAAAAACAAAGTCTTTAGGAAAAAGGACACGATCTCCAAGAGGAGTTAAAAATTTAAGAAGTAAACCACCAAGTTCAAACGGTGATTCTTCTAAGCCTCCGACTCCATGCTCTAATATTTTTGACGACATTGCAAATAAAGTAAACAATGTTACTAACAATGTTGTAAAAAATCCAGTAAATAAAGGAAGAGATTGGTTAAAAAATAATATTGGTGGAAATAGAGGAAATTGTAACCAATCAAGTTTGAAAAGAAGACCTACTAATTTGAGGGGGCAAACTAAAAATTCAAAAACAAAACCAAAACCAAAACCAACATCAACCTCATTAACAAAAAGGCGACCAACTAGAACAAAGTCTGCACCTCGTTCAGGGATGCCTATTTCAAATGATGACGCCACAAATTCTCCAATTTCAAATGATGATTCTACATCAAAACCTAGTCCAGTTATTAAAAGCAATCCTAAACCTAAAGCAAAATCAATTAAAACTCGTCCTCCTTCAACAGATGATTCAAGACAAACTATAAGACCAACTCAAATTTCTACTGACGATAATAACCCTACCATAAAACCATCTAGAATAAGAGTAAGAAAAACTAAAATTCCAATTAGAACACCTACTAGAACACCATCTCAAACTTTTGTTGTAACAGATGATGGAATTCCCACGCCTAAACCATCTAGAAGAAGAGTAAGGCGAACCAGAAGACCATCCGCATCTATTTTAACAAATGATGTAACTGCATTACCATCTAGCATGAGTACTACTAGAAAATCTATAATGGTTAAAACAAATAGACCGACTAAAACACCCACTAAAACACCCACTAGAACACCCACTAGAAGACAATCACTTGGTCCAACTCCAGCGCCAACTGCTAGACCAACTCCCGTACCAAGTAGATCTCCAACCGTGAGACCAACTCCCGTACCAAGTAGATCTCCAACTGCGAGACCAAGTGGAGCGCCGACTGTTCATCCAACAACAATTGCTGGACCACCAACGATGATTCCCGGAAATGGACTTAGTTGGGCAGTATTTTCTAGTACACCAACAATTCCGAGCAATATACCACCAACATGGGTTCCAAGCGTGACAATGTTTAAAATAGCAACATCTCCACCAACATCTGTATCTACGCCTCGGCCAAGTATTTTACCAACTTCATTAAAAGCAGTTACTCAGCAGGTGTCTCCGACGCAAAGACCATCCACACAAATTCCAACCACGCAAATTCCAAGCGTTCAACCAACTATTACTCCAAGTTTTAGATCAAGTTTGAACCCAACTGAGATTCCAACGCGGGAATCTATAACAACTTTGAATCCGACAACTGCTACCGGCGTGTCTTCTATAACTAGTGCGTCTAATTCTCAAACTGGCGTTTCAAGCACAACAGTTGGTGTTGGCGTTGGTTGCGTTATTTTAGTTATAATAGTTATTTCTGCTTGCATATTTGCTTCTAGAAAGAGTTCTAAAGAAAAATTATCACCATATCAAATTTGGACAAGACATTACTCCAGTAAAAACCAACAAACGCAACATCTGAATGAAAATGTAATTAATCATCCGCCAATCAATCTGAAAGAAGATATTCACCATTTTTACAATAAAAGCCATCGGCCATCCTTCAACCAAAATACTGTATTTACTCCACATGTTTCGGGAAGAATATCTTCTCGCAACTCGCAAATTGTCTCTCCAATTGGAAGTCAGAAAAATAGGCAAAGGCTTTCATTTACTACAGGTCAGGCTTTGCACAACATTTAACGCACTTTATATAAAATAAAATATAAAAATAAAAATAAAATAAAATATAAAATAATATACAAATATAAACATATGAAACACGCTGATTTTGCATTAGTATTTAAAATGTCTTTACTCATTACATTGATTTTGAGTTTTTATATTTTTATTAGAGCTGTATTTTTTGAAGATGATGAAAAAAAACGTATGTTTAATGCTTGGCAATTCCCAATGTTATTGGCTTTATATATTGACGCCGTTTATATCTTGATACCTTAGAAATCGTTTGTTATATGTATTTTTTTAATATACATATAATAATTTTAGTAAAATGAAAGTCGCATTATGTTTTATTATTAGTTATTCACACATAGTAAATAAAGAAAAAATCTGGTTAGATTGGATTGAACCAAATAAAGACATTATTAATGTATATTTTCATTATAAGAATTATTCTGATATTAAATCAGAGTGGATTAGGAAACATGCAATTCATCCAAAGTGTATAGTTGAGACAAATTATATGCATGTCGTCCCAGCTTATTTAGCATTAATGTCTTTTGCAATGATTCATGATTTAAAAAATCAATGGTTTTGTTTTTTAACTGATTCATGTGTTCCAATTATATCTCCTTTAAAATTCCGCGAACTGTTCTTTGAGAATTATTCAAAAACTATTATGAACTGGCGAAAAGCCTGGTGGAATGTTCAGTTCTGCAATAGGGCAAATCTAAAGATGTTAAAAGAAGAATCCCGTTTGGCGAACGACCCTTGGTTTGTAATGAAGAGAGAAGATGCATACAGCTGTATTACATATTCTAGAGTAAATACAAATATTTATACCTTGATATGCAGCGGAGATGTTGCGAACGAAAGTATTTTTGCAATTATGTTATACGCTGTAAATAAACTCAAAGAAGTTAAACAATGTGTAACGCATGCCGCAGATTGGTCTAGAATGACTAGCGCAACTAGTCCCCATGTTTTTAAAGAAGGTGATAAAAAAGATTTATTATTTATTAACGACTTTCTGGAGAAGAATCGTTATACCATGTTTTTACGAAAAGTGGACCCCAAATTTCCTGACCAAATATTAACCGAGTATATAAATAAGGACGACGATGTTGCTAACAGACTCAAAAGAATTTGCCGCTTAGAAAGAAGATACGCGTTCCAACAACTCTTAAAATATATAAAAAAATACTGTCATTTGTTTTTAATAATACCATTTATGATTTTTTTTTTGCAACTGAGTATTTCTTACCTTCGTTTCTGAGTTTTATTCCACTTTTTCTGCGTAAAATTCTGGCATTGAACCCCAAATTTTAAGTCCTAATAAGAATTTTTGTTTTTCTCCCAATAATGACGCAGTCCAAGTGGTAATGTAACCATCGTGCCAGTTACCATCATTTTCTTCTCTTACACTTTCAATTTCGTAAATTATGGATTTGTCAACATTTCCATTGATAATTTTGTGTATTTTGTCACCGCGCAAAAAATCCATAATAATTGTTATATTTATTTTTTATATTGATATGTATGAAAACTACTTTTTCTTTTTACGTGCCAATGGTTTTATTTATATCAATCAATATAAAATAATATTCATTTCTTATTTAAAAATATGTTATACAATATAAATAATGATAAATATTATTTCTACATTCTACTATACAAAAAATAAAGAGAGAAATAAAGAACTACAAACAGCGTTGTTAAAAAACATAGAATCACCTATTATTGAAAAGATTCACCTCTTTATAGATGATATTCAAGCATTAAATATTTTGATATCTTTAACAAAACACACTGACAAAATAATTATTATTGAAGTTTATAAAAAACCATTATATTCAGATTTTTTTAGATATATTCTTAAAAATGTCAAGGGGAAGCTATGTATGATTACAAATGCTGACATATATATATCAAGTTATGAAGAACCATTATTGAAAGCTTTATATAAAAATAAATGGGTTTATTCTTTAACCAGACACGAACATGATATGTCTTGTCCGCTTATTGATAGATATTTTGGTAGTCACGATTGCTATATTTTTAATTCTGAATTTATTGATGAATCAATTATAACTTATAAATTTACAGAATTTCATCAAAATTTGGTTGGAATTGAAACGCGAATAATTAGCGCGTTTATTGAGTTAAATTTTACAGCATATAATCCATGCAAACAAATAAAAATAGTCCATCTTCACGAATCAAGTCTTAGAACGTGGAATATTGAAGACTGGGTTGGATTGCATCCTCTTAACGATAATGATGCGTTGTTTAAGTCTTGTTGGTATGTTCCTCCAAAAAAAATAGAATTAAATTCAAAACCAAGTAGTTTTTCTACAATGTGCACAAGCGTTTGTGCGCATGAATTGGTCGGGTTATTATTGTCTCTATCAATTTATCACAAAAATGAAAAAATATATATATTAGCAGATTCTAAAACAAAATACATTATTGATAACATTACTCCAAAACCAAAAGTCAAAATTATATGGTTTATAGAATTAGACGAATATGATAATTTTGATAGAACGTACATGGTTCATAACAATATATGGAGCAAATTTCAAATGAATAAAGCAAATATTATTAAAAAAACTCTGGAATTTGAATTGGATACATTGTTTTTAGACTCGGATATAATAATTACAGACACAATTGAAAATGTTAATAAATTTGCAGAACTTGGACTTTCACCACAATTTATAAATGATTTTAAAGTTAAAGAAACGGGATATTATAACGGGGGGATGTTATGGACAAATAATAAATCAGTGCCCGACGATTGGAATGAATTCACAAAAACTTCTAGATACTTTGACCAGGCATCAATTGAAGACTTGGCTAAAAAATATAAATATTTTGAATTTGACGAAAATTACAATTTGCAGTGTTGGAGGTTGTATTGTTCAGAAGATGGTAAAGATAAAATAAAAAGTTATTTAACATCAGTTCCCAATGATAAAGTTTATTATAAAAGTAAGCCTTTAAAATTTATTCACGCGAATTTTAATAATTCTGAATTAGAAGAATTTAATAGTTTATTAATATCACATTTTAAAAATGCAAAAATGTATAAAATTTTAGCAATTATATATCGCGTAATTAATAATAAATGGGTATTAAAAATTCCAAAACAACCAATGGATGGAATATATCACCACATTAACGATTCTTACAGAGAACTTGTTCATTTAATTGCAAAAAATAACAATGATGTTGTTGTTATTGAAGATAATACAACTCAGTGTTGGTTAGAACCCAACTTGCTAACATATGATAGGGATACACTCATGTGGATTAATGATGAAGTTGAAGATGCTTCATTAATTTTTCTTGGAAATTGCGATACAATAGTTGAAGGAGCAGAACTGAGAAATCTTTATAAAAACACAATTGTTCAGCCATGGATTTACTGGCCTAGAAGACCGACAGTATTAGAGAATTTAATTGAAACAAATGAAATATTGTCGTATGAAAATAGAAACATAGAAACAATATTTATTGGCAATTATGAAAATAGCGTTCAAGAAAAATATAGAAATACTAACATTGATTGGAAAAGCGCTATTGAATTTTTTTATTGCACTCAAGGTGGCACACATATTTTTTCAAATGAAGAATATTTATTAAAATTGATGACTTCAAAATATGGGTTGTGTTTGAGGGGGTATGGTAAAAAATGTCATCGTGAAATAGAATTAATGGCACTTGGAACTATTCCAATTATAACAAATGAGTGTGTTATATTTTCTTATGCTGACCCTCCGGTTGAAAATGTTCATTTTATTACAGCAAATAATCCAGAAGATATTAAAAATAAATTAAAAAATATTACAAAAGAACAATGGGAATTAATGTCAAAATCTTGTGTAGAATGGTATAAAAAAAATGTATATAGTAAAAACGGATGGGTTACAATGATTAATAATATACTTTATTCAAATTTTTCAGCATAAATTTCTGTTATCTCTCCCCAAATAGCAAATTTTATAATGAATAGCTCATCTTCTCCTACCAAAGAAGCAACCCAAATTGTATTATAACCGTCATGCCAATTTCCTTCATTTTCTTCTTTTATACTTTCTATTTCATAAACCTTGGATTTATCTGCAACGCCATTTTTGCGTTTATATATTTTGTCGCCCGGGTTAAAGTCCATTAATTTAATCATACAATTTATGTGTAAATTAATTTTTCACTCTTTTCTCTCGGAGTATTCGCGAAAATAATATATATTTCAAAACCAATTTAAAGCAGGCCGCGTGCGTTCTTTAAGTTACTTAATGAATAATATCTATTTTCGGGAAATTTCGAATGTCCAAAAGTGTTTGCAAAAGTCAAAAATGGACAAAAAAAATGTCCAATTTTCAAAAGTGCCAGGATTTTATTGAAATAAGATTTTCCAAAACTCGTTTTAGACCAGAATGCTCACAATACCATTTTTTTTATTGAAAATTTATTAGCATAATTTTTTAGTATTTTTTGGGAAAAATGCTTAGAGATTTTTTCTGTCCCATATTTAGGAGACATATGGGTTACAAAAATTCGCCAAAATTCGCCAAATCTATAACATGTAATTTATGTGACTATACATGCTTTAAACAGAGTGATTTTAATAAACATTTATTGTCTAGTAAACATCAAAAAAAGAACAAAATGATGACAAATGATTACACAAAAGTCGCAGAATTCGCCGAAACAATATTTACATGTGAATGTGGTAAGGAATATAAACACCGTCAAGGACTGTGGCGGCATAAGAAATTATGTTCTTTTCAAGAAGAAAATGAAATTCCAATTACAGACTCAATTGTTGAATTTACAGCAACTTCAGACCCAAATCAATTAGCAATTATTACCGAGTTGTTTCATGAACAACTTAAAGAAAATAAGGAATTGAAAGAAATGTTAATTGAGCAAAATAAAAAACTAATAGAACTTGCGGAAAAAGGTCAAACCACTAATAATATTACAAATAATAACACCAACAATAACACAAATAATTTCAACTTACAATTCTTCTTGAACGAACAATGTAAAGATGCCCTCAACATTATGGATTTTATTAATCAGCTTCAATTAAAAACATCCGATTTGGACATGGTTGGGCGGGTTGGGTATTCCGAAGGAATTTCAAAACTATTTATTAGAGGTCTCAAAGAATTGGATGTTTTTAAACGACCAATTCATTGCAGTGACTTGAAGAGAGAAGTATTATATGTAAAGGACAAGGATTCTTGGGAAAAAGACAATGATGAAAAAAAGAAGATGAAAAATGCAATAAAATACATTGCCGCAAAGAATTTTAAGCAAATTCATGAATGGCAAGAAGAAAATCCCGATTCAAATGATCACGATTCTAAAAAAAATACGGATTATAATCAAATAGTATTAAACTCTATGGGCGGTGCAACTGAAGAGGAGGATGAAAGTAATTACAATAAAATCATAAGGAATGTAGCAAAAGAAGTAACAATTGATAAAAAATAAATATGTAAACGCCATTTATTATAATACTGGTGCATATTTGCAATTTGCATCTTGAACAATAGTTTCATAATGGTATTTCTGAGAATCCAAGTAACTTGTCACTGACTTTGCGTATTCATTATAAAAATCTTGAACATCCCTCGCAATGACCCATAAAGAAATCTGCGAAGGAACTGTAATTATGCTATATTGATATTGGTCATTTTTTACTTCACCCAACTTGACAACCCAATATGGTCCATCAAACGGTGTTCCTTGTAAATATACTGTAAGCTTACCGGGGTCGCTTGCATTCTTGTAATAAGCGTGACCTTCAATCTGTTCTAAATTTCCATTCTTATCTAGTTGTGAGTTTACAACACTTACGCTTCCATTTGACAATATGCCATAATCCGCAGTTAAACATGTGCCGTAACCTTGAAAGATTTCATTAGTTGGCGCGCCCAAAACCTGATACCAACGCCCAGTATATTTTTCAACATCTAATTCAGGAACTGTTGCAGGTCCAAAGGCTGTTGCGGTTGCAAACAAAAAATATAATGCTTTCACAAGATTCATTATATTTTATAACAAGACTTTATTTTTATATCGTTTCTTATTTTAACACTTCCATCTATTAGCGCAGTCAAGACAAGTTACAAAGGTAGTCATAGGCTCATCAGCAGACCTAGTCTGCATCTGGTAATAAGAACACTTATTTGAATGACACTTGCGACATTTGAATGTATCCGTCATTGCTTCTTGTTGTGTGTCATACTTTGACTTATCTTTCTTAATTTTGGCTTGAATCAAAGGATCCCACTTTTCAGGCTGCATTTCTTGATGCGTCATAAATGCTAGATTCTTGACAGAAACTGTTCCATCCTTTACATGATTTAGAAGTGTAGAATTGCCGGCAACGACGCCTTCGGAAAGGTTGATATAAATGCTACGCAACCTATCCAAGTAAATTTGTGTATAATATGGGTTATCCCACTTTTTGACAACCTTGCGATTTGTTGCTTCCTTCAATGCATAATTATAAATACCCTTCTCAAGATTAATTGCCTTTTTTTCGCTATCAAGCAAGTCTTGAAGTTTTGCACGAATGTTATTTCTGAAATTGTCGGGGTTTTCAATCTTCCGCATTGCCATAGTATAAGATATTAACAATTATTATGTTTATATCTTAATCAATTTTTATTTACAACCACCTTACCGAAGTTACCATTGGTGAAAAATTATGGTGCCAAATTTAATCCAATTTATTCTTCTTGTTCATCTTCGCTGCTTGAGTCATATTCCTCCTCGCTTAATTCTGAACCAATATCCTCAATCTCCAGAGCTTCTTCTTGACCATCTTGTTCATCGGAATCTTCTGTCTCATCCTCATCTCCAATTGAGTCGTCAGATTCATAATCATCCTTTTCATCACTATCGCTGTCAACCACAAACCCGTCTTTCAAATATCCTTGCTTGGTCTTCTTAGACGCAGGAATATTATCAAGCTCGTCTTCTTCAGCTTCATCCTCTGCACAAGTTGCATTCAAATCTTCAAATCCTCCAAACAATTTTTCATACATCTTACCCCATTGTTCCACCGACAGCGAAACAATTCCAAATGAACCGTCATCCTTTTTAACGCTGGACACAAGCACACAACTTCCAAAAAATAGAGTTGTATCCACCGGAGGAGGAAAATCATATTTATTTTCAGTATTTGCCTTTCCCTCTGTCTTTGCAAACAAAGCGACTACAAACTTTTTTCCTTCCAATTTAATTCCCCATTCCGTCTGTTTGGAAAAACCGTCGGGTTTCTTGAATCCACATTTCTTATATAAATCCTCTTCTTTGTAATCTTTAATTGTTAGAGATTTCAAAGAACCACCTTTTTCAACAATTATGACAGATATATTTTGCGACATGCCAAGTATAATAAATCATATTGAATGGGTTTAAATAGTTTATATTATAAATATTTAGGAACAATAGTGATGGCTACCACTAAAATATTTATAAAGGATTACGACCCGCTGCTTCTTAAAAAGAAGTTTGTAAAGCTAGATAACTATTTTAGGAATCAAGAAATTACAATTGAACTAGTTTCTCCAGATGGTTTATTTGTTATAGAGTCTAATAAATTATGGAAATTAAAACCAATTGATAAAGATGTAGTTTCGCAGAGTTTTGAAGGTTTTGAATTGTTATTTGATTCAAGTTATTTTGAACGCGAACTTGTATTTTCTCATATACCATATGATCATGTAAATATAGATGTTGTAAAAATGTACTATGGGCAAGAATCAATTGGAAAAAAGTCATTTTTAAGATTTGTTGTTGAGGGCCTTTATGAGAATGACAACAACAATCATAAAATTGGAGATAACAAAGCCAATTCTGATAAGTATTTTAATTTTACTCCAACTAATTTTTATTTTTTAGCAAGTGAAAGTTTTGATAATGTTTTGGTAAAAAAAGAACTTAATGTGTTTTTATCCATGTTAAAGTAATATCGTAATATTATATGTTGTTTTGGACACTTCAAATTACTATCATTTCCATTATATTGATATTTCTTGTCCATCATTTAATATTATTTTTTAAAAGTACTCTGACAGTTCCAAAAGTGAAAGATTTAGTGAATGCTCCGGTACAAAAGTATGAGAATATTTACAATACAATTTCTTCAAGAGATTATACAGATAGTTTGTTACCAACAATTTCAGTAAAACCTGAAATTCCAGAAGCAAAATCTATGAAGGAAGAATTAAAAAACTTTTTGAAGAGCAAAGCAAGCAATGAAGTGTCTGTAGATATTGGTGCAACAAGTATATCTGCATTGGACTCATTCTCTTCTCCAAATTTTTCTACTTATTAGGTTTAATCTAATAAGTCTATAAAATAGATATAAAGCTATTATAATGTTATATGTTAGAGATAATGAGGTTATCAGAAACGGATCAATCGTTGCTTTTAAAGCATTTTCCAAATGTAGAACTTTCTTATGAAACATTGGTGCATAAGAAAGTTTATAGTTCAGATTTTGTGCTGGCCATTCCAGAAGGCCGCAAACATTTTGCATGGTTTACTACATTTAAAACTCAAAATGTCTGCATTCTTCTTGAAATAACAGAAAACAAACAGATATGTAGAATTGAAATAGTAAATACCTGTTTTCACGGTCAATTGTCTTACGGAACAGTATTTTATGGCACCACATTCAAATATAAAAATGCGAGATATTTTTGCACGGAGGATATTTATTATTATAAAGGCGTAGATGTATCTAAAAAAATGTTCTCCGAGAAACTAGATATTTTTAAGACAATTTATTCTGGAGAGATAAAACAAAAGTATTTTTTTGAAAGCTCTGTTATTTTTGGTTTGCCATTAATTAGCAACTTGTTTCAAAATGTTGTTGGGACCATTGAGCTGTTGCCTTATAAAATAAAATATATTCAATTCAGAAATACTGCTGCTGGAGATTCAAGAATATATAACATGGAGTATACGAAACAGAACCATTTTGGCGGTACTACTTCAACACAGTGTCAACAAATTTCTGGCCCTAAGAATGATTTGAAGAGAGAAATAGTTTTCAAAATAACACCAGATATTCAAAACGATATTTATCATTTGCATTATTATGACCCACAAATTAACAAAGATAGCACAGAAAATATATTTGATGTCGCATATATTCCCGATTACAAAACAAGCGTTATGATGAACAAGTTATTCAGAAATATTAAAGAAAATGCAAATTTGGATGCATTGGAAGAAAGCGACGACGAAGATGAATTTGAAGATGATAGGCCGGACAAATTTGTATTTTTAAACAAGTCATACAACATGGTTTGTGTTTGGAACAACAAGTTTAAAAAGTGGGCTCCGATAAGGTTGGCGCAAAAGGGAGATAAAATCATTACAAAGAAAGAGTTGTCATATTATGAGAGAAGGTAGGAATGCAAAAATAAAGAAATAAATATATTTACAGACAATATAAATATATTTATAAAAAGTATATAAGATGTTAGCGGCGATTTTATTAACATCAATCTTTGCTGTGTTTTTTGTAAGTGCAGAACCTCAGAGATATCCGTTGGACATAGAAGGATTGCACAAGTTGCAAAGAGAAAATGGAAATGTAGATTCATATTTACACACTAGAGAACTTTTTGACGCTGTTCATGCCGGGAAAAAGTATTTTGAGAAAACTGAACTTAAAGAAAGGTTGGATGAGGATAAACTTGATTATGAAAGTCTTTCAACGCAAGCTTTTCACATTACTACCGTCAAGGCTACTTTGTTTCCTGGGAACAATTATTTCTCACTAGACGACAATTCACTTGCTAAGAAAATACATGAAATTAACCCGGTGTCAATAATTGATTGCAATTCTCACTCGGTTCGCAACGGTGATTATTATATTGGAACTAATTCTTCAAATCATATTGATGTTGCATTACATTCCAATCAAGGGTCCAAAGGTGGATTCATTTTCTCTCGCCAAGTTGTAAGCGTTAAGAAATTAGGAGATGGTTGCAAACATGTTTTAACATCTGTTGTTCATCCACTTCAGATTATGGATACTCATATTGAAACAACCGTTCATTTTCCATACGATAGAGTGTATGTCCCCAATGATGGACAAAAAGAGAGAAATCTAAGAGGAGACTCAGATGCTTTTATTGATCCAGATGCACCATTGCTCTTGTGTTCTGATGATAAAGTTACTTCAAAAATGGCGACCATTCATAAAACCGGCGAAGACTCTACAACAATTAAAGGTGTTCCATTTGACTATAGTTATGCATTGGATGTTAAGGGCAATGAATGTTTGTATACAGCAGCAACAGTTCCTGGTTCAATTAACTATAATCATGTGTCAGGAACAACTGCTATAAGACAAAATATTGTCTTGGGAAACGGTGCAACTTGCACTAATTGTTATTCTTTTGTTGGCGCCAGTGTATTGGCTGTTTTTAACATCTTTGGAGGACAAATGTCTACATTTGCATTTGAAGCCAAAGACGGTGGTGGCGCTGGATTTAACATTGGTATTCTCATTAAAGACCCAACATTTTCTGCAGCAAAGTATTTGAATTTGGCTGGACCTGGAAAGTCAAGTTCTATTCCGATTGTTGCCGGTCTCTCATTGGATATTAAATTTGGCGGGGCTTGGGCTACAATCAAAGGTTCAGGAAGCGCCAAGGGCGAGGCAAGATTTTCTTCGGGATACACTCTTTATGAAGAGGATTCCATTATGTATTCAAAATCTAGGTGGTCAGCAAAGCACGAATTAACAAATTCTAATCAATTAAAGCCTGTATATTCCATAAGCGGGTTCAAGGTTTCTTCCATGTCACTTTCTGCTATTGTCTCTCTTTCAGCAAGAATTGAATTTAGTTTTGGAGGTTCAATTCCAGTGGTGAATGTTGGAGCTACCATTGATTTTTCTTCCATTTTAACCGCCACTGCGCAGTTTGTTAAGAAGGGTCAACAATCTTTAACTGCATATAAAATTTTATTGGATTTTTCTGAAGATGAATCGCGCATTCTACTTGACTCCGAAACAAACGCGAAACATCCAGGTGACAAAATTAGATTTAAAGTAAGATATGAAGGATTCAACCCAAATGAAGAGCATGAATTATATTTTAATCTTCATCATTCTGTAAAAGATTCCGGGATTCCAATTGCGAAACACAATTTTAAGTCAAGTAACACTGGAAAAGGGTTTTTAACTGTTGATTGGACCGTCCCTTACGATACAACATTAATGCAACGGGGCTCTGACTCGCCCAAACAACATTTTTCAGTTCATAGTTCAGCTCGTTTGGATAGATTTCATTCTGATAAGAAAGTCAAGCTTTCACGTAGGCAAGGTTCATCTGTGTTCCAATATCCACGAGATGGTTCTGTTGTTCCAATTGACCAAGTAATTACGATCAAGTGGGATAAAAATAAGATGAAGTATTTTAGACACCGTCCTGGAACAGATGGTATGGGTGAAGATAAAGTGTCACCAAAAGTGAGTATTATTATTGTTTCCAAAGAAGGAAATGAGGCATATCAACTTGCAAATAATATTAACAATTCTGGAGAATATAGAATAAAGCTGCCAGAGATTTTGAGATACCTTGGCAAAAATTTCTTTTTGGTTATACATGACTCAAATGAATATAGCAAAATGGCTTGGCATCATGGCACTTTTACATTAAAACCAAGAAGCCGCATACCATTGAACGGAACGGCGGAATTGCTCTATACATATGTTGAGCCTCCTCTTCTTGATAACGGATTGCCATTGTGGGGCCTTGGTGCAAATAGTTCTTTGGTTATTCCAGAGATTCAAAGTCGTCGTCTAGACATTGGGCCAGACAGTTGTCCCAACTCTGCATTATCATTATTGTTGCAAGTGGAGTTTGGTTTTGATGGTTTTACTTTATTGGGAAAGAAATACACACTTGGTTCCACACATTCCAATCCATTCACATTAATTCCTCAGAAGAATTTCTGCTTGTAAAAACAAATAATATGTATTATATATAATTTTCTCTAGATTTATCTCTATATTTATATATAATGGCGCGTTCAAGAAAAACTACTTTTAGAAAAAAAATGCAACGAAAAGTGCAACAAAAATTGCAAAAAAGCCGAAAACAACAAGGTGGTGGAATACATTATGACCAATATTTACAACAGGCTAAAAATGATATTTTTGCAGCTCAAGAGAATTATTACACAACAACCGACAATGTCTACGGATCCTCTTTTTTTGCCAGAACCCCAATAAAGATACCAGGAAAGGGTATGTACATTGGAAAATATTATGTATGGAATTATAAACCAATAATGAGTGGCACTGGAATGCTAACTAGTTTTGAAACAGATGAAAAAACTGGGCTCCCAAGATTTATAAAAGAGGGAGATTGGAAAAATGATAAAGAGGATGGATATTTTATAATATTGTACGGAAATGGAGATGTAGTTAGTTCTGTTCATATGAAGAATGGCTTAGTTCTCCCAAGTTGGACAGAAAAAGGGAGAAAGGGTGAAGGAGATTTAGCCAGTCAGTATACTTATTCAAACGGACAAATATATCAAGGAGATTTAATATTAAAAAGTGGTAAAATAGTTCCAGCAAATGATTTGACACCCCCAAGAACAGTTTTTAATTTTGCTCCAGGACCAACCGTTGTATATACAAGAGAAGGAAAAACTGTTAAAATCGATCCTAGAGAAGCTGAACGAGGATTTTTAATGTCACTAGACCCCGATTTTGTGCCTCCAGTTCCCCCAAATTCTCCTCAAAGAGAACCAACGGTTGTTCGCAGAGGCCTTGGATTAAGAGGTCGTCTATCTGGAATAAGAGGTTCTCGCGCTACTGCAGTTGAAGATGAGCCGGAACCAATGGAATCCCGCATGACTTCAGTTACTCCAATGGATAGAGCAAATGAATTAAGACAAATGCGTGAATTGGCTGCAAGTCAAACTGCGTTGAAACCTTTGCCTACTCTTGAAAGAGGCTCAGTTCTTCCAGCTATATCATCAAGAAAAGGTGGTAAATATAGAAAACAAAGTAAGAAGACAAAAAAGACGAGAAAAAACAAAAGAAAAAATTAAATATCTGTTGATTGCTTTTTAGATTAATATATAATATTGTTATATATTAAGCATGGCATCAATGTCTGTTAGTTCTCCATGGTCACCATTTCCTTTTAAAAATGTTCCTGACCCACTGGGAAATATTGACCCAAAATATGTAAATGTTACCAATTCAAATGACCCCAGAGGGTTTGGTTCTAATGAGACAAATCGTCAATGGGGGTTAAGCGGCGTTTCAAATAATGCCCAAGCTGCTGCGGCAAGTGCGTTAAAGGGCGGATCCAAGTCAAAAACATTGCGCAGAAAAATTAAAAATATTGCTAATAAGTATAAGAAGATGAAGGGTGGAAAAAGCAGAAAAACGACTTTAGGAAGCATTAAACGCAGACTTGCAAAAATTATTAAATTGGGAAAGAGCAAGAGACACCATAAAAAGACAAAGAAAACAGTGAGCCGCAGACACAGAGGCACCAAGAGGCAACGCGGAGGATATTCTCAATACATGAGCAATGTTCCTTACACGCCATCATACTCAACTGGCGGACAACTTTCAGCCAATTTGTCTGCTTTAGCTAATCCTGTTCCTTATCAACCCACAAATAACTGTGTTGACAATTACAACTACAACACAAATAAGGGTTTCCAGATGTAAAACAAAATATAATATAAAATACTTTCTTTTATTATATTATATTATATGCCAAAAACAAAAACAAGAATAAATAAAAAATCAAAAAATTCAAGAAAAAGAAAAAGCGTAAAAAAATCGCCATCCAAGTTAAGGGGTGGAATTGGCGAACAATTTGGATTGCCGCCATGTAATATATTAGCACAGTTTCCAATTCAAGACAATTTTATAACAGAGTTTAAGCGCGCAGTTCCAAAACCAGCAGATTGTTTTATTAATGCGTTACAATTAGCTGGATTAATAGATTCATTAAATGCGAATATAATGAGGGTTTCTTCAGCTGGAAGTACAGGTTTTAGCAAAGAATCTATTGAGAAAATTTTTATTCTCATAAAAAATCATAACTTTGATTTTAAATCAAGTAAAAATTTTGATGTATTTTTAAAAATGATTCGTGAAAGATTGATACCAGGTCACGCTGTATTTGCTGGTTATGACACAAACCCAGGTGCAATGGTTCAAGATGAAGAAGTACCCGATGTTCCTGTTCCAGAAATAGGAGAACCGTTAGGTGTGGATGGCATTCCAATTCCTCCGTCTCCTTGGTATTGGAGATCAAGTGAATTTGCTGGTCCTGCACACATTTTTATAATTGCGAGGGCGCAAGATGGTGTTATTTATTATATAGATCCTCAATTAAATTTAATATGCAACATTGATTCCTGTGCAGACCGAATAAAACTTAACAGCAATTATTTTTTGTTATTTAATTCCACAGCACAAATAACTCCAGATCAGGCACGAATGGTTGGAATTTTGTTATAATTATTTTTTCGGAAGCTTGATAAAGCATGTTTCTAAAAGCGCCTCATCCGATTTTGGGCAAGGCTTTTCTTTTTTGTTTGATGTTGGGACATGTTTCCAAAAACGAATATCCGGATCGTATTCCGCATTTGTCGTTTGAATTATTTTATAGTTTTGTTTCTTATAAAATGTTTTTCGTTTTGCCCATTGATTCTTAAATGGGTCATGTTCATCAATAATATCAACTACGACTGGATTTCCATGTTTTTCTCTCAAAATGCGACCAACAGATTGTTCAATGTCTGTTTTCGGAGTTGCCATAATAAGCGTGGTAAGGGACTTTATGTCCAAACCCTCCGCAGCGAGAGCATATGACGCTACAATAACTTTCTTAGATTCGCTTTCTTTAAGTGCTGCTTCTTTCATTCCGCCGACATAGTATCCAACGCTTGCAATATTCCTAGATTTAATTGCGTCATGAAAATAGGTAAGTAGAATCCGATTGTGAGCAAGAATCATAATTTGTTGCGCAGGATTTTCCTTCAACATGTCTTCAATGACGCGCAATATAAATTCACTTCTATGATTAAATGCACACAACTTGGAAATCATGGTACTGTATTGTACATTTCCGCGAAAATCAGTAGCAACGGTTTTGAAATCTTCATCATTGCTTGTATATTCAATGGCTCTAACAACAACAGAGTGTTCCTCGTCGCGTTTTCCTTTAAATACAACTTCGCCCAAAAACATTTTGAATATTTTTGTAGTACCATCTTTGCGATTCATGGTAGCAGACAATCCTAAAGTGTATTTTGTAACGAGTTTGAAAAGAGCGCACGAAAACACTTCGCTTGAAATATGGTGAACCTCGTCAATAATTGTGAGTCCAAAGCTCTGAAAAGTGGCTTCGTGATAATCTTTCATGGAAAGTGATTGCAACATACCGATAACAATATCTTTGTCTTCAATGTCTACAATCTGTCCTTGTATCTTACCGACGCGTGCAATCGGGAGAAACTGTTGAATGCGTTCAATCCACTGATTCAAAAGAAATTCCTTATGAACAATAATAAGTGTCTTTTTTTTCAATTGTGACAATAAATACAAAGCTAAACAGGTCTTGCCAAAAGCGCAAGGAAGTTCCAAAAGACCACCACCAGTGTTACCGCGGCGTTGAATATGTTCCAAATATGTTTTTACAACAGGCTTCTGATTATCGCGTAATTCTCCAGCAAACTTTACATCAATATCAACACCTTCAGGAATGCGACTTTCTAAAGCTGGACCGAATTTTTCCTCACCGTAATATCTCGGGATATAAAACTTTTGACTTGATTCGCGATATACAGGAAATGTATTAGATTGATTTCCACCGCCCGGAGTTCCTGGTGTATAAGGTTTAGCAATTAGCTCAGTTCTAATAGAATGTTGTTGTTCTGTTGATAAATCTTTTTTAAAGATAGTGTAACCTTTTTGGCCAAGATAAGTGTTTAGCGTTTTTTCTGTTTTTTCCATATTTTGCATAATTGTGGTTGTTATTATTTAGTAATCAATTTTTATATGATTTCAGAAATGTTATTAACGGGATTTTTTACTAAGACAATAAGAATAAAATCTACTATTATGATATATGGATAGTTTTTCAGATTTATTTAAAAAGGAAAACTCTGGACAAGTTGTGTTAGCTATATTGTTCATTGTTTATTTAATTTCAGGATATAAAACCCCAGATTCAGTCGCTAATATTGTTGACACAATTTACGGAAAAATAGTCGTTGTTGTTGTTGCTTTAATTTTGTTTTCTTATGCGAATCCTATTTTAGGTGTTCTTGGTTTTATTGTGGCTTTTGATTTAATCAGAAAGTCATCAATGTCAACCGGAACATATGCACTTGACCACTATGTTCCAACTGAAGTTAAAAAGGAGTCTAACCTCAATGCCATGAACCAGTTTCCTTACACTTTAGAGCAAGAAGTTGTTAAGAAGATGGCGCCTATGAAGGTTCCAGATGATGCAACCCCATCATCTTTCTCTCCAGTTTTAGATGATACATATGACGCCGCCCCAATTGATTACATGGGAGTTGTCTAAATACCACGTGGTATAAAGTATTATATTTTTATTTTTAAAAACAACATAAAAATAAAAATAGTAATAGTAAATATACAAAATGTTGATAGTAGGTGAGGAAGTTTTGAAAATCTTGTCAGAGAAAAATATTCAAATTACAGGAGCTTTTCACATTGGTGCACATGAATGTGAAGAATTGCCATTTTATAATAGCCTAGGTTTAACAAATGATGATGTTATATGGATAGATGCAATGTCGTCATCAGTTGATTATGCAAAGAATAAAGGAATACCAAATGTATACAAGGCTGTAATTTCTGATAAAGATGATGAAGATATTGAATTTAACATTTCAAATAACGGGCAATCTTCAAGTGTATTAGAATTTGGCACTCATTCAATTGAGCATCCTTGGGTTACATATATAGACAAGGTTTCAGAAAAGAGTATAACTGTTGATACCTTTTTTGATAAGAATAACATTGACTGTTCAAAGTATAATTTTTGGAATTTTGACATTCAAGGAGCTGAATTAATGGCATTAAAGGGATCAATAAATAGCATAAAATATGCAAAGGTTTTGTATCTTGAGGTTAATGAAAAAGAATTGTATAAAAACTGTGGGTTAATTCATGAAATTGACGCATTTTTAGAAGAGCGTAACTTCAAAAGAGCCGTTACAATTATGACTCCTCATGGATGGGGTGATGCGTTGTATATTAGAGAAGACTAATTTGAATTACCTTCTTGAAGATGACATTCCTACATCTCCTCCAACGCTTCCTCCGAGTCCTCCTGTTAGATATTTCAATCCTTTATTTATGCCAACAATCAGAATAATAAAAACAATAGCAAATAAAATAAGCAAAAAAACTGGATTATAAAGTATATTAGCCATTGAAGTTCCAACATCATAATTAGTATTTGCTTTGACATTTACAACTTCGTTTGTTTCTTCTTCAGACGAATTTGTAGGTTGACAATCTATGTAAATGTCATTACTAGTAATGGCATCGCCTTTAATTGGTCCCTTTTTATTAACGAATAATTTAGGTCCACTAGGAAACGGCATTCCACCAAAAGGTTTAATTAATTTTTGAAGAGAATCCAAGCTTTTTTGAGAGATATAAATCGCGTTTTGTATTCCAAAGGCAACAAAATAAGCATTTTGAGTTTCATAACTATAAAATTCTTTCAAAGGAATAAAATCATTTAATGTGAAATCAGTAATGCCTTGATTAACGCTACCCCCTTGAGATGGTGCACCTTTGGATACAGCTTCTATAATCTGGGATATTGTGTTTGCAGCATTTCCAGAAGTGCCATTCGTTGCAAGAGGTATGCAGACATATAAAGTTTTACCACCAGCTACAGGATTGTGCATTAACATCAACTCGCCGTTAGTCTGTTGATTGTTATACAATTGGAGTGAAGGGCTGTATAAATAACAAGCCGCTATATTATATTTAGTATTATTGAATGTAACAGGCGAAGCTGAATCACTGCAAGAAATGTTTAAATAATTTCCAGCGTTAGTTGCCGTGCAACTTTTAACTGGGTAGTTAAATTTTAAATCGCATTTATAAGTGCAATTTCCTGCTACATTTTGTGGAGATATATTCATGGGTGTTTGTTGTGTTTTATTGCTCATTAATATAACAATATAAATAAAAAATAATCAGATGAATATATAAGAATGAAATTAACTAAAGGAAAATTATCAAAAATCCGAAACAAGAAAAATCAAAGCGCAAAGCGATTTAAGAAAACGGGAAAAGGCAGCAAAACCAAAACATTTAGAAAGAGACGGGCTTTAAATCTACATAATACCAGTTTAAAAAAGTACAAAGGTGGACAGGAATCTAAATCTACAGAAAAGGACTCCAAAGTTATTGAGTCTACTAAACCTGATGAAGCCCTCACTACAACCGATGTAGTTGTTCCTCCTACAACCGATGTAGTTGAAACTCCTACAACCGATGTAGTTGGTGCAACAGATGTAGTTGAAACTCCTACAACCGATGTAGTTGGTGCAACCGATGTAGTTGAAACTCCTACAACCGATGTAGTTGAAACTCCTACAACAGATGTAGTTGAAACTCCTACAACAGATGTAGTTGAAACTCCTACAACCGATGTAGTTGAAACTCCTACAACCGATGTAGTTGGTGCAACCGATGTAGTTGGTGCAACCGATGTAGTTGATGAACCTGCCGAAGAAATTACCCCTCCACCTGATTCGGGAGAAGGTCCAGGAATCGTTTCTGAAGTCGGGTCTGATGTTTCCTCCCTCGCAAAAGAAGAAATGGGTGAAGATAGTTCTGCTGCTCCTGATGCCACACCTGTCTCAGAAAATGAATCGGATACAGCTTCTGAAATTGGCTCAGAAGATGCAGATGCCATAAAAGAAGAACCCGTTGCTGAAGAAACAGAACTCTCTGCTGAACCCAGTCAACCACAACAAACAGTCGGAAATGACATATCCATAGTCGCAGAATCACTTGATAAGTTGGCTGAATACATATCAGACAAGATTGCAAAAAAAATAAATCTTGGTACTTCTGCAGCTGCTGCGGATTTAAATAGAGATTCTTTTAATGCTGTTGCAAATGCAAATGAAGCGTTGGTTCAAGCTTAGAAAATTATATGAAAGGTATGTATTTTATGGTGTCGCTGTCATATATTGTTATTTTAAACGCTTGGTTATAACCCTCAACATACACAGTATCACTATTATACAATTCGTCGCACCCATATTCATTGGTGCAGCTTCTCCCGCTTCTAACAATAGGAAGTTTCACGCTATTGTTTTGATCGCTCATTGTGTAGTACTGCCATTTGTTGCGATTTGTGAATAACGGACGACCCATTAATGGCAATATTTTTCCTGAACCGTTAAGTGGTGTTAAAAGACCCATTTGACGATAATTAGTGTCAACTGCGCCAACATTCGTAGAAATATTAATAGGAATTGTTCCTGGAGGCCTATAAGTAAAATTTGGAACTAAATATCTCTCGTCGCTTAAAGGAGGAACATATGGATTCATGAGAACATCGTTTGGTAAATTGTTGTAACCATAATTTGGTCTTGTAAAAAAACCAAAATAGCTTTCATTTGGATCACGCATTGCTGACCTTTGTTCTTGTTTTATTATAATATTCTCTCGTTTTGTGTCTTGGTTGATGCTTTTAAACACAAAATATAAAACAACGCCTATTATTACCACTAAAAATACCATTGTCATATTTTCTAGACATATTACTCCAGGTGGACATTTTTTGCTCATTGATATATATTGTATATATTATAACACAATATATATGTCAAAAACCTTTATTGTTATTTTTCTTTTCGGGTCTTAATATCTCCGTGTTTTGTTAGTTTTATGTTTTTTTTGTTTTGTTTGTTTTGTTTGTCTTCTTGATTTTCCTCCAGAAAAGTCTCCAGCTCTAGATCTTGTTGGTATCGCATACTTTTCAGCAATAGGCACGGCTGCAGCCTTTGAACGAGTTGTAACAAAAGAAGAAACCTGAGGTTCTTCAACTACAATCCAATCGGCAACATTACTTCTATCATATGATACTCTGGGTTTAACTGAAAATATTCTACCAGAATCCATCATACCTTGAATTGCCGAAGAACTTAAACGATTTGCTACTCCCAATGGAGCTTCTGTTATTGATCTTATTAATGGTATTAAACTCGCATAAATTCCTCTGGCGTGATGATTCATTTCAAAACTTTTGCGAATTGTCTCTTTGTTAGTAGCAATCCATCCGCGACTAATAACACCATCTCCATATATATAATCCAATAATGCTATTAATTGTGGTCTATCAAAACCTATTGCTGGATCCATGTTAAAATATGTGGTATTTGTTGCATAGTCTAAGTATGATATGAACTTTATAACCTTTTGCATTCTATCTATAACCACAGCTTCCGGGGTATCTCTGCTAACATAAAAATCTGTTATTCTATAACCAATTATTTCTGAAAGGTCCTTTTGAAAATTTGAACCGCTAAAAACATTGTATTTTTCCATAATTTCTCCGGCGTGTGATGGAAAAAGTCTTGGTTTAGTCAAGTTTATTGTTCTACCAAAATCAATTAAAACGGCTCTTTCATCAGACCCACCCCCCGCAACAGGAGGCAATGTACTTCCTAATATATTTCCCATGTGACAATCATAATTGATTGTTTTTAATTTTGCAAATAAAACAAACAGCTGAGCCAACCCATACTTACAATCTGCATAATAAGCGGCGTCATCAGTTACACTATTAAGTTCTCTAAATTCTGGGTTTGCCAATTCCATTGTCATTAATCCAAGAGTTCTTCCAGGCGTTACGTTTGTTATTAAGTAATTTAACATACGAGTAGCTGTATCACTATCACTTTTAGTTAACAGTGTTCTTAATAATGTTTCTGATGCAGATTCATCTTCTATATCTATTGTATTAAATGTTGAGAAATCAACAACTGCCAAGCTAATAGGGTTTGCTGTTGGAGTAACTGTTGCAGTATATATTTTTTGTTGTATATCTGCTTCTATCTTAAAACTAGTTAAATCTTCAGTTTCTTTATTGCGACCATCAGGCAAAGGAGTTCCGTTATATGTTTTATCTCCAGGAATTACTAAATTTGGCAATTCAGAATCATCGGCGTCCTCTCCTATTATTGCAAATTTAAAAATTAAGCTATATATTGGCTTTGTAAAATCAGTCCCGGAATTATTTAAACCAAAAAATTCTGAATTTTCAGGAATTTGTGGAACATCTAATCTAAAAATAAATCCTTTTAATGAACTAAATGCAATTTTGCTTAAACGCGCGCCGGGGTTAGAAATCATTTTATAAACGCATTGCCAACTAGTTAATGCTTGATTTTTCTGTTTTAATCCACCTTTAATTTTTCTTCTTGTATTGTGTTTTCTTGTAGTTTTTTTATTTTGTCGTTTTCCCATATATATTTTATATATTAAACAAATAATAAATTTTATTATATTATTTATTATTTGTTATTTGTTATTTATTATTTGTTATATCTAAGATCTTTGGGTCTTTTTAACCAGACGCCTGAAATTGCTTAGCCATTTCAGTAATATTTCCGAAATTCTTCATGTCAAAACCACCAATTAGGCCCTTGGCTTGTTCTAACAATGGAGTCATACTTTTCATCGCCTCTGCCAACTGTAATTGTTGATTCATTAATTTTTGAGTATCCGCTGTTAAATTCTTGATTCCATCTCCACCCAAAATCTTGTTTAAATCCCCGTAAGCATCTTCAACTGTGGCTGCATAATCTAATCTGCTTCCTCTCTTGTCATATGGGTTTGAAAATTTCTCATTTGCCTTAGGGACATCATTATTGGCTTTATCCGCAACAGCAGTTATTGCCGCGCCATTAGAAGAGTCAACCTTTACACCATTTCCACTTGCATCCGTTGTAGAGGGAATTTGGTTTCCACTAGCATCTGTTGCTTTAGAATTATCTTTTGATTTAGAATCGTCTGATGCATTTTCAAGTCCTTCTTTGATAAAACCAGATGTAAAAAGGCTCGCTAAAATAAGCGGTACTAATAAAACGATTGTCATGTTCTTGTTAAAAGTATACACTAAATATCCTACTAAAACAAACAAAGCAATTGCTTTATAATTTCCCATAACCATATAACCAAAAAGATTAGCGACTGCTAAAAAGAAAACAATGTATAAAACATACTTATTTTCTAACAATTTTGCGAGAGAACTTGGAAGCTTCATTATATATATATTCTGTCAAAAAAAATTGATAAACAGATAATTTATTATTTATTGAGTAACAACAAAATAAAACGACAATTATTAAATTAATATTAATAAAAAGAAGAATGGAAATAATAGATTTGAGAGAATTACAGCGACTTCAGAGAAATAAGTTTAATTTAGTTGTTTGCGAAATATTTAACAGAAACATACACGGTTATCATGGAGACAGTGATAAATATGTTGAAGGACACTATTTATGCACACATGTTTCTCGGAATAAAAGTATATTTGATGACTGCGATTATGATAGTGAAAACGAAGATGATGGAGATTTATTCGATCATCTCAATGTTGATGAACCTCATATATGTGATATAGTTGAGTTGCAGAGTGCTTATTATATAAATTATACTAGACACATCGCAAGAAAGCATAATATCATAAGAAATTATCACCGGATTATATCTCGGAGCGATTATATTCAACCTCATATTGGTCAAGTTATTTATCTTCCAAGCGGCGAATGTGTAGCAGTTTTAAAAACCATCTGGTTAAGATTGATTCAAAGATGTTGGCGTCGCGTTTATAATGAAAAAAATCGCGTAATAAACAGAAGGAAGCAACTCGGTTCTTTACAGTTCAGAGAAGTACATGGTAAATGGCCAAATGATTGCAACTATTTACCATCTATACATGGAATGTTTTGGAGTTAGTTTAAGCGGAAGATGTCGTTTTTCGCGTGTATCTTCTGGGATAAACCGCGCGATATCCACCTCGTTGAGTTTTTTTTGCATTTTTAACTTTTCTAGATTTTTTAACTTTTCTATTTTTTGTGGCTTTTCTTGTTTTTCCTCCCCTCCAAGGTCTGGGATGCCTCACTTCACCTGGACGCGTGTTTCCCATAATTATTGACCGTTGTTTGTTTCTAGGCAAAGCGCGAGCCGCATTTTCGTCTAAAGGTGGGAAGTTTGCATCATATTCTCCGCGGGCATTTTCTTCAGGATTTATTCGTGTGCGCACTCCTTGAGCTCCATTTGGACCAGGAGGAGGATTAGCGGGAGGAGCTGGAGGATTAGTGGGAGGATTAGTGGGAGGATTAGCAGGAGCAGCAGCCAAAGCCGCATCCAAGTCAGCCTCTAATTGTTGTAAGGCTTGTTGAATTTCTTGATAACTTGCTCCGGCGGTATCATGCAATTGAGTTATGCTAGCATCATTTGCGGTAATTGCAGCGTCAATTTGATCTAGTTGCGCAAGAAGAGCATTTATTTGCTCTGTGCAATTTGCCATTTTAGCTTCACACGCATTCAAAGCTTGCTGAGCCGTTTGAAGAGCTTGCTGTAATTGTTGACTTTGACCCTGTGAATCAGCAATTTGTTGTGTTAATTGAGCAACTTGAGCCATTGCAGCATCTCTTTCCTGAGTTAGTTGTTGAAATTGTCCTTGAACCGCTTGTAATTCATTTCGCGCCTGGTCTCTTTCTTGAAGTGATTGATCTCTTTGACCAGTTAATGCTACAATTTGTTGATTAAGTCCGTCAATTTTTGGAGAGATTTGCACAAGTTTTCCTTGTAACGAGGCAATTCTTTGTCTAATCGCGTCTCTAAAAGTTTCATTTGCTTGTCGTTCAGCCCCAATTCTATTGTTCAAATCGCCTATTCTTTGAACAAACTGTTGCACTTGTTGTAATCTTTCTGGGGGAATGCAATCTTGTGGTGGTTGTTGTGCCATAATTTATATATATTACGCATATAAATTATTTATTTTGGATGTATCATTTATTGTTTAATAATTTTATTGTTTAATAATTTCATCTAAATTACTTTTTATATTATCCATCTCTTTCAATATACTGTTTTGTTCATGTCTAGTGTTATTAATATCTTTTTCGGTCAATTTTCCACTAACCATAATATCTCCCAAATATTGGTTTAATATATTCATTGCTCGCATTTGGTCCTCATTTTGTTTAATAATATAATTGTGATATCTTTGATAGTCATTCTTTACACCCTCTAAAAATTGATTTTGGCTAACAGTGCTTTCTAAAGTTTTTCTCTTTTCAAGCAGTAGATTTCGTTTTGCTTGTATTTGATTCTCTATTTGCGTTAAATAATTGTCTCTATCAGCCAAGTTTATTTCATACACTTGCATACTTACACTATAAATGTATTTTATTTTTACAAAAAAACTTAAAAAACTTAAAATCAAAAACTAAAAACTAAAACAAAGACTTAACGATTAAAATATAAAATCTTCACTATATATTATTTAGGATGTCCAAGAACAATTTAGAGCCACTACTCGCGCCTGACGATAATAGATTTGTAATGTTTCCAATTCAAGACCAAGATATATGGAAAATGTATAAAAAACAAGTGGATTGTTTTTGGCGAGCCGAAGAAATTGACTTATCAAAAGACCAAACACATTGGGATGCTCTTGAAAAAGACGAAAAATATTTCATTTCCATGATTTTGGCATTTTTTGCCGCAAGTGATGGAATTGTTTTGGAGAACTTGGCTGCACGATTCATGAACGATGTTCAACTTTCTGAGGCTAGAGCGTTTTACGGATTTCAAATTGCTATCGAGAATATTCACTCGGAGACTTACTCACTTTTGATTGAGTCTTACATCAAAAACTCTGAGGAAAAAACCAAGTTGTTTCACGCAATAGAACATTTTCCTTGCATTAAAAAGAAGGCGGATTGGGCGCAAAAATGGATGCACGATAATCGCAGTAGTTTTGCCACGCGGTTGGTGGCGTTTGCTTGTGTTGAAGGTATCTTTTTCTCTGGTGCATTTTGCAGCATTTACTGGTTGAAAAAACGAGGATTAATGCCAGGACTCACATTTTCAAACGAATTGATTTCGCGGGATGAAGCACTTCACACCGAGTTTGCTGTTCTATTATACAACAAACTTCAAAAGAAAATGACAAAAGCTAGAATTCACGAAATAATCAAAGAAGCAGTTGAAATTGAAACAGAATTCATTTGCGATGCTCTTCCATGCCGTTTGATTGGAATGAATTCTGCACTCATGACGCAATATATTCAGTTTGTTGCAGATAGATTATGTTTGCAGCTTGGTTATGATAAGATTTATAATGTCGCCAATCCATTTGATTTTATGGAACTCATTTCTTTAGAGTCCAAGACTAATTTCTTTGAGAAGCGTGTTGACAGTTATGCATTGGCCGAAAAGACAAAGGCCGATGATGTATTTGATTTTGCTGCTGACTTTTAGTTTGTATTTAATTTTGGAAAACGATGACGCACGAAAAAATATTTATTAAACAAACTTAAAACAACATTATAATAAAGATGTATAATGTTGTCCAGAACATTTTCTCGCAAGTTTTCGTCTATTATCACACCAGTTTCCGCAATGGAAGTTTTTAAGAAGAGTTGTTATCATAAGATTGATTTCAAGATTAATGAAGATAGTCCAGTTCAGGAAGCTGTAAATCGTTTTACCGCATTTAATATTGGTTGTCTTGCTGTTACTGATAGTAACAATAAGGTAGTTGGAGTTTGTTCTGAGCGAGATTTTATTACTAAGGTTGCGTCATTGCGAAAGAATAGCGAAATTGTAAAGGTGAAGGAGATTTGCACTTATGGTCCAAATACGATTATTGCAACTAAGGATGATTCTTTGACAACTTGCATGAATAAGATGATGTTCAAGGACATTCGCCATTTGCTTGTAATTGATGATAAGAATGAGGAATTTATCGGTATGATTTCCATTAAAGATTTGATCAAGGAAATTACTCAAAAGAACAATGAGGCCATCACTCGTTTAACTGACTTTGGGATGGGTAAGGGCGCCTACTTTAGTAGTGAATAATTTTACCAAAGAGAAAACAATAAAAGAAAATAACAAATAGAGAAAACAAAAAAACAACATAAATAAAAATGAATATATAATAAAAGAAATGATAAGTTGCGAATTAATGGGTGGGTTAGGCAATCAGTTGTTTCAAATATTTACAACTATTTCTTATGCAATTAAACATAAACAATCATTTTCTTTTTTATACACAAATGTCGTAGGAGATAGACCTACTTATTGGAATAATTTTTTTGGTTCTTTGAAAAATTTTACAACGCATTCTAGACCACAACTATTTTATATAAAAGAAACCGGGTTTCATTATGAAGAATTGCCAGAACCTTCGCAGAATGAGAATACTTCTTTATTTGGATATTTTCAAAGTTATAAATATTTTGAACAACATTGGAATACTTTATCTAGATTAATAAGATTGGAAGATCAAAAATCTGCAATTAGAAACAAATATAATCACAATTATGATAATTTAGTTAGCCTGCATTTTCGTTTAGGGGATTATAAACATTTACAACATTGTCATCCTATTATGAAATATGAATACTATAGAAATAGCATTCAACATATATCAGCTTCAACGAATAATGGAAAATTAAAGGTTTTATACTTTTGCGAAAAAGAAGACGATGGAGATGTTCAAATCATTATAGATGGGCTTCAAAACCAATTCCCTGATTGTAGGTTTGTTAAGATAGACCACGGAATTGTTGATTGGGAACAGCTTTTAATGATGAGTCTGTGTCGGCATAACATAATTGCAAATAGTACATTCAGTTGGTGGGGGGCTTATTTTAATTCGCACGAGGATAAAATAATTTGTTATCCAGACATCTGGTTTGGCCCAGCAATACCTCATAACAATTTGAATGATTTATTTCCCGAAACGTGGACAAAAATAACTACTAACTACTAATTACACCTTTTAACATTTCAAACGCCGATTATTTATAAACCTTTTTATAAATAATTATTTGTATATTTTCTTTACTTTTCTTGTTTTATTCTTTGAAACATATTTTCCTGGTCGTTCGTAAGCACCCTTAAATATATTTTCATATTTTTCTTTCGGTATTTCACTTATTACTTTTTGGATATTTTCTTTTAGGTTTTCATATTTTAACCCATCTAACTTTTGTAATCTTGATTTCAGCATACTAAAATAATTTTCTATGGAATTAGTGAAATGCTGATAGGGAACAGCATATAAAATATTATTATGTTTATTTACCAATGCTTTTATTCTTTCGTTTCTGTGTGATGAAGCATTATCTAAAATAATTAATTTATTCCTTAATTTACTCGTTATGTTATGTTCTAAAAAATCAATTAACCTATCTGTATTTATTCCACCTTTTTCATATAAATCCCAATGTATTACACCATTTACATAAATAGCAAATATTCCAGTATATTTTTTGAATACTTCTTGTGATTGTGTTTTTATTACACATCTCTTACCTTTATTACTATAACAATGATTTCGTTTTTGTAATGACTTTATTGAGGTCTCGTCAATACAAATAATATCTTCTATTTTGTATTTTTTCACTTCATCATAAAATTCTTTTATTTTTGAGTTTATATCAATATCTTTTCCAAATCGTTTTAGAGGTTCGTGTCTAATTCTTGTAAGTTTCAAAGTAATATTATTATCACGAACAACCCTAAAAAGTTGCATAGTGCTTATATCCGCATTTTTATATTTATCTTTTAGTTTTTGGTGTAATTCTTGTAATGTGATTGTTTTATTTTTATTTATTTCATCTACTAAAAATTTAACATATTCTTTTTTAACTTTATAAGCAACTGGTTTTCTATAATGAATATCTACATTTCCTTCTTTTTTGTATTGATTAACCCAACGCATTAAACTTCTTGGAGAACATTTGAAAATTTTACAAACCTCTTCTTGTGTTTTATCTTCAACTAAATAATATTGAACTGCTGTTAATTTATAATCATTACTTTTATGAGTAGGCATATATAATATTTAATTATAAAATTGAAATAAATATTATAAAATAAATTAATTATACACTTTACAAATGGTATATATTTATATTCTACAATTAGAAAAAGGTAAATTTTATGTCGGTAAAACTATTAATCCTTCTTTTAGGTTAGATAGTCATTTTAATTCAAATGGTTCAGCATGGACTAAACTATATAAACCAATAAAAATGATAGAATTAATACCAAATTGCGATGATTATGATGAAGATAAATATACTAGAATGTTTATGGATAAATATGGGATAGATAATGTTAGAGGTGGTTCATTTGTTTCAGTAGAATTAGAACAATCAACTAAAACCCATTTAACACAAATGAAAAATGGAACAAATGATAAATGTTTTAATTGTGGAAAATCAGGACATTTTGCGAAAGATTGTAAAGAATGCAAAGAAGAAATAATTTGATGTTGCGAATATTGCGATAAAGAATTTATTGATGAAAAGAAATGTGAATATCATGAAAAGAATTGTAAATATAATAATGAAGATAATGAAAGTGAAGATGATGAAGAAGAATACGATAATGATGTTATATGTTTTAGATGCGGTAGAGAAGGTCATTATGCTAATTCGTGTTATGCATCAAAACACATTAGAGGATATTATTTAAGATAAATGTTTCTTTGTTTCACAATGTCGTGTAAATAATATTTCTGCATATGTTCCAAAATCACATTTATCACAATAATATTTAAATTCTTTTTTTCTTTCTTCGTTATTTGAATGTTGTGTTAAACAATGAACCTTCATACAAGTTAAATTATTTGTCTTATAATCACAATGCTTACATTTTGGTTCTAATACCTTATCACTTCTCGTTTTTCTTTTTCCATTATTTTTATGTTTTTCACTTTCTATATGTTGTTTCCAGTGTGCTGGATATATACATTTATAATTACATACTTCACAATTATATTTCATTTCTGCTTCATTATGTATTTCCATTTATTTATAAATATACTAATTATAAATAAATTATATTTAAATCTTTTGCGTTAAAATAACTTAAAAATAAAATATTTATAATATATATAAAATGAAAGTTAAGAAAAAGAAAAAGGAGGATTTCAAAGAATTTAGGAATAATGAAAAATCCGCTTACAAAACTTTCAAAATTCCACTAAAAACGATTTTATTAAATCGTGATACAACACAACCAGTAATAAACCATTTGGTTTTTGAAATGAATGATTTGGTTATTCATACATATCAATTTATTCGTTTGTATGTTTTAGACAAATATACCAAAAATCAACCATTACCAAACATAGATGAAACATTTATTTTGTATTGTATCAAAACATTAGGAAGTCGTGATAATAGAGGAAAGAAAGGAAAAGATACAGAACTTTTAGAAGTTTTAGATGCATTTTATAAAACGGAATACCAACCTTTACTGAACCACGAAAAAACTAATTTGAAAAATACAACCTTTTTATTACCATATTTAGCAACACAAATACATACTTCTTTACATAACAATATTCAAGAACATTTTATCCAACACTTTTTACGATTTATTAACAAAACTACAAATCAAATAACAGAAGATAAGTCAATATTATTTCAATTCAAAAATAAATGTTTGTCGTTAGAAGAAACTGATATAATTTTTGACGATTGGAAAAATATACATCTTCCTAATATTTTACCTACTGAAATTAAAAAGTCAATTCACTATGATATTAAGGTTAGACCATTTGAATATTTGAAAGGAATGTTGTATATGAACTCTATATTAGAAAAACAAGAAAGTAAATTATTTCAACCATTACCATTAAGAAACAATATTATTCCAAAACATATTATTTTAGATACTGCTTCTATTATAAATTTGTTTTGTCCTGAAAAAGACAAAGATGGAAATAAAACCAAAAAAGGTGAATTATTAAGTAGCGTAAAAGAGAACCAAAATGAAGTATGGTGTAATTTCTTGGATATGAAAAATAGAATTTTCAAGAATAAACATTATCAGTTTCATAACCAAATTCAAACTGATGGTATTAGTTGTTGTTTATTATTTATAAGAAAAGATTTGAAAGATAAAAAATGGGGTTCAAGAGTTCCTGTTTTACAAGAACAAGATTTTCATACCATAGAAGATTTATCCAAAGAACAATTAGATACATTGAAAGACAGAAATATAGTTGGTTGCGACCCTGGTAAGCATTCATTAGTGTATATGATTGATAAAAAAGGAAAAAAATTAGAATATACTGCATCACAAAGAAAAATAGAAAGTTATGGAAAACGAAACCAAAGAATATTATTACAAGAAAAGAAGAAACACAAAATTATAGAAAAAGAAACAAGATTATCAATACAAAATAGCAAATCAGTTAATTATGATAAATTTAAAATGTATCTTGTAGAAAAATATAAGTTAAATAAAGAAACTACCGATTTTTACAAGAAAGAAGTTTGGAGAAAAATGAAATTTCGTCAATATAGTTATGGTAAGAAAAGTATTGATACATTTTTGAATAAAATAAAGGAAACATTTGGAGAAAATATACTTATTGGTTATGGAAATTGGAGTAGGTCTTCACAAATGAAATATACAATGCCGACAATGAATAAAGGATTAAGGAAACTAATTCATAAAAAGTATGATACAATAACTATTAATGAATTTTATACATCTCAAAAATGCTGTGAATGTAGAAAAGATTTGAAACATTACAAAGATAAAAATGGAGGAGAAATTTACAGATTATTCACTTGTTCTAACTGCGTGAGTTGCGAAAACAAAAATATCGTATTTAGAACAAGGGATAAGAATTCTGCAATAAATATACTGAACTTAACTGAATGTTGGATACATAACCAAACAAGACCAGTAGAGTTTCAGTTTCAAGCATCGTCTTTCACATGTGGAAACAAAAATGCAGGGTTAAGTAAGACAATCGGCGTTAAGAAACAACCTCGTAAGAGTAAGCACGCCTGTTGATTTTACATTTTTTAAATATTTTTTATGCCGTAAAATCGGCGTTTGAAATGTTAAAAGGTGTAAAAATAATATAAAATCTAAAAGCAGTTATAAAATAAACTATGAATTCTGATTCTGTTTCTTCTTCGTTTATAAGTGAATCTTCAAAAAGTGATTTAATAAAAGGTTATAAATTTTCGCATCCATTTCCGTTTACATACATAGACAATTTTTTGAAACCTGAAAAGGCAAAACTAATTTTAGATGAGGTGAACAAATTGAAATCTGAAAATGCAGATAATAAATTCACAAATCCTTATAATTTTAATGAATTCAATAAATTTGCATTCTCTTTTAACTTTGGACCCAATGTTCAAAAACTATTTGAAGAGCTAGTTAGTGATACATTTATTGATTATGTTGAAAAATGCGCTGGCATTTCTGGAATAATAAGAAACGATACAAGATTGTTTGGTGCTGGTGTTCATAGAATACACAAGGGTGGTTATTTGGGCGTTCACACAGATTTTAACATTTTATATCATGAAAAATATGGACTTATAGATAGAAGAATAAATTTATTGATATATTTAAATCCAGATTGGAAAGACGAGTATGAAGGTGAACTGTGGTTATGTAATCATAGTAATGCAACTTTAAGTTATAGAATATTGCCCATATTAAATAGATGTGTAATGTTTAATACATCAAGTATAAGTTTACATGGGCATCCAAAAATATTAAATTGTCCAGATAATAGATGCAGAGAATCTATCGCGGTTTATTATTATACAAAAAATCCCAATAGAGACCAAGTTATGAATAACAGTATATTATGGAATGGAAACAATAATGTGCGCGATTACGAAGGAAATGAATATCATGGAACTGTATTTTATGAAACAGCCCAATTTAAATTATGAGAGATAAATAAGTTAAAAGTAATTTATATTATAAAAATTATAATATAAATGAGTGACGCGAGACTAGAACAAGATTATATTCTATTAGTTATGAATTGCGTGAGATATAGAGAAAAAGCCCTCGTGCAAAAGGCGGGATGGCTGCAAAATATTCCAGATTGTCTTTCTTATTATCACGTTATTGGAGACCCCGATTTGTCTGTTCCATATTTATTTGATAACGAAGAAAGAATTTTATGGGTAAAAACTTTGGATGATTACAATTCATTGCCAAAAAAAGTTATTGCCGCATTGCACGCAGTGAGAACAACTTTTAAGTTCAAATATGTGTTTAAAACTGACGATGACCAAATTTTGCAGGATTCAGGATTTTTTGATATGTTAATAGATAAGCTCGTAAGAAAGCCCACAAAGATGAAGGCTCATTATGGAGGACAAGTTGTTGATGTTCAACTCCCTTATTTATCGCAGTATTTTCACATTCATCCTGAGCTGCCACAGGATATGATAATACAAAAGACTGAATATTGCAGCGGTCGTTTCTATTTTCTCTCCCCAGAATCAGTTACTAATCTTGTTTCAAAGAGAGAAAATATTGAGAAAGAGTATTTGGAAGATTATTCTATTGGTCTAAATTTGAACCCTATATTCAAAAAAGTTATGATTCATCTTCAAAGCGACGAGTATTTTAAAGACATGGAACTTAATACTATTATGTCATAATTTCTATTTTCGCAGTCACGCCTTTTCATTTGAAAATGATACGACCGGTCATTCCAGAAAACAAAACATAATACAATATACATAAAACGCAACTGACAATTATTGGTTTATGGCAAGTTGGGGAGAGAAGGTACCGCTGGCGGGGCATCTTGAGCCTTAGGTGGACCTCAGCCTCCTTTCATTTTTCGCATGGTACGAGATTTCCTTACACGACGCGTTTTTTTGCGATTTATGCGCGTTTTTCTAATTGGCATTATATATTATAACAAGACAATAATATATAATTTACAAAAATTTCATAATAAAACATATTTTTATATATAATGCATAATGTATTTGGGACAAGCAAATCAGGATAAATTTGTATTGAATGTTCTTAAAGAAAAAACTAATGGATATTTTTTAGAAATAGGTTCTAATCATCCAATAAATATTAATAATACTTATTTGTTGGAAACTAGTTATAATTGGAAAGGAATAATGATTGAATATGAATCAAAATATTTACCTTTATATAAAGAACAACGTTCAAATAGCATTCATGTAATAAATGATGCAACAACAATAGATTACAAATTTTTATTTGAAACAAACAATATGCCTTTAACATTTGATTATCTACAAATAGATTTAGAAGCCAACAATGGTTCTACAATAAGAACTTTACAAAAATTAAACATTGAGATATTTGATAAATATAAATTTGCAACTGTAACATTTGAACACGACATATATCATACTAATTTTGATAATACCCGATTACAATCGCGAGATATATTTAAAAGTAGAGGATATATTTGTGTATTTGAAGATATAAATTGTGATGGAAATCCTTACGAAGATTGGTACGTTCACCCAGATTTGGTTGATATAGATTATGTCAATAATTTAATAGAGAATAATAAAACAAAATATATAGACCATCCTATTAGTGGAAAAACTATAAACTGGAAAGATATTCAATATATATAGTTAAAATCCAGGACGAATTAAAAGTCTTTTCCAACTATTTATTCTTTGTAATGCAATTTGGTGCAAAACCAACGATTCTTTCTTTGAATAATCAAATAAAAACAAACCATCATCATTGTGTCTTAAAACACGATTTTCAAACAACTCGTTTGCATTTTTAAAAGCATCTTCTAAATTTCCACCATTCTTATTCATTTGATAAATCATGCAACGATCAAAGTCATATGCCGTTAATAAATCGGCCTCTCTGACAATATGATACGCTTTTTGATATCCTCCCATAATTGGGTATCCATATTGTTTTACTTTTGAATAAGACATTGTCGCCATGATTTGTTTTGACATGTTTATTTCAGTAGGAGTTAATGCATTTTCCGATTGTAAAAACTCTTCTATTTCTTTTAAACCAGAAGTTTCATCAACATACTTTTTGTCACACATATCATGTAGAACCGCAGAGACATATATTAACTTTTCTTGATTTTTTAGAATAGGATAATTTTCAATTTCATTTTCATATATTTTATTAGAATATTGCAACACATTCATGCTGTGAGACAAACCATGCGATTCATCTATGCCATATTTTTTTGTCGTTAGTAAAACAAAATGAACTAGTTTTGATAACAGTGACATATTAGTTATATTAATAATTAAATTTTAAGTTCTTTTTATTATTTGTGTGTTAGTAAAACTACATAAAAGTATTTTAAATTGTTAATATAATGAGATTATTTTTCATAGTTCATTTGCTTTGGGGGTTTTCAAGCATTATAAGTATTGCTTCTTTAAAAATTAATTATAATCATAAGAGGGATTTGCGCTTGGGAAATGGTAAAGAAAACAATAGTCTATCAGAGAAGTCTTCAAAAAATATATCATTTAAAAACAAACTTAAAGAATTCAGACGGCTCATTCGCCCAAAAAGCATATTACCAACCGTTTTTTTATGCGGTGCCGGCGGGTTTATAATGAATCCATCAATATACAATTTGATTCATTCTAAAAAATTTATTACTTCAACCGTATCTACAATACTTATTCTCTCTAGTAGCATGGTTATAAACGATATTTATGATGTTAAAATTGATCGGATTAACAATCCTGGAAGACCAATTGCTTCGGGAAGGGTTAAAATATATGAAGCGATATTACTTTATGTTTTGTTAATTGGATCAGCAGAGTCTTTGAGCCTTCGTTTTCTTCCCACAATGCAGCAATTAATTATAAATTTTATTATTTTTCTTACAGGTATATACACTCCATTTTTAAAACGAGTTCCACTTTTTAAAAACATCGCATGTGCCTGGATCGTCTCTTTGACATTGTTTTTTTCTGGAACAACTTCCTCGCAAAACCTTATTGTTATTGAAAATAAAAACTTTGGTATTTTGTCAATTGCTATGAGCCTAGTGTTTTATGGTTCTTTGTCTAATGAAATTTTGCTTGATATTAGAGATTATGATGGCGATAAAGCAAACAAAATATGTACGATTCCAGTTATCTTTGGAAAAAAGTTTTCGCTACTTTGTGCGAGTATCATTACAAACTTAAACATTATGTCAAATTCTCTCGCATTAATGTATATTACTGATTCTGTTTTTGGTTTGTTGTTAGCAGTTATCTGTAGTCCAATATCATTTAACCTATTTAAGTTAAAAAATAATGATTATTCTGAGAATGAAATATCAAAGGTTGTTGATGAGACAAATACACCCCTTTTTTTAATGTTATTATATTTATGCGCAATTTCTTTACTTAGAAACTCGTCTAAAATAACTTTCTTTATCTAAATCTATCATAGCTCTTTTGTAATTTGTTTGTCGTTTCTCAATGTCACTGTAATCTTCTCTCTGAACAACTGTTAAAGGAGTTATTAAAAACCAATAATCCTGTTGTTGAAGCTTAAACCAATATTTATCAATTGCGTAAAAACGATGATTTTGAGGATCTCTCATTAATTTTTCAATTCCTTCTTTAAAATTTGATATAAGTGTATCATAATAATGTTGCTTAACTAAATAACCAGTTGTTGTTTGACATTGAAACACACGAACAGAATAATCATTACCTATTCCATAAGGTGGTGTATTATTGCCTGCAATTAAAACTACATCCCAATATGAGTTGTCTTCACGATTTTTTAAAAATCCATTTAACTGATTTACAAATATTGTTGGTTCTAAGAATTCAATATCGTCTTCACACAATAATAAATGCGGCCATCCTTGTTCTTTTGCCATTTGCAAACATTTCAAGTGACTCATACTGCAACCAATTGCACCATTTGGCAATTTAATTGCATTAAACCGGGTTGGAGATGCAATTCCAATTGATGCTAGTTGTTGTTCAACATGCGTTTTCCTATCTGTTCTGTGGTCTAAATTTATATAAACCGCATGTTTTATATCTGAAATACTAGTTAAGGAGTTGTCGTCGTTTTTATTATTTAAAAGTTCCATTTCCATTTCTAAATAAAAATAATATATAATTATATATTTTACTGTATTTAATTTATTTTCTTCCAAATATAAATGTATTCTTTATAATCATTCTTACTTGACTTTTTCAATAAGATGGACTCCGTGGAGGGGCCAAATAATGGTTCTAATATCTTCATATAAATGCTTTCATTTATATTAATAATATATGTTCCGCTGGGCTGTAAATTATCCCAAAGCTTTTGAAATACTTCCTTATAAAATGTTGTCCATTCTTGAATACTTTTTCTCTCCATATTTTTATAAATTTCAATGTTTTCATAAGGAGGTGAAGTAAAAACCATGTCGTATTTGTTTTTATATGCAGAGTAATCTATTGTATTTGAATCCTGGAATAATATATCTATTTTTGAAGTAGTTTTCTCTCTAAAATCTTTGAGTAGGCTCTGATAACCTGGTTCTAAATCCTTGTTTAAATCAATGCCGATATAATTTATATTCTTCATCATTGCACCCACAAGTCGTCCACCAAAACCACAAAATGGATCCATTACTGCAATACTTGGTGGATACCTGTTATAAATTTGCAAAGCATTTGTTATTTTAAAAGCGTTTATGCGTCCAAAACACAACCCATAACAGTAATAGTATTTCTTAATGATGCTATCTTTATAGCGATTATGATTGTCGCAATAAGTGAGCAATGTTTGAATATATTTCTTTTTCTTGTAATCTTCTATATCATTAACAAACTGAAAGAAATTTATACCTTTATTTCCTATTGTTTCTATACGCTGTTCAAAAAAATAATAATCTATTAAATTGCATCCGAGACGACTTCTACCATTTAAATTCTCAATTTCTTCTGGGGATTTTGCATTGATTTCAACCCAGTCTTTTAGAACTTCTGGGAAGGTTACATCCTTTAGGCCCTTAACAATTTGACTTTTATCCATTAGGATGAAGAGAGAAAAAGTTATTGAACATTCGCGGTAAATTAAATATATTTACTTTGCAATAAAATATTAAAGAATTTAGAGTATTATATGTTAAATGTATGAAAGTTATGAATCTTTTATAAAGAGCGTGCTTGAAAATGATAACCTAGAGAATGTTAATTTTAAATCAAATCCTAATTATAACGATATATTAGAACATGTAAGCTTTGAACAAGGAAACGAGTATATTAAATGTATTAAACATAAATTTCCTAGAATATCCTTTGCTAATATTTTAGAATACGTTGCAATCAATGATAAATACGGAAGTCCAAAAAAATATGAATTTAATTTTTCAGATGGTCAAACATTAAGTTGTAGTCCAACATCATTGAGATATGTTTTTCATTCTTTGATAATTTTGCAACACTATAAAAATAAAAATACATGCAAAAATGTAGTAGAGGTTGGTTGCGGTTATGGTGGGTTATTCTTAGCAATTTGTTATTTCTCAAAATTACTAGACATAAATATTGACGCCTATTGTCTTATAGATTTGCCAAAGATATGTGAATTAATAAAAAAATACTTAGAAATGCATAAAGATATAATTCAGATTGATTATTCAATTCATTCTGCTTATAATTATGGGTCTGATGTAGACAAAACAGATTTATTTTTAATTTCAAATTATTGTTTTACAGAAATATCAAATGAACATAGAAATAAATATATTGAAACACTATTTCCAAAAATTGCAAATGGTTTTATATTGTGGCAAACTTTGTTTAGTTTACCCATACAAAATGTGGGAATAATAAATAATAATGAAAAATTCGTTGAAGATGAACTTCCTCAAACCGGTCTAGAATTTTACAAAAATTATTTTGTTTATTTTTAACGACGAACTCCACCTAAACCAATATTTGCACTACCTGTCGCTCTAGGTCTAGCTCCAATCATTCTAGCATATTGTGGGGAGAAAATTGTTGTTGGAGATTGTGGTGGCATCATTCTTTGAGCTTGCATTTGAGCTTGAGGCCTCTGAGCCATTGCTCGCTGTTGTTGAATCATCAATACTCTCTCATCAGCCACTGGATTATATGGAATATTTCTCCATTCTTCTGGACCAATGTGAGTTTTTGTTGTTGATTCTCGGTCTGGAAAAACAACCTTACTTACGGGTTCCCTCAAATCATACTCATGATAGGAGTCTGCTTCAAATCTCACCATTGTCATAAATGAAGTAACATTAACTACAAATGTTCTCTCGCTTTCAACCGTGTATTTATTATCATCAGGATTTAATGATTCTCTATCCGTCGTAAAAAGAAGCTTGTGAATGGTTCTTAATCCATCTTGTCCATTATCGGTTTTCATTCTTTGTGGGTCTTTTCTTGAAACAAGACGAGAGACGCCATCAAATAATTGAAGAATTTCAGGACTGCCAATCGTGTAAAAATTGCTGCGGTCAATTTGAATTCCATATGCGAAACATCTTTTTTGCAAACAGGCATCTTCCATACCCCAACCCCAATAATTTGGATAACCGTTGATGAGCTCAAAATCGGAGCCTTTTATAACAACAATTCCTCCTAGAGCTGTTTCAAATCCGTAATAATGTTTTACAACTCCTTCAGTTGTTTCATAATCAAACAATTTGTGAAATGGCAATGTGTCTACATCATTGAATATGAAAGAAATGTCTTTGTATGAATCCGGGTATTTCTCTTTGATTGCTAAAAAACCTATATTCTTCATGGCTCCACGATTAAAATTTCTGGCGTCGCATTGATGAACAAATAGAATTTCATAGTCGTCTTGCCCTTCAAGGATAAATTCCATTTGCTTGCAAAAAAAGAACTTTTGCTGAATGCGGTCTCTGTACGGGACAATAAAAACTCGCTTAGGCGGATTTGTAGATGTGGTATCACTCATTTAATAATAAAATTATTTTAATTTCTATTATTAAATGCATTCATATAAATAATGTGTTTGGTTTATAATATATTTTTATCAAAATATAAAAATGGCAAATTTAGTCAACGATGAACTATTTTATGTTAAAAACGGCGTTACTTATCCACCGTTCAAAAATGGTTATTATTTAGAAGAACATTTTTTGAATTACACTCAAGAAAAAGATTTAAAGTATGATAAAAATGGTAGATTATACATACCCGCCTTGTGGACAAACTTTCAAATAGAGGGCTGGTTTCAAGATAAAAAAAATTATATGCAAGACAGATTAAATAACTTTGTTGATAATAATCCTTGTGAAAATGGTTATTTTACAGTAGTTCAATATGATGATGGTCCATTGTTGAATTTACCAAATAATACAATTGTTTATGGAGCTTGTAGTGGAAACATTCCAATCCCACTAATATACGAAGATAAGAATAATACTCTTTTAAATACTCCAAAAAAAAGCTATAATGAAAAAAACGTGTTATGTTCTTTTGTAGGAACCATAACACACAATGTTCGTCAAACCATTGTTGAACAATTGTCTTCTAACCAAAATTTTACAATGAACGTTAAAAATGGATGGTCTACAGATATTCCAAAAAATAATCAAGATTCTTTTATAGAGTTAACCGTTAACTCAAAATTTTCTTTAGCACCTCGTGGGTATGGTCGCAGTAGTTTCCGTTTTTTTGAAATATATAAACTGGGGTCAATTCCCGTTTATATTTGGGATGATATAGAATGGCTCCCTTATAAAGAACTCATTGATTATTCCAAAATTTGCATTTCAATCCATGTATCTAAAATTAATGAGTTGGAAACAATGTTGCTCAACGTTGATGAAGAAAAGTACAATAATATGTGGTTAGAATATGAAAAAATAAAACATATGTTTGAGTTAGACTACATGTCGCAATATATTGCAGAAGAACACAAATGGAAGTCTATTAAACTATCGCTTTGCATACCAACATTAAATAGGTTTGATGGATTTTTAAATGAGTATATCGAAAAATATTTACAATTTTTGAACGACGGTGTGATTGACGAAATTGTAATTAGTGATGAAAACGGAAACGATTATTATAAAATTTTAGAAAAATATGGAAATAATAATCCTAATCTTAGAGTATACAAAAATGAAAATGTGTTAGGAGTATTTTTAAATAAACTTAAAGTTTGTAGTTATTCTAGCAAAAATTTTATTGCATTAATAGATTCTGACAACTTTTGCAATATAGACTATTTTATTAAAATGAAAAAATACATTTTAGATAATAACTTACACTTATCGGAAAAACCATTGTTGTTGTCGCCGTCGTTTGCAAAACCTAACTTTAATTTTAAACATTTTGAAAACGCCGTTATTACAAGAAACACTATTGAAAATTATGAAAACGAGAATGTATTTTCTACATTAATGAATCTTGGAAATTACATTTTAACTAAAAATATTACAGACAACATAACATATGACGTTAACCTTTTAAAAAATATATCAGCATGCGACGTGCAGTATTTTAATTTATTGGCATTTCGTCAATTTTCAAATTTAGAGTTTCATGTAATTAAAGACGCAGAGTATCAACACGTTGTTCATGGCGACAGCGAATATTTAAAAACAATTGGTCAATGCTGCAATACGTGTGAGGAACATGTTTATTCTCAAACGGCAACAATTAAGTATTTAAAATAATAATTTATAACTGAATTTACATATATAAATAGATATAAATTATTTTTATTGATTAAGAACCGCAACATAATCATTTCCATCCGAATCGTTAATCTCATTTATAGAATAACTGTGCATTTTTAATTTATTTATAACAGAATTCACACAATTCATTCCCAATTCATTAGATAAATCGTTATTGTGTTTTGTAAAACATTCGGGGTTAAAATTCCATTTTTCAAACCTTATATTTGTAATTGTATATTTTGATAAATCTATCATCTTTATTATTTCGCTATCAAAACCTTCCGTGTCTATTTGCAAATACTGAATAGTTGTTATATTGTGAAGTCTGCATGTTTCATCAAATGTTATGCTTTTGGTCGTTATTTTTACCATAGCAGGGAACCCAGGTTTTCAGAAACCCGAAGGGTTTCCGTACCCCCGCTTGCCCCTCCTGAAAACACTTTTATAGAAATAATATAAATCTCATTATTATTTTGCTAATGAAAATTATTATTTTATATTAATAATTGTTACGCTGATTTATTTTGGGTCTGGAAGCCCGATGGCTTCTGATGACCGATGTACACAGCTGCGGCCTTTATAAGTAATAATAAAAACTCGCTTAGGCGGATTTGTAGATGCCACATGAGTCATTTAATAATAAAAGTATTTTTATTTCTACTATTAAATGCAATAATAATATAAAAATAATGGGGCGTTATATTATAGAATGTCTTTAAATAAAGCTTGCATTTTTTTATTCCATTTGAGCACTGGAGACAATTTTACTATGTATGGTGCAGTAAGACATCTACAAAAAATATATAAAGATGTTTATATTTTTTGTTTATATAGAAATAGATACACTGTTAAACAAATGTATCAGCAATTCAACAATATTCATATTCATATTATTTTAAACGAAGATTATAATAATTGCATTGTTCCTAATCATTTGATTGAATTATATAAAGCAAACATAAAAAATTATGATTTATATTCATGCGGAAGTCATATTAACAATTTTCACGAAGTTCCTGGTTATTTTTGGAGTAAATTTTACGATAACATAAATTTGCCATACAGCTTAAGATATGAATATAATGACATTAATAGAAACAGTAAAGAAGATGATTTATACAATAAAGTTGTTGAAAAATACGGCAAAAAGTATATATTTTTACATGATCACCGAAATGTAAAATATAAACATATTTGTGAAAGAGCGGACGTAAATGTTATTAGCGACTATCCAATTTTTCATCCAAATTTTAATTATTATTCTAATATTGGTGGAGAATTTAACGATTTGTGGTCACAAGATTTTTTATCAGACAATTTATTTGATTACTGCATGTTGATTGAAAACGCAACAGAAATTCACATAAGTGATAGTTCATTTTCTTGTCTTATGCCATATCTTGATTTAAAAAAAGTTCAAAAAAAGGTTATACACACTAGTTATTGTGAAGGGTTAGTTAATTATCATGAAAAATTTAAAGATTGGGAAATAGTTAAACAATAAATTAACATAGCAGAGAACTAATCTCATAAGAAATCTGAAATCCCTTTTGCTTTGCTAAACCCTCATTAAAATGTTATTTTAGAAAAATTATAAATCTCATTCTAAATATGCTAATGAGATTTATGCTTTAGGAATAAATATTGTAGTGATGAGTTAAAAAAATCTATTTTGGGGTCTGGAAGCCTAGAGGCTAATTTGACATTTATTCTTCGCAAAACGAACAATCCTCTTTTATTTTATTAAAAAATTTAAACAAATCAAAAAAAATGTATTTGTCATTTTTTTCTAATTCATAAATGTCTAATGGGAATCCGCCTAATATACCTTCCGTTAAATAGGATATTGCGTTTTTTCCAAACAGAATGGAATTACAAAATTGCCCTCCGTGACCAACCAATATATTTGTTTTTGCATTGTGTATAATAGACATATCTTTACAGAAATTTTCAAAATTTAAATTATCGTATACATTATCAATTGATAAATCTAATACGCGATTATTATTATTATTAAGTTCCAAAAGTTCTTCATAAATAGTTGTAATTTTATGTACTGTTGTTTCATAATTGCTAGGCATTTGTCTTTCGCCCAAAATTATAATAGTGTTGTTAGTTTTAAAATTTTTGCAAAATATCTTCATATTATGTTTTAATCCTTCATAGTTAAAATCACTTGTAAAACGGCATTTTGTGTGAAATATAATGTAGTCATCAGGAATCAGATTGGTTAAGTCAAAACTTTTATTTAAAGCAGAAAAATTAGTTATGCTTTTTAAATGTTTAGGCCAATCGCTATAATACATATCCGAATGACTATAAAATGTAATTTCTTGAGAATCAAACAATCTCTCCAACAATTTAATTTTAAAACAAAAAGAATTATAAGTGTCAGTTAACTGGTATGGATTATCTGTATAAACTCTTATATTTATAAATAATGGCGTTTTAATTAATTTATTTCTAACAAGTGTAGAAGCAAATAATATATCACCAATACCTGTTTGAATGCTATGACAATTTAATGAAATTATGCTTTGTGGTGTAGCAATATTGTTAAACTCAAATTTTGAATCGTTTATTAATTGTGTGAAGACGTTTGACATAATATTTGTTATAATTTATATTAATAAGATAGTTTTATTTAACTTTTATAAAAAAACTATTAACGAAAGAAACGTGATCTAATTTATATTCAACATCTAATTTTTTTAAATAGTCTACAAAAGTTTCAACATTTCTGTGACCGTGTTCAATTACAAAAACATCGGGTAAAACATTGCATCCTATCATACCATCAATTACATTTAACTCATTCCCTTCAACGTCTAATACAAACAAATCTAAGTTTTCTATATTTAACTCTTTAATAATTTGTGAATATGTTTTGCAATTAACTTGCACTTCAATACAGTTATTTTTACCACACATGTTATCTAATTCTTTTAAATGTTCATTTGTATGATTTATTGATCCATTTCCCCAATTATACCCTAAGGTTGGATGTTTATAGTTTTTAAATATAGCAATTTCTTCTTTATTTGACAATGCAAGTTCTAAATTAATTGAATTTGGTCTATTTTTTTCTAAATTCCTAAATATAAGAGGCCCTGGTTCAATATTAATTGTTTTCCAATCAAAATTCTCTTCAAAAAACTTTGTACAGCTATCATTTAAACCATCAAATGCCCCACATTCAATTGAAACTCCCTTAAATTTATTTGGAAAATATCGTTTGTGTAAAACCTCGTCAACTTGTGGATTAAACTGTCCGTAATATCTCATTTTTGCGTTATAATTTATTAAAATATTTTATAATTAGAATTTATAAGCAAATGACAACCGAAAAAAATGATTTAATTTATTTGCCAGTTTCTTTGGGTGAAGCAATAGACAAATTAACCATTTTAGATATTAAATTGGATAAAATTAAAGACCATAGACGCAGTGATGTTCAAAAAGAATACGATTTATTATATGAAAATTTAAAGGAATTCTTAGTAAAATACAATGATTTATATCAGTCAATGAAGAAAGTAAACTTGATAATATGGAATATGATGGACGTTTTAAGAGACGGAGATATTAGCAATGAAGAATATTTAAAGGTCTGCAAAGAATGCGTTGAATATAATGACATAAGGTTCAGAGTTAAAAATAAAATTAATTATGCTGCAAAATCATTGTTAAAAGAACAAAAAAGTTATAAAGTTAATAGATTGTTAATAGAAATAGCAGACAATATTATCAACGTTGAGGATTTTATAAGACCTATTAAGTATTTTTCGTTTTTCTATGATGAAATAGTTATTAAACATAGAGAAAACTCATCATTGAAAGGTGCGTTTTATTGTGATCCAACAATTGTGTTTATTAATATAGAATGTTCTAAAATAAATTCAAACAAAAAATATGAATTTAAAAATTCTTCTTTTGACAAAAATGATATTAATTTAATATTTGAAGTAAACGACGAAATGCTTAATAAACTCTTATAGTTTTTCATCAAACAAACATTCAATCATATCACAATTAAATACATTTATTTTATTAACACTATAGACATCAATGCGTTCTTGATAAGAGTCATCTATAAATATTGAATCTGTAACGTTAATATATTTTGATTTCCTTTCGTCTTTATCAACAATTATTATTTTATTAAATAAATTGACACTTATATAGTAATCTTCTAAACATTGTTGTGGATTTTTGTTTCGCGTTATTAAAATTAAATCTTTTTTCAAATTCTTTGCATGATATAAATACTGTAAAAGCTTTGTATTTACTTTATTTTTAATAATAATTGTATCGTCTAAATCAACATAAACTGTGGTATAACTAATTGAAATGTTAAATCTATTTTCATAGCATTTATAACAGGATACATTGTAATTATTTGTTAGTACATTGTCTATATAAATTCCGAAATGTTCGTATATAGATAATAAAGGAAAATTTGCACCTTGATTCCTATGAAGACATGCTGCACCTGGTATTCTAGGTGCGATTTCAAGTAAGGTTAATTCATTGTTGTTATTATATTTTAACTGAAAAAACCAAGAACCGACAAACCTTAGTTTTTTTGAAATTTTTTCTCCGATGCTTTTTACTTCTGGTAAATTTACATGTTTTGTTAATACGCTTAAACCATTAACTGTTTTTGCGCGCTGTCTAGCTTCACAATATATTAATCCATGTTTATCTGAACTAAAACAATCAACTGTGTATTCTTCTCCTGGCAAGTATTCACAAATAATATTGTTTTTAACAGTTGAACTATAAAAATCCAGTTCCGTTTTATTGTTAATTTTAAAAGCATCTCTTGAGCCATAACCGCATTCAGGTTTTAAGAATATAGGATAGTTTTTTATTTCATTAAAGTGTAATAATTTTGGAACTAATAGATCGTTTTCAAATAATTCATAAGTTTGTTTTTTTGAGAAACAAACATTGCACGTCTCAATTGGAGATGAAATGATTTTTACACCTAAATCATTTTCATGTTTTTTAAGAAATACTATAATACTATCAAACGCTGGATAAATACAAGTAATGTTATTTATAGATATTATATTTTTAAGAAATTTAACAGTATCTTCTTCATCTTTTATAAATGGTGCACCCAATGTAAAATTTTCAAATTGATAATGAGAAAAATTATTTTCATCTGAATCTATTCCAAATAAAGTTATCCATCTAATATATTTTAAAGAATCAAAAATTTCTTTTGAAACTCCTGAACCGGAAGGAAAAATTAAAACATTAATGTTATTCATTTAATATAAACTAATAATAAATATTTATATTAGTTTATAAAACTATATATTCATTTTTTGCATACTATAGTGTAATGCAGCGGAAACGCCGGACGATTTTTATCTATAGTAGCCTGAAAATGCAATATTGTAAAATTGTTTTTTTCCAATAAATATTTTAATCCAAACTCGCTAATTCTATAACAATCTGGAATGGGTCCATGAATCCTGAATTGAAAAGGTAGAGATAAATATAAACAACCATTCTTTTTTAAGAGTTTATATAATTGTTTCAATATTTCCCAAGGCTCATAAGTGTGTTCCAAAACTTCTAAACAATAAATTGCATCAAAATAATCTTTTGGTAAATCATTTTCAACCGTTAAATCTGCAACATAAGTAGTATTATTGTCTTCTATTATATCAACCGTTTCTAATATATTATTTTTTGATTTTATTCTTTCATTTTCATTATTTTTTGGTCCGACTTCCAAAATTATTTCATTTTCATGATTTTTTATCGTTTCTTTTATAAATTTATTAATGTTTATCCGCATTATTTTGTAATAGTGATTGTCTAATTCAAATTTAAAATTATCATCTATTAAACTAAATACGCCATCTTTTAATACGTTTCTATAATAAATGTTTGTGTCATTAATTAAATCTTCTTCAGATGACTTCAACAAAGAAGTAAATTTATATATAATGTCCACAACCTTTTCTTGTTCTTCAATTGCAATTTTTGAAGATGAAGGTATCATAATTATTTGTTGATTCAGCGTTTCTGAAGAGGAATCTTTATTTTCTATACTTGACAAATGAGTGTGTTTATTAATTGGATAAAAAAAAGGTCTTATATCAATGCCATTGTCTCTAAAAAAAACTGTGGTTTCTTCTATAGTTTTTGAATTTCCAATTATTCGAATTGCAAAAATCCAGTTTGCGCATTCTGTGTTTTCTTCCTTCTCAAATAACGCAACCTTATTCATCTTTATTAATTCATCCAAGAGTCGTTCATAGTTGAAAAAAATGCGTTTTTTATTTTCAAGAATGTTATTAATGTCTGTTAATTGGTCGTATAAAAACGCCGCCTGAATGTTTGTCATTCTATAATTATAAGCGTGAACATCGTGCAAATATTTTGTTTCTGACATTCCTTGCGAATAAACCCTTTTAATATGTTCATAAATATCATTGTGTTGCGTTAAAAAAACACCACCTTCTCCAGTTGTAATTATTTTATTTCCATAAAAAGATGCAGAAGAGCATAAAGTGTCGCTACTAGTTCCTGAATAAATTCCATTATATTTTCCAAACAAACCTTCACAATTATCCTCTACAAAAATTAAATCAGGTCTTAGACTTTTTAATCTAGGAACATTTACAATATTTCCTAAATTATGAACTATAAGAACAGCTGAATTAGAATCTAATGTTTTAATATACTCTTCATCCGTGTTAATATTCCAAGTTTTCATATCCATTTTTATAACTTCCACTTGTTCTATTGAATACACCATTAACGCAGTATTCCAAGCAGCAACGTAAGCATTGTTTGGGACATATATTTTTTTTATTTCCGGATGTTTAAATTTAATAGCCAAAAATAAACAATGTGTTGCACAAGTGCCATTTGCCATCAAGATTGCAAAATTGCAATTTAAAACTTCTTTTATTTTTTGCGCAGCTTTTTCAATATACTCGCCGTGATTTGAAATCCATCCGCTTTCTACAGCATTTATAGCAGATCTGTTGTATTTACTAATGTCTGGTTCATAAATAGAAATCATTATATATTACATTTAAATGTTTTTAAATACTTTACCGCGCTGTTAAACCTTTTTATATAAAATATCAATATTAACGTGCTTGCTGATATGTTACTATTTCTATAAATTAATTTTTTATAGAAATAATAACACATCAGCTTCACTAAATATACAAGTTGCCATTATAATTTATTATAACATTATATAAAACACTATTTACTGAAAAATTATTACATTACATAGGGTTTCTCACATCTATCATATAGTTTTTGTCAAGAAAATGCATAGGAATTCCCCATTTTTTGCACAACAAACTCAAAATTGTTTGATCGTGTCTATTTTCATGAAAAATCGGGTCATTTGTGCCAAATACGCTCGGAGAATCAGACGCGATTCTAAAGTCTTGATTATATGTTAACCATTCCCCAATAAACCTTATTGGGTTAAATGATTTTCTTAATAAAACAAACCCAGACCAAACCTGATTTGAGTTTTTAGCTCTTTCCCCAAATTCATTGTTTGGAATATTCATTAACAAAAATGCATCATATTTTGTTAATTGTTTTTCAATATATCTACCGCTATTCGGTTTATTAGAATATACACCAATATTTCTCCCAGTTAAAATATCTTTTTCTAGAGTTCTAACATTTGTTAACCAAATATATTTGCTATCATTGTAACATAATATATCTTCTTCATCTATTTCCAACAATCTTTTTAAAATTATGTACGGTTTCCAAACAGCATATCCTGCCAATCTTTTGTGTTTAAAAAAATGCGCGTTTTTTAGTCTGTAACAATCATCTATGTCGTCCATTGTATATATTTTTGCGGTGTCAAAACCACCAGTTTCTAATGCACTTTTAACATTTGCTTCTGCAAACGACATGTGATCTGGTGTAGCAAAGGTTATAAAATGATACTTTACCATAATATATAAACTATTTTATATATTATATTTTAGATATTAACGCCAAATTACAATTTAATATATTTAAAAGGAATGTCATTTAAAATGCTAGAATATTTGCTAAATCCACTCACGTGATCGTAAACTGATAAAGACAATATCGCGTTGCTATGTTCCATCAAAAAAAAATCTAACATAGTATTCATTATTCCATTTGTTTCTATAGATTTTAAAGCTTCTCCTCCCAAATGTTCTATCGCTCTAACGTATATATAAAAATTTGAATGAGATTTTAAATATTTTTTTATTATATTGCAATCACTAATAATAAGATATCTTCTATCTGGAAAAGTATAATGTTTTATTATATTGTCAATCCAAGTCATAAAAGATTCGCTCATCACTTCACCATTTACAAGATATTTATCTCCAGATCTTATGTGAATTACTCCATACCCTTTTTTTGACAATCCTATTTGATTTAAAGTAAAATCAACATAATTTCTCATATATTCATTTGGTCTCAATCTAGATTTTATTAATTCCTTCCCTATTTGAGAATATATATTAAAAGATGGAAATGCGTTTGAAAATAACCCTAAAGTTTCACAATTTTGCGAATTAAAATAATTAATTATATTTCTCAAAAACGAAGGGTTTATGTTTGATGCAACTGTTTCATAGTTATTTTTACCATTCCTTCTATTGTGTTCCATATAAGCGTGTATATTATTATAATCAACACCTTCAACCCTTGTTGGATTTTCAATATATTTTGACAAAGGATGTTGCGATATATCTATGTCAAATTCAACATTTATTAATCTGCATACCTGCATTAAACAAAAACACCCTCTTAAAAAATCACCTAATCCTGGTGATTTCATATTTTTATAATCTGTTTGATAAACATTTACTATTTTTTTTAATCTCGTATTTGTAAAGGAGTTTGCTATTTCTTTAATTTCTGGATGCATTATTTATATATAATGATAATTAATTTTTTATAACTCAAACACAACTGTTGTAATTGTTAAACAATATTAAACAGTTGTCTAATATTATTATACATTGGTGTCATGAAAAGAACGTCTCCCTTATTGACTGGAACAACTGTTTATAGAGGTTGTCGTATATTACTTCCAGAAACTATAAAAAATTCATATTATCCAAAGTGTGTTACATGCAAACATTTTATCCAGGATTCACTTTATTCTACTAGATTTTCTAAATGCAAAAAATTCGGCAAAGCTAATTTAGTTTCAGGAGAAATAGCTTATGACTTTGCGGATTCTTGTAGAGAGATGGAATCTAAATGTGGCCAATATGGTAGACATTACACATTTGATGAATTCCACAAAGCAAAAAAGGATATAAGAAAAATTAAATTAATTTTACCAATATTTGGTATTGGTTTATCGCCAATTATTCTTAGTTTATTTGCCAATGTATGGAAATTTTAACAAACAGACGCATACTTCTTTAAAATAACTGCAGGAACCATGTCATCCTTGATTTTCTCTATCTTTTTAAAACACTTGTTAATAGTAACCTCACTAATCTCACTCACATTCTTTACATCGCGCTTCGTAATGTTCAAATTACATGTCTGTGCAATGAAATAAACAACTCCCGCTGCAATTGAATGTGGTGTGTTCTCCGGCATTAGTCCATGTTTTTCAATCTTCATGGAAATAAACTGGCTCAACTTTGTAAGCTCTGAATTAATATTTAGCTTTGAACAATAGCGCTCAATAAATGCCTCTGGTTTTGTCCGGCAAAATGCAGTCTTTTCATTGTTCTCCATATCCTTCTCCAAGTTATTAATAATTAACTGGGCATTCTTGCAACCTCTGGTGGCACTTGTCACATCCAAATGAAAGATTGTTGCAATTTCCTTTGCGGTTCTTGGATAATTATTAATCCTACACGAGATATAAATAGACGCCGCTAAAATTCCATCGCGATTATCTCCCCTAAAAGTAAGCTCATATTCTGAAATCTTCTTATGATACCTAATAGCGTCATCAATAATAAGTTTTGGCATTCCAGAATTCTGAGCCATAATAGTAATTCGTTGAAACTCGTCGTATTGTGACTTTTCCTTATAAGGCATGGACTGCCACTCAGTGTAACGCCTTATTTTTCGCATCTCGTATGATGTTGAGCCGCAACACAACACTTTGCAACCAAACGATGATTCCTGCAACAATGGATTAATCGGCATACCACATCTTGTAGGATCATTGCCGTGATTATCCTCAGCTCCATAATATCGCCATTCTGCACTCTGGTCAACAATGTCCTTGTAAATGATTCCACACTTCCTATTTGTGCATGTCAAAAATCCTTCATCCGAGAATGCTAAATTATAATCACAATGGTCACACTTTTCCCTATCGCCACAAGCCCTATAAATGCATTCTAAAGGTTGCGTGGGCTTTACAACCTCAGAGTCAAATATATTCCACAATTCAGCTTTATTTATTGGTTGATGGTCTTTTCTCTTTTTACTTTGTTCTTTGCTCATTCTTTTGCTTTTCTTATTCAAGAGATATTTTTATATCAATTTTATTTCATTTCATTTTAAATATTAAACATTTGTTTCTTATATATTTTATATTCTTAGTATATGGGAAATAGCATATCATTATATTCAAATATTCAATCGGGTGGCGGAGAAGAAAAAGTAATTACTCTTAGTGACAGTCTTGATTTTATTGCAAGTTATTATATTTTGACTATGGATTTCAAGAGTTTAAGCCAATTGCATGAAAAAAAATATTGCGACGAATTAGTTGTCTTAACAGCTGATATTATTAATAAGTATTTTAGTGATTTAGAAGTTCAACAGTTAGCCCAACGAGTTGAGTCTGGTTCTGAAAAACTTGTTTACTTTAAAAAATCTGATATTGAAAACTTAAATATACCCTCCAAAAAAGAATATTGCATTGACATTGCAAAATTTTATATTAAAATTGCCCATGTATTCGCCGCTATTGTAACTACAATTAATCCTGAATATGTTTACAAGGATGTTTTTGGTAATACAGTTAAAAAGAGCCTTATGCAAAAATCAGAAATACCCTCTGGCGTTGCCACACAAGTTTCCAAAATCAACTTGTGCAGCGAGAGAATAAATGCTCTTAAGGGCAAAAGCGAATCTGAAGACGAAGGCTACTCTGTGGATGAAGAAAAAGAGGTTGAAGTTTCTGAAATAAACCCAGATATTTGCACTGTTAATTTAGATAAAAATGGAGAGACCAATTACCTTGACGATGAACCAGGGATAAATGAATTAATTGATTTATATTTTGACGGAGATTACGACTTTAAAACTGGAAAATTTATGGGTATGACAACTGAAACCGAAAAACAATTTCAAGAAGACCTCCGTCGTTTTTACTTGGCATTTACTGATAATACAGACATGCCACCAGATGTTAAAAAATTCAGCGACATTAAATTGAGAGATTACAGTAATAAAAAGTTTTGTAAATCTGGCAAAAATGGAATTGGTGTTAAAGGTGGATATAAGGATGAATTATTCTTAAAGTATGCAGATAATTTGAAGGACATGATTCAATCAGTTAATGTAAGACAAGACGAGTTGTTGTCTATAGTTAATAAAATTTTTGTTTATGTCTTGGATCCAGTAACAGACAAAGAAGTAATTCGCGTTAACCCCGATTTAACTGAGCCTGGACTTCAAGAATTGGTTGGTGAAACTAGAAAACTCATAATTGAATTATATTTAAAATGCGAAACAGATTTTGTAGAAGGTGTTAAGATATATGAAGCCATTGTTGAAAGTCAAATTTTCAATACAACTCAAAAACACATTGAACAACTTGAGAAGGAGCGGGAGAAACTTATTTCTCCGTACAAACAACAAAGCGACAAAATTCCTGTTGTTACTGTATAAATCGTTATGATATATGATGTATATGATGTATATGATGTATTATTTATTACAAAATAATAAATAATATCAGACAACAACTTCGCTAAATGAAGTTATATTTAAGCGCGGCTAGCGGCAGCGGAGCGGGAAGCGGCAGCGGAGGCCATGCGGGCGGCGGCGGCGGCACGGGAAGCGGCGGCAGAGGCGCTGCGGGCGGCGGCGGCGGAACGGGAAGCAGAAGCAGAGCGGGAAGCGGAGGCCGCGCGGGAAGCAGCAGCGGAGGCGGAGCGGGCAGCAGACGCAGCGCGGGAAGCGGCGCGAGCAGCAGAACGAGAGGCCATAGCCTTAGCTTGACCGCCCTTGCGGTGATGACGACGTTGGGTTTTTGCCATTTATATATATACCTCACAAAAAAAATTTTTTTAGAGAAAAACTCTAGAATTTTTATTTTTCTAAATACAATTGCACCCTCCCCAATTTTACCAAACAGTATTGGTTGATGGCCAGTACATTTTATCCCCCTTTTGAATATTATACAAACTCCTAAATAATTCTAAACGAGATAATGGAACATTTGCTCTATATTTATCTGGAGGATGAGGGTTGGTTTTTAATTGCGCCTCAACCGCCTCTTTATAAATATGTTGTCTTTGCTGCATCGCAAAATAGCAGTAAAATGCTTGGAAAGATAATGAACGAATTGGTATAATATCATCGTTATAATCTTGAAAGTCTCTTAAATACTCTGTGCAGATCGCCATCGCAGAAATGTCCGCTAAATCTTCTCCTATACTTGGAGCTGCATCAAACTTTATTTTATCATAAGATGCAAATGTTTCATATTGCTTAATAATATCTTCTTGAATTGCTCTAAACTTTTTCTTATCTTCAGGAGTCCACCAGTTGTGTAAATTTCCCTTATAATCATACTTACTACCCATGTCATCTAACGCGTGCGACATTTCATGAGCTAAAGTAAAGCCAATGTGTGACAAGTTATACTCTATTCCTCGCTCATCTAAATCCACAAATGGTTTTTGCAAATATCCTAAAGGAATATAAATAGAGTTTTGAGTTGGTGTGTACATTGCATTCACTATATAAGCTTGTTGACCTATTAGTTTGAAGGCATTCCAGCTTATTTGAGGTATATCAACAACTTCATCGCCCTCAAGAGATATATATTTATATGTCCTCCAATTACACTTCTTTAATAAGTTTCCCCAAGGGTCGTCTGCTTTATAGTCTAACAATGGGTCCTCTCTCATATTCTTTGGTGCAGCAATGCTCAAATTCATGGTTTTTAATTTTAATAATGCGTACGCCTTTGTTTTTGGAGACAACCATGTATTTCTAGATATTATTCTCTTAAATACCGTTATTAAATCATTCCCCATGCTTTGCACATAATTAATGACGGCATCCTTTTTGAATTTCTCTACAAATTGGTTCGTTAAAAATGTATTAAAAGTTATAGACATGCCAAACACTGGATATAAATCCCAAGGAAAGTGTCCTGGTATTCCATGCAAATATCTTCCATTAAAGTTGTAATGAATATAAACCAATTTTTTGTCAAACCTTATCATTTGTCTAAAATAAATATATAACCAGTAACTCTTCCATTTTTGAGACTTCCAATTGTCCTTTATAAGAGTGCATACACATTTTAAGTAATTTAAACTGTCGCATATGAAAAAATCTGGTATCTTTTTATATCCAAGATATTTTGCAAATTGATACCAATTAAAACCATATTTTTCAAACGATTCATCTGTCTTAACTACATTATAAAAATCTGGCGAGTCATTTTTAACAGTGTCACATCCCATAGCATTTAATAAATCTTTTTCTACTTCAAAAACATCCTTTCCGCTTAGCCCGTGTTTTTTTCCTAGACAAGCATCAAAAATCGTGTCAACATATTCAACATATTTCTTTTGAACATCTTTTCTATACTTAATAAACTCGGGGGTTTTCCCTGTATTGTCGTCTAAATAAAGCTCTGCGTCATATAATGACAGTTCCGGCAAAGAAATATAATTACGAAATATTTTTGCATTTTTATCATCGGCCATCACCTTCCAGTGAATTGGACACGCCCATCGCACCATTTCATTGTGGTTAATGTGTGCCATATATCTCCACAAATCATCATTGTCTACAAACTCTTTGTGCTTTAAAGGAACTTTTGAAATGTGATTTCTAGTTGTTTTCGGATTAAGGTTTAATAAAGAGGTATACATATTTTTAATTAGTTTTGCCTTTTTGTCGCTGTGGGTTTTAATATACTCTTCTATAATTGCAATTAAATCTCGGTATACCTTATCTTGCGTTACTCTAAAATCGTCAATCTGAACATAATATCTCTGATCTTTGGGTGCAAGAAATGCTTTCTTTTTTGTGTCCGTTAGCCAAATGTAATTAATATATGTGTAAAAATCGCTGCGGGGGGTGACAGTTGTTGGCGAAAATGGTTTTTTGAATAATTCTATTAGCTCTTTTTCAACATCCATTCCAGTCATGACTTCAGCCAATCTATTTGTTCCAAATCTAGCATGCTTGTTTTTTCTCTTTTTTGTTTTCTTATTTTTGTTCTTATGCATTTTTCGCAACTTTATTTTTTGATTTTCTTCATATTCCTTCTCAAAACTATGAAACGAGAACTCTTGTTTGCAGTTCTTTCTTGTTTTTTTATGTATTTTTTCTTTGTTTTTATGGGTTTTAATGTTTTTTTTTGTTTCGTTTGTCATCTATATATTATTGAGATAATTCTAAACACAATGGTTGATAAAATTATCCGAAAACAAAACTTTACATCAGCTAAATTTATCTCCTAATGTATTCAACAAATCATCGTTATAAACAAGATTTCCTTGTGGCTTATACGATGCAATTGGTGTATATTTCTTTTGATTTTGCGCTTTTGCTGAATTTGCTTGCGATGGGTCTTTATTTTTAAACATCATTTGTTCAAGTGACATTGGTTGGTCGCCATTCGTTATTGTCTTGTTCTCTCCTTCACCAACCCGATTTCCATTTTCATCAATAATTATGCCTGTTTTTTTCTTTAATTCATTTCTAACATAAGACGGAACAAAATGTTTCCATGAAATCATAAGAGTATTTGGATGTATATAACGAACCATAAAACCATTTTCTTTCAATTTATCTACTAAATAAGCTATGCAAGCTCCTTGATCATATTTTGGAACCCCTATCATAATTTCTGGAACTATAAACCAGCAAAATTGTTCGTCTGTTTTTTGTCTTGCTGTTGTTTTAATTCTAATATGAATGCGATTCAATAACTTATTATACAGTGCTAATTGATTTAAATCGTGTTGGCGTTTTCTCTCGTATAATTCATCTATATTCAACTTTTCTGAGAAATCTGCAACATTCTCTAGAGTAAAAATATTTGCCATTCTCTGTTTTATTATTTACTAGAAAAAAAGAAAGTAACTTAAATGCAAATAACAGGGAACCCAGGTTTTCAGAAACCCGAAGGGTTTCCATACCCCTGCGACCCCTCCTTAAAATGTTATTTTTAGAAAAATTGTAAATCTCAATCGTATTTTGCTAATGAAATTTATTATTTTATATTAATAATTGTTACAATGATTTATTTTAGAGTATCGCTGGAAATAGCTGAATGTAAATGTCCAAACATATAAAAAGCATTTAAAAAGTATTCAATATATTTAATATATCACAAATTATGACCATTAAACATCTCGTTATACCAGGAGGAGGGCCAACTGGGATTAAAGCTCTGGGAGCATTACAGTATCTTGAACAAAAGGGATATTGGAACATAAACGAAATTGAAAGCATTTATGCTACTTCTGCGGGAGCAATTATATCTGTTTTGCTGTGCCTTAAATTTGATTGGGAAACTATAAATGACTATATTGTCAAACGCCCTTGGAATGATGCGTTTCAAGTTAGCGTTAATCAAATTTTTGAAGCTTATTCTAAAAAAGGCATATTTGATAAAAATGTCGCAGAAATATTTTATAAACCTTTTTTCAAAGCAAAAGACATATCTATGGAAATTACTATGAAGGAATTTTTTGAACTTTCAAACATAGAAATTCATTTATTCTCTCTTGACATAAACGCTTTTAAACTTGAAGATATATCGCATTTAACCCATCCAGATTTACAACTTCTAACCGCTGTTCAAATGTCTTCTGCTATACCTATATTAATTTCGCCGGTTTGTATTGAAGATAAATGTTATGTTGATGGAGGTGTTGTTTGCAATTATCCGATAAATCATTGCATTTTGCGCGCAGAAAATATAGACGAAATATTTGCCTTGAGAAACAAATACACAAAAAAAGACGAAAATATAGTAAAAAACGGATCTACTATATTAGAGTATGTCATGAATTTTATAAGTCGGCTTGTTAATAGCGTAGCGTCAAAGTTTGAAGAAAAAGAAATTCCAAATGAACTTATTTATGACGCCGATTTAATGACTTTATCCAATATTCAACTAGCATTGTATTCAAAAGAAGAGAGGCAACGATTGATTGATACTGGGATTGAATCGGGCAAAACATACCTTTTAGAAAAACGCTTGTTACCCGAACAGTTGATTGAACAAGTTGATGCGGTTGTTTTAGACGACGGTGTTCAAGAACTGAGTTAATGTTGCCTTGCTTGGTTTAGCGTCATAATCTATGATTTGATTGTCCTTTAATAATTTAATTGTAGGGTATCCCTCCACTTTATAGGTGTTCATCATCTTCTCCACATCAGGTGAATCATTTGTGCAATTTACTTCTGTAAAGATAATTGTGTATCCGTGAATTTGCTTTCCATTGTATTCGGCCTTTACTTGTTCCCATTCCGGTTTTGCTGTTTTGCAATGTGGGCACCAATCTGTATAAAATAACATTATCTCTGCTTCTTTTCCATTTGAATTGGCGGATGCCGCACTCCCAACAGGAGATTGTTCGCGATTAGCTTTATAGCTAGGATTCATCGCAGGTTCAATATAACTTTTATACATGATGTATCCAATTACTGCTAAAATTATGACAAGAACCACAATACCAATCGTTCTCCAACTTAATGATGTAAACGAGTTTCTCATCCCAGAAAACATTCCAGACGCAGACCCACCCGTGCTTGCGGTTAACGATGGAACTCCGTTAAAACGAACGCTTTTACTCATTGTGTATTATATATATTGAATAAGAATAAATTACTGTTTAAACGAAATAAAGAGTCCAAAAGAATAACTATAATATAGACAATGATATTTAGAAATAGTGACGGACTGCTTGTGGATATTAAAAGAAGTGACTTTAAGAATGATCAATTGTTCTATTCAAAAATAATGAGTATTAAAGTTAAAAAAGAGAGAAAACAACAAACCGTTCATTCAGCTCTTATGGTTAAAACATCAACAAATTCCGGATTATATTCAAAACAGGCTATTGATAAATTGATGCTAGAATTGTCTTAAAAATAAAAATAAAAATAAAAATAAAAAATAAAAATATTTTTATATACATTTAATGTAAGAATATGTCATCAACGCGTAAAAACAACAAAAGCAACAAATCAAATAAACATAATAAAACAAAAAGAGTTTATTCAAAAGAAGAATATAAGAGTGGTGATGGAATGCTTACAACCGTTTGGGGACCTAGTTTATGGCATTTTCTTCACACTATGAGTTTCAACTACCCAGTAGAACCTACTGTTGATCAGAAGAACCAATATCGCAATTTTGTATTAAGTTTAAAATATGTTTTACCCTGTAAATATTGTCGCATGAACTTGGTAACTAATTTTAAACAATTGCCACTCACAATGGCTAATATGAAAAATAGGGAAACTTTCTCTCGTTATGTGTATGATCTTCACGAGTTGGTTAATAAGATGCTTCATAAGAAATCCAATTTATCTTTTTGCGATGTGAGAGAGAGATATGAGCATTTTAGAGCTAGATGCACAGATGAAAAACCTAAGCTTTTCAAATTTGCAAAATTAAATAACACTAGAAAAAATAAAAAGGATAAAGAGAAAGGATGCACTGAACCGCTGTATGGAAAGAAATCCAAATGTATTATAAAAATTGTCCCACAAGAAGAAAAGGGAGCAACTTTTCAAATGGATAAAAAATGCGTTAAGACACGAGGCTAAAAAATAATTATTTCACTAAATAAGTGATATCATTATTATTGGTGTTATTATTATTGGTTACATTCCAAATGTTGAGAAATCGCTTAGAACGGGAACGGGCAAATAACTAGCGCCCCCGGTAGAAGAGTTAAAACTTCCTGTGGCATCATAACTACCATAGCCAGTTGATGAACCATTGTTTCCAGCAGAGCTAGATTTATAGTTAGGAACCTTTTTGCATTCAAAACTGGGTTCTGGGCATCTTGCGCAAGCTGGGCATGGTGGGCATTTTTCCTTCTTACCCGTTGTGGGGCAAGCAGATGCCACAGGGCATGCAGGACACACTGGAGGAACAATCTCAGATTTTAATATATACAAATCTTCTTGTCCACGAGGAATCATGCTCTTAGGTATTCCCTGAGGCAATGAGCTATCATATTTTCCTGAACTATTTGCTGAGTTTGAAGATGAAGATGAAGATGAAGATGATGTAGAATCTGTGGCGGTTGAACTAGGTTTGGATGAATCAAAAGGAGACGCTGAATAAGAAGAGGATTGTCCTCCGTAATTATATGTGTATGTATTTGTAGCGGTGTAAATTGTCGTATCACCATTAGCTTTTGTCGCCTCAATGGCATATTGACCATCATTTCCAGAAAAGAATCTAGCAGAACCACCGCTGGGTCCATAAAATGTAGTATTGTTAAATTGCTTCATTAAACTACTAATGCTTTCTGATGATCCGGCAGTTTTTTTTGGGTCGGTTGATGCATTTGATTTTGCGTCAGAGGTTGTAGTTTTTGAGGTCGCTGGTATTTTTGTAGAATATGAACTTGTCTCTCCATTTGCACCCGTAATAATAATATAAAATTCAGAAGCATCCTTCATTACATTTGCTTTACTTCCGTTTGGACCATAAAATACGGTAGGGGCGGAAGATTTACTGTAGTGGTCATAATTATCATAGCCGTTGCTTCCAGCATTAGTAACACCAGATGCCAAAGTCACTTTATCCACATATTGTGTTGCTTGGTTTTCATAACCTTCTTTAATATTGCCTCCTAAAAAGGGCACTAGAATTAATCCTAATATCAAAATAATCAAAAGAAACAATGCACCATTTTTCATTATATTCATTCGTATAATTTATATAGTGAAAAAATTTAAAACAAAAACAAAACAAAACAAAACAAAACAAAACAAAACAAAACAAAACAAAACAAAAACAAAAAATTGATTTGTTTATAATCTTAATAAATGTTCTTATAACCATAATATAAAAGACATGTCAGACGACGATGATGAATCAGTTACTTTAGAACATGTAGAATCTGATCCCGTTAAAAAACAGCGCGCTCCAAGAATTAAAGCAGAGCCTTTGTTAAAATACTATTTTGAAGACCCGCGCATTCACGAAATCGGCGTTGATGAAGTCGGTCGCGGACCACTTTTTGGAAGAGTTTATACCGCTGCCGTCATTTTACCTAAAGATGACACTTTTGATCATTCAAAAATGAAAGATAGTAAAAAATTCCACTCTAAACAAAAAATTCAAGAGGCTGCTGAGTATATTAAACAAAATGCGATTGCTTGGTTTGTAACCTATGAAGATGAGAAAACTATTGACGATATAAATATTTTACAAGCCACACAAAAATCTATGCATAAATGCATTAAAGAAATATTAAACAAAACATCATTTAAGACAGAATTTATTCAATTATTAATTGATGGAAATTATTTTAATTCTTATACAGAATACAACAATAAAAGAAAAAAGTTGGAAGTTTTAAAACATGTTTGCATTGAAGGAGGCGATAATAAATACTCTTGCATTGCCGCAGCATCTATTTTGGCAAAAGTTGCAAGAGATGCATATATTGAAGAATTGTGTGCCGAACATCCTGAGCTTTCGGAAAGATATAAAATTGATAGTAATAAGGGTTACGGTGCAAAAAAACACTTGGAAGGAATTAAAGAATATGGAATCACTCCGTGGCACAGAAAAACTTTTGGAATTTGCAAGAAGTATTAGAAAATTAATTAGAAAAAAATTGAAATGATTATAATGAGAAAATATTTTTTAACTCTTATTGTAGACATGGCTCAATTCAATCCCAAAGAAATTATTTATCATTACCGCAATGGTAAACCAGCTTATTACTCGTATGACGAGGAATTATATTGCGGGACTTTTCCAGAGGAATGGGCTCAGAACCATTTGCCAACAACAGGACCCAAGGAGTGTGGAAACTGTGTGTATTATGGTTCATGGAATGGAGTGTTTCTAGGATACTGTGCCAATTGCGCGAATTATGTATATAATGGTGAACGCGGTTATGGATTTATAGACATTGGAAGAGAATGTGATTACAATCGCGATGTGGATGGGTTCAGCATCTTTGATACTTATTTGAAAGATGTTTTCCCCGATGATATTGGCGACAAGGATTTTATGGATTCTTTTAAAGCCATTAATAATAGTCATGGATTTTCAACTGAAGAATTGTCATTTGAAGAAAGATATCCAGACATTGATATTAATGAGGTGAATGACTACTACGACGAGTTGTTTCGTAGAGAAAATGAATTAGAAAATGATGAGAATGGAATTGGTGTTGGATACACAATTGATGGAGGAGGTTATTATGGAAGCGATTACGATGGTGGTTATGATTCTTATTAAAACTAAAAGATATAACGACAATTATTATAAATTTTTATATTGTTGCAATATTATATAATAATATATATATTAAACAAATGGGAAATAAATTATCTTCAACAAAACCACGACAAAATTCAAGTTCCGGTGATTTAGATAGAGAGACACATGGTCGTTGGAGACAATCAAATGCCGTTTCTTTTTCTACTAGCACAAAAAAAGAATCATTTTGTAATCCAGGACCTAAACCAAAATTTGCAGTATATGAAGAAAAAACAAGAGTAAACCCCAATACTGGAGACACAGCGACTTATAAAAAAAGAAAAGATCTTTTACCACTATCTGTATACTTGAATGAATACAATTCTAATGATACTGTAAAATATGGTTGCAAACCAGACCAATACATTAAATATGAAAATGGACATTATTGTTGTGTTGACCAGAGTCAAAAAGCTACTCCTCAAGAAATGCTTGATGTTATAAACCAAGCTCTTGAAGGGTTTTTTGATAATGTCGGGTTTTCAGCCGCTCCAAATTCTTATACTAAGGATAAACACAATCAAATGGTTATGCAACTTGAGTTTTTATTACATCATCGCAACAACATTATGACAAGGCATCCAGGTTTAACAGACAACTTAGAAGTTCCACCTCTTATAGATGAAAAGGGTGTAGAAAATCCTGTAACTTTAGATGAATGGGTGGAAAGGTTTAAAATGCCAGATCCGGCACTCGTTGATAGACTTGAAAGAACGCAGGGCTCTGAAGAAAATACTTTAATTGCTATGCGCAATCAATATAAGCGGGATGAAAAAGGAAATGTTATACGTGATGCAAATAAACAACTTGTTCCACTTTACACTAGAAGAAAAAGTGGTAAACCAAAATTTGGTGGCACAAAACATAAAAAACGACGCAATAACCGTTCTAATAAAAAAAGAAACTAGAATGGAACCCAGTTTCCTTGTTATTAACCTTATGCAGAACACATTTCGCAAATATCATGTTCAGGACTATCTACCTTGGGTTCTTGCTCATTTTTTTCTGGTTCTACTGTAAATTGTTGCGCTTGATGCTTTGCCTTTCTTCTCAAATAATAAATACCAGTCTTCAACCCTTGCTTCCATGAATAGAAATGCATAGATGTTAACGTGTTGTAATTCGGGTCTTCCAGCCACAAATTCAAACTCTGACTTTGACAAATAAACGCACCTCTATCTGCTGACATATCAATCAAATGTTTCATTGGCATTTCCCAAACAATTTTGTATTTGTTTCGGATATGTTCGGGTATCATCGTCAGTTGTTGAATACTACCCTTATTCGCAATAATATTGTTTTTAATCTTGTCATTCCAAATACCCAATTCAATAAGTTCGCGCATCAAATAATTGTTTGCAACAACAAACTCGCCAGCTAATGTCCTGCGACTATAAATATTGCTTGTAAGAGGCTCAAAGCACTCATTATAACCCAGAATTTGTGAAGTACTCGCGGTAGGCATTGGCGCAAGAAGAAGCGAATTGCGAATTCCGTACTTCATAATGGATGTTTTTAGTGCGGTCCAATCATACCTGTATGAAGGTGTAACTCCCCACATATCAAATTGCAAAACTCCTTGGCTAGCTGGTGACCCTTCAAACGACGCGTAGGCTCCACAGTGTTCAGCACTTAGACTATATTTCAATGACAATTCTGAAACAATTCTAGAACTATCGGAACTGAGATGTGTCTGTTTTTTTACTGTAATTGCCATCTCATTACTGCGTTCTAGTGCGGCGTGATAAATGGTCTCAAAAATTAACTTATTTACTTCCTTTGCTTCATCGCTATGAAATGCAATATCCATCATAATAAATGCATCAGCAAGTCCTTGAACTCCAATACCAATCGGCCTATGAAGCAAATTGCTGCGTCTAGTCTTCTCAGTTGGATAAAAGTTAATATCAATAACTTTATTCAAGTTGCTAGTTACAACCTTGGTAACTGCGTGAAGCTTATCATAGTCAAACTGCTTAGTCTCCTGGTTTACAAAAGTTGGTAGAGCAATTGACGCCAAGTTGCAGACAGCTGTTTCATTATCGTCTGAGTATTCAACTATCTCGCAACACAAATTGCTGCTCTTAATTGTTCCAAGATTCTTTTGATTTGACTTATTGTTACAAGCATCTTTATAAAGTAGGTAAGGCGTTCCAGTCTCCATCTGTGCATCCAAAATCTTAAACCACAAGTCACGAGCATTTATGGACTTGCGAACATTTGGCGACGATTCGTACTTTTCATATAGTTCCTTAAAAGATTCACCATACACATCTGCTAGACCAGGACATTCATTCGGACAAAAGAGCGACCATTTTCCGTTTTCTTTAACGCGTTCCATGAACAAGTCTGGAACCCATAATGCGTAAAACAAATCGCGAGCCTTCATTTCCTCATCTCCATGATTCTTTTTCATCTCCAAGAAATCCTCCACATCCGGGTGCCATGGTTCCAAATAAATGGCGAATGAACCATTACGCTTACCACCCTGGTTAATAAATCGCGCAGTATCATTGAACACCTTCAACATAGGAACAATTCCAGTTGATTTTCCATTTGTTCCTCTGATTAATGAATTGCTTCCGCGAATATTATGAATATGCAGCCCAATTCCACCAGCCCACTTGGAAATATTCGCGCAATCCTTAAGCGTATTGTAAATTCCGTCTAAACTGTCTTCTTCCATTGCAATCAAATAACAAGAGCTCAATTGTGGTCTTGGCGTTCCAGCATTAAAAAGAGTCGGTGTAGCGTGTGTAAAATACTTCTGCGACATTAAATCATAAGTCTCCTTTACAGCATCCATGTTGTTTCCGTGGATTCCAATGGCAACGCGCATCCACATGTGCTGTGGGCGCTCAAGAATCTTATCTCCAAGTTTAAACAGGTAAGCGCGCTCCAGCGTTTTAAATCCAAAATAATCAATCAAATAATCTCGCGAAAAGTCAAACATCGGTTCAATATAATTAGCCATCTCGCGAGAAATAATGTATAAATCTCTGCTAACTAGGGGGCTATGAAGTCCATGAACATCCTTAAAATTATACAGCTCTTCCACTATTTGATTAAAAGACGCCTGGGTATTCTTCTGATGATTTGATACAACAATGCGTCCGGCCAAAACGCCATAATCGGGATGTTGTGTTGACATAACAGCACATTGTTCAGCTGTCAATTCATCAATCTTTGTTGTAGGAATCTTATCATACAACTGGTCAATCACTTTCATAACCAAAGAAGAATAGTTAATTTGGATATTTGCTTCTTGTCCGAGCTTTTTTACTCTAGTTAAAATTTTATCAAATGAAATGTCTTCTAAGTATCCATTTCTCTTCGTAACGCGCATTTCAATACCGTCCATTCAATTATTATAATATTACATTTAAATTCTAAGTCACTTCTACACAATAATTTATACAGGAAAGTATTTATGGTCAATAAAATAAATAATATATTTTAAATATATAATATATAATATATAAATGAGTTTTACAGATATAGTTAACAAAATTACAAACAACAAAGAAATTGTTCTTTTATTTACCTTTTTAATGATAGTTATATTATCAACATTTTTCATTGATACTAGTAGATTTGAGGGTTACAGCAACTATAATTTAGCAAACCCAGGAAAATATCCTAAATCAGAAGACGTGCCCATTTTAACTGACAGTTTTCCTTTTACTGGAAGAAAGAATGTTAATAAAAACAACTACAATGATATTTGGTGGCATTATCCAAGTTTTGGTGTTGGGTCTTATACACAAATTACAAACAATTTGAAATATAGGCGAAACCCTGATGATGGAACTTGCGTAACAGCAGATTTTTGCGGAGCGTTATATAAGGACAATCAGTTGAAATCAAATATTTCTAAGCCTTTACCTCCTGCACCCAATGTCAGACCCGACGCAGTTCGCGTTGGTTATTATCTTACAAACTCTAACTTGATTCCTGGGCCTGCACTCGGACCAGAATTGCAAGCATATTAATTTATATATTACACCGACTAAAAAGAAAAATGAGACAAAATTATCATAAAAATAAAATTATCGTCTATTTCTTTTTGTTTTTGTGGTGTAAAAGCACCTTTTCAGGCATTAGCACACTTGACAACCTCCACTTTCGTTTCGGTGGTTGATGCTATTCTTTCCAGTTTGTATTCTCTCCTAAATCTTTCAGGTCTTTTACCTGTTTTCTTATAGTAGTTGAAAACATAACGAATATTTTTACAACCGTTCTTATCTCGGTTTATACACCCTTTCCTGTTGTTTTCCATTTGATATGTTAGGATGGAGTGGATTTTTCTGTCTTCGCCTTTTTTATCAAGCAAATACAGATTTTTACAAAGGTCTTTTGTTTTGTATGATAAACACGATGTTCTAAACTCATCTATGTTATATACTTTGAAACGCTCCTTTAATTTTCGTTTCAATGATAAGTTTGGAGTAGATATAAAGTTTCTCATTTGCTTCCCTATACTCCAGTCTCCTATGATAATCGTATGGTCTTTACTATACTTTTTCTCAATCATATTCAACATATTATCTTCACTTCGTTTCTTATTGATAAAAGCATACCATTTGTATTTACGAAATTGAATATCTTGGTATAATGGAAGTATTATATCATTTACTTCCATCTTTTTTGTGATATATTCTTTGAACTTATCCACATTACAACTTTTAGAGTTATATTTATTGAGGGTTTCTTCGGTTTCCGTAATGTGTATTTTATCCTTGTAATTTTTTAGTAGTCTATGATATTTCAATCGCTTTGTTTCTTTGATACGCATACCATTTGTATAAGAACAAAACTTCCCTTTATCATCCATCATGGTAAATAAACTACGCTTTCCAGGGTCAATAAAAATATGCTTTCCCTTTAATGCTTCCATTGGTAATTCATCAATATACGGAAACTCTGGTAAATCTTCGGTTGTTTCTTTTTTCTTTGGTGGATTTTCTTTGCGTTGCTTTCGTAATAATTTCATTTGTTCTTTTTGTTGTTGTTTCTTTTCTTCTTTGCGGTTTTCTTTTTCTTCTTTGCTAAGACCTTGTAATGCTTTCTTTCCAGCCTTTTTCTTATCTTTCTTTTGTTGTTCTTCCTCCACAAAATCTTTATGAAGAAATCGCAAAGAGGTCGCATATCCATCTGTAATAATCGTATAATCAAACTGATAATTTTTGCGTGTTTGTTTCACATCCCATAAATAATCCCAGATAAACTCCTTGTTTTCTTCCAGACAATACATTAGATTGTTAGATACTGCTTTCATTATTTTACCATCTTTTTCAGGAAACTTACATATTTTGAGTAGTTTTTCATCGTGTTCTGTATCTACAAATAATTCAACCATTGCCTTTGTATCTACTTGAATATGTCTTGGAATAGCGTTGGTTTGAATTGGAAAAAATTGGAATGCCTTTGCTTCTAATTTTTCCAGTTCTAAACACATAAAAATCATATGTTTTAGATACTTGTATGGTTCGCAAGACACATCGTAGTAATAACTGGTATCATACTCTTTTGGAACGATTTTGTATCTGGTTTCATTTATCCATATATGGTATTTTTCATCACATAACAAAGTATTATTCAGTATATCATTTTTTACAACACGAAGTTCTTTGAAAAGTTGTTTCTTGAATACCTTATTAGTAATTTCATCCTTGTAAATTGCCTTGAAATAAGAGTTGATGAACCGATTTACATAGTCAAAAAAGTGTATTTTAATGTTATTTGTAATAGATGTTAGCATAGTAGTAGCATAATAATCTAATATAGCAGATAAGTTTTTACCATCCTCTAATGAAAAGTTATATAGATTTTGAAACTCTTGTAATAAAAGTTGATTATTTCCTTTTGGTTTTGGACCAGAAGATGGTTTCATTATAGATTTCATCGCCATAGAAATTGTGTCTGTAGTAATTTCAGGAATAACAATATCATTATGATATTTTTGTAAAACCCATAATCGTAATAACAAATAGGAATTAGAAGTGATTTTGTTTGCTCGTGAAATAGCATCTTGTAAAGTCCTCATATTCCTTTCAGCAATAGTGTTATCCTTATGTAAAATAGCAGTAATAGGAACTTTGAAGCATCTGTATTTATCAGGATTGTCCTGATGTTTCTTCTTTCTCACCATTCTATATATTACCTAAATATTTATTTTTAAATATTTTACCGCAATTATTTATTTTCCCTAAATATTATATATCTAATCGTTTTTTTTGGAACATTGTTTATTTTTATTGTATAATCATTTCCAATAAAATTATATTTTTGTTGTCGTAATATACTCCTAACGCTGTTCAAATATGGTCTTTTACATTCAAAATTAGGTTTAAACGATGATATGGTAGAACACGCAAAATATTTTTGTATTTCTTCTTTCATTTCCATGATTTGATTTTGTTTTTCCACATCTTCATCTAAATTACATAACAAAAAAGAGTTATTATCATCCAATTTAAGTATATTTATTAGTTTATTACAAATATCTTCTCTTTCAGTTTGATATTTTTCACTTAATTTAATCCTCATTATATAAAATTAAGCAGGTTATTTTTAATTTGTTTTGTCTCATTTTTCTTTTTAGTCGGTGTATTGCGCGTTTCCTTCTTTGTCAATAACGGATTCTTTTGCAACATTCCTTATTATTTTATTATAGTTATTTTCATCTTCTTCTGCAGTTGCCCCACCCATGGAATTTAATATGATTTGATTGTAATCGTCATTTTTTTTGGAGTCATAGTGATTTGAATCAGGGTTTTCTTCTTGCCATTTGTGAATTTGTTTGAAATTCTTGGCAGCAATGTATTTTATAGCATTTTTCATTTTCTTCTTTTCATCATTGTCTTTTTCCCAAGCATCTTTGTCCTTTACATACAACACTTCTCTCTTCAAGTCGCTGCAATGAATCGGTCTTTTAAACACATCAAGCTCCTTAAGTCCTCTAATAAAAAGTTTTGAAATGCCTTCAGAGTATCCTACGCGACCAACCATATCCAAATCGGCTGTATTTAACTGGAGTTGATTAATAAAATCCATAATATTGAGTGCGTCCTTGCATTGTTCGTTCAAGAAAAATTGTAGATTGAAGTTATTGTTTGTATTATTATTGGTTGTTGTATTATTTATAGTTTTTGCCTCTTTTGCCATTTCTATCATTTTGTTATTTTGTTCAATGATTAGATCCTTAAATTCTTGATTCTGTTTGATCAATTCCATGTTTTGATTTAATAGAAGGGTAAAAACAGATTCCGGTTGTTGAAGCGTTTCTGTAATAGCATTTGAAATATCTTCTTTACTGCTGCATTTTTTCTTATGAGCGCATAAAGATGACTGATGCTTATATGATTTTCCACAACTACATGCGAAATGCTCAGGAACTTTTTGGGTTAGGAATTTTGGCTCTTTTTTAGGATTTATTAGGATTAAATGTTTTGATGTCAATATATGACGATCATATTGACTTTTTCTACTCGTTCTATAGTCACAATCTAAACATTCATAAATTTTGGAACTTTTGGAACTTAAATTTTTAGTGGACATTAGTATATAGTTCCTAAATATAAAAAGTTCCTAAATTCTTTTCCAAAAAGTACTTAAATTTTATCATAACACATTTTAAATGAAAAAATTGGCGATGAAAGCATTATGGTATAAAACCCATTTTGGAAAATCCTGTTTCACAAAAATCATTGGGTTTTCAGAAATTGGACATTTTTTTTGTCCATTTTTAACTTTCGCAAACACTTTTGGACTCGAATAAATTCCCAGAAATATATATTATTCTAAAAGTAACTTAAAGAAAGAGGGCGGTCGGCTTTAAGTATCATTTTTGGTTATATTATTTTTTGTCTCATCCATGGATTCTGTTCTTACCTTAAAAAACGGGCCGTCTACTATTGAATTTGATCTACTCGTCTTTCCAGTTGAAGTCAAAGTAACTTTTCCAGTAAGCTTGTCAAGATTCAACAAACAAACGGATTCCTCTACTGGCAGCTCCTTCTTGACACGCTTATTTGGAGCTCTATGCTGACAACCAGTGAGGCGTTCTTTCAAAATAGTATCCCAAACATCTGAAAGAGTCTGAATATTGTCTTGGAACCACTTTCTATTTCTTAAAACAAGAACGCAACTAACTTCTTCCAAACGCCAGTAAATATTCTTAATCCACGACATACCAAGATTCTTATATTTTTCCTGCTGCTCCTCCTCCCATGACTCAAACTCATCAACATCAATTAATAATGGTTTATAAACATAATTCGGCTTACCTTCAGGAGTTGAAAAATACATAATAACGCCCTTTAGTTCATCCTTTGCTGATTTCAAAAAGGTTCCATCGTTAACAAAGTCTGTGTATCCTGGGTATTCAATAAACCTACACTCCAAAAAATCGCATTCATTTAAATCACATGTTTCCATTTGCAGTTGCATCTGAATCCAGTATTCCTTCTTTGGAATACCATCAATGTCACGATTCACTATATTTTTAATCTCAAGCATTCTACCAAATCGCGGCATATTTGGGTTGCTAACAATTCCGTCAGGAGAAGCTCCCAAAAATTTGTATGTTTCGTGTTGAATGCACCCATATTCCGAAATTTCTGTTGAAAACAAGTTTTCGTAATACATTACAGAAACTGGCTCATACTTTTGACCCCAATGCATAGGAGTTTCTGTATTCACTAATTCAAATTTTGCGGTCTTTTCAAAATCCTCCGGGTCTTCCATTTCGTCATATTTAAGTGGTTGACACTTCTCATAAATTAACTGATTTCTTGCGCTATCTTGTTCAAACGCCTTATACGCATTACTCGCAGTAATAAGTTTGTGTCTAGTTTCATACCATTCTTTAGTCCTCTGCGTTGCTTGCGGAACATCTGCTAATACTTCAAGCCTCTCAATAACTCGCTTTCTCTCTTTTTCAGATAGTTTCTTTTCAAATGTATCATTATAAGAACGTCTTGGCATAATATGCAAATAAAACATATCCGCGGCAATATCAATAAGGTCTTCTAACTCGTCTTCAATATCTGCGTTTGTTTGAAAAAAGTTGTCGTAATTCATAAACATAACTTCTTTCACATTTTCAATCATTGTGTCATGAAAATCCGGTTCAGAAACGGCTGTTGGGGTTTCATCAACATAATCCGTCATAAGTTGAACACAGGTATCAACTATATCCGTTTCTTCTTCTGCAGAGAAGACCTTGTCTGATTCACTTTCGGTACCTGTTATGTCGTCTAAAATGTCCTCCAAGTCTTCTAAATCTTCAAGCAACATAATATATCTCTAATATATTATATTGTTTTGCGTTTATATTGTTCTCAATTATCATTATCTGATTCAGACTCGTCATTAGCTTTGGTATTTTTTATAGTTCCCTTAGCTTTTTTTGGTGGCAAACTTTTCAAAGTAGAAACTCGTTGTTTATCCAGATTTTTTAGCGTAAAATGACTAGTTGTCTTGTTAAATATGAGAGAAGGAATGTCCTTAACTTCTCCTGTGGTTTTATCATACTCCACATCTTTAACCCTTTGCAGGCGCTTTCTGTCCAAACAATCCCTCAAAAATGCTCTCAATGCAGACTCTTCGTCGGATGTCAAATTATTCTTCTTGACATATTCTTCAGCATAAGTCATCATTTTTTTCGTCTTTATAGTCTTATCTAGTTTACTCCACGGTTCATTTTGAATATTTATCTTATCATCTTCCAAGAATTTTTCCAAGTTTGTTAAGTCACTTGAGGATTTAGTTTCTTTAACAGGAGTGCCATTTAACAACATGGTTTTGTATTTGATATTTTTTAATTCAATACACTCTTCAGAGGTGTTTGTAGAAGGCGTTGCCATATACTATACTATATCGTTTTAAGTTTAATTCAGTTTTTTATATATAGATATTATTTTTTTGACCCTACATATATTATCTCATAATAATATAAAATGTCTTGTTACCAATCTTATAAAAAGAAAAATATATTAAAGACTGCAAATTATTTATTAAAACAAAATTGTTGTGATGAAGATAGTTGTTCCCAATTAGTAGATGATTTACAAGACACTCAGTTCAAATGCAACGACGCGTTTAAAAATGTCGGAAGAAATAGTTTAGATATAGATGAAAAAGGAAATATTGTGGGAACCGTTTGCGCTCTATTGAGAGATAAAAAAAATAAAATTTTAGATAAATTTACAGGAGTAAAAACTGGCGGACGAAAAACTAGAAGACGAACTAGAAGACGAACTAGAAGACAAACTAGAAGAAAAAATAAAGGGCAAAATAAAAAACAATACAAGAAGACTCGTGGACGAAGCTATAATAAATAATAAATAAAAAATAAAATAAGAAAGAAATAAAATAAGAAATAAATATAAAATTTTAGTTGGTTATTAAATATGGAGAATGAAAAGAAGGTTGAGATTTCAGGAACAAACAATAGATATTTAATAAAAAAATTAAAGAAAGAGCATAAAGAGGTTAAAACTAGAAAAATCGCCGAAAAAATGGGACTTCCCGCAGAATCTTTTTTAATAGATAATCAAGATGATATATTGAAAATGCTTCACCAAAATGTAGATAGTCCTGAATATAGACAAGCATTATCTCAATTAGAAGTAAAATTAAATAGTTATAAGCACCAAGACATTATAAAAAAGAGATATGATGAAACCTTATTTATTAAAACAAAAGAAGTAATAGACAAACTATATGATTGTGAATTGAAATGTCACTATTGCAACGAAAAAACATATATATTATATGATCTTGTCAGAGAAACAAAGCAATGGACATTGGATAGAATAAACAATGATATAGGACACAATACGGATAATGTTTTAATTTCTTGTTTAGATTGCAACTTAAAAAGAAGACGAACGAGCAAAGACGCATTTTTATTTACTAAACAATTAACTATAGTTAAAAGTTAAACGCTACGCATTATAATATTAATAAAATATTATAATGGAATCCTCAATGGATAAAAAAAAGGTAAAATGGAATGATTGGATAGAATGGAAATGGACGAATGGAGAGAAATATGAGAAATCTCCAAGGCAACCGCGACGCGGCCAACAAAACCAAAACCAAAGTCAAATTGATTATGAGGATGAAGACCCAAGTAAAATGGCTAATTTAGCATTTCAACAAGCTCTACTATCAGAAAATGATGTTTGGAGTTTAGAAGAACAACAGGTCTTTGTGAATCCAGAAAAACCAATGAATAAGAGAGAGGACACCTATAATAGAATGGCGGAGAGAGAAATGGTTGGTCAAATTGGCATGAATCCATTTATGCAAAGAAATTATCTTGAAGATGTTATGGTTCAAGAAAATTTTTTAAAACCAGTCAGCACTTCATTAGAACGAGAGAAATTTAATGAAAAATAGTAATTTATAAATTTAATAAGTGTTCGCGGGCTGGTTCTTAGGTTGTTGAACGGCGGGGGGCATTTGTGAGGCGCTTGCAGACTTGAAAATTTCCATAGCCATTGCAAATACTCCGAGCATAATCAAGAATGGCAATAATACTAGGAACCAAGAGATGGCCTTGTATCCCTTAGAACACAACAAGTTTAAGAACCAAGTCCAAGCCGCTACAAAAACGACTTTAACTAAAAGAGAGAAAAATTGGAACTTTTGGAAAACGCCGACAACAATGCTGATAGCGGCAAGTACCAAATATAACATGGCAGGAGTGCAAAGCTTTGACAAATCCATTATACAATACAACAATATTATTTTTTATAAATTAATTTTTTAAAGATAAGTATTTAAAAAGACTTCAAATTATTTAAATAATGGCATCAAGTAGTTATACAACGCAAAATGATTTATTGTTGACCAATTTAATGGAATTTTATAAAAATGAGGACAATTTGAATAGTATGCTAAAAATAATAACAGGAGAATCTAAAATTTCTTTACGAATCGTTGATTGGTTTGCAACAAATTATGCCAAGAAATATTACACGCTTTATTCGTATGAAGATGTTCATGGAATGACAACACGATTTAAGGTTTATGTGGATTATAAACTAAAATTAAAGGCTTATAGTAAAAAACGATTTGACCCATTTTGTCGTTGGGATAGAATAAGCATTCCTTATAAGGGCGGATCTCACATAGAAACTACAATTGGTCAATTGAATTTTTTTAAATGGACTCTTGAAAACAAGGTAATTAAATATATAGAGGATAATTATGATACAATAGAGAAAGACATGAATAGCAGAAATAGCACAAGCAAACGAAAAGAGCAAATTATTGAAAATGCGAATAATAAAACTAGAAAGAAGAGAGAAGAGTTGTCAATTTCTGCAACTAAAAGCATAAAAAAAGAAAAGGTAGAAATTGTTGTTAATTTTAATTAACCATAACCATTAACCATGCTTCGTCTAAACAGGAATACTGGTTAGACGAGTCCAACTACCATCATATTTATTATATTTTTTATCTGGCTTAATGAGAACGAGAAACATTCTCATTAATTTATAAGCACCCTTTGGGCAACGCAATTTGAATATATGGAAAATGTATTTTATGCGAGTTTCTATGTCTTTTTTTTTATTATATTGAAGCCAATCTGGATTCCATGCAAAATGGCCATAATGTAGGTTTTGTAGGTTTGGAAGATAATCATGAGGATTATTTTCTGGCTTGTAAATGTATGATTGTTTTTCTTCTTCAGATAAAAGCGAGAAGTATTCTGCTGTATAACAAATGTTCATAAGAAATGACTTAATAGTGGGTGTTGTTAGATTTTTAAATAATTTAAATGGCTTTCTATCTTCAATCAACACATTTCTTACTTCATATGGGATAAAACTTTCAATTATATCAACAAGTTCTATAGGCAATCTATCTAGCATATTTATGTCAAATCCCTCGGCTAATTTTTTATTAGCTTTTGTAAGTGCCGATTCTTCCTTTTTCATTTCTTTTATTTCTTCCTTTGTATTGTCTACCGTAGTTTGCATATCAACCGCGTGTTTTAAATATTTATATTTGTTCCAAAACCAATACATATTTCCGCGTTCTTTAACTAAGTCTTTTTCTATTTCCTTCAGAGTTTGTTTTTTAATTTCCATTAGTTCTACCAATTCATCGTAAGAGCCATTAAAACATATAGTTGCTGTTTTCCTTTTCTCTAATGTGTTGACTTTTTTTCTAGAAGAGACATAATTATTATAAAGGTCTTTAAGTTTTTCTTTATCTTTTTCCTTTCTTTCCTTTAAAGTTAGTCTCGTTCCTGGCATGATTTTTAAAATAATAACTCGTGAGTTTAAAATAGTCAATTTTTTTATTAATAAAAACGATGAAAAGAGAGAAACAAAAACAATATTATAATTTGAATATAAACATAAAGAAATAAAATCAAATAATGGGAATTTCTCAGTCTATGCAAAAAATAAATTTTGAAGATATGCAAACAGCTATAAAAAATCCAGAAATATACTTGTTGATAAACACATTATCTGATTTGGAGCAGGGTTGTCTAATTTTAAATACTGTTCCCGCTAGTAAAGAAGAAACAATAATAAATCATCATATGTATTCAAGTAAAAGAATAAGAATAGTTATATATGGTCGCAATTCAAGCGATGATAAGATATATAAAAAATATGACCAACTTATAAAACTGGGGTTTTCTAATGTGTTTATTTATGTGGGAGGCATGTTTGAATGGCTTATGTTGCAAGATATATACGGTTACGAAGAATTTCCAACTACTATAAAACAACTTGACTTTTTAAAATACAAGCCTCCAACAAGATTAAATATATCGTTAATTGAAAATTAACAATCATTCCAAAATAGTCATCTTTATTACACCCACCGGTGCAATAAAGATAAAATAATAAATTAAAGTAATGCTTCATTAACAATATTATTAAATGGATGCGTCTTATTTATAAACATCACATCTAGTTGCATGTTGAATCCATTAATATAATGGCTTTCTAACATATCATATGGAACAAATCCAATGCTGTTCATAAATTGAATGTGCTCTAAAAAAGTTGGCACTCCATCATTATATTGCCCAAAAAAAGGAATTTCTAAAATTATAAACGCAGTTTTATTTAATATAGATGTCGCGCCTTTTAATATTGGAATTTCTGCGCCTTGACAATCAATTTTAATAAGTATATTGTGCGCGCCTTGTAAAATATTATCTTTTAAAATGTGAGTGTTTAAATCTGTTGATTTGCGTTTAATTATCTCACAGTTTGAAAAATAGTGAGTTTTTTCTCTAAACATTGAATCTCCTGTGTTTTTCATTTGATACCAATTTACATCTTCTTCTTTATCATTTAACAATGTGTTGTAAACCGTTACATTATTTATGTCATTAAATTGATGCAACTCGCCATAATCAATAGCTTCAAATAAGTAATAATTGCTGTTTGGATATATTTGCATCATAGAATTAGTCCAGTTTCCATGATACGCACCAATGTCTAATATTGTGTCCGGTGTATAACCCTTATATTTTAAAATTTGTATCTTGTCAAACATTTTATAAAAGTATCATTTTATTATATCTAAGTTATTTTTTAGTCTCTCTAATATTAATGGTGTTATTTTATTGAATTTTAAGCAAGCCTTGATTACTTAATTCGTCGGCGCGTTTGTTATCCTTTCTGTAAACATGGTTGTATGAAATGCTGTCAAATGATTTTTCTAATTGTTTTGCCGTTTTATATAATTCAACCAAGTTTTCAGAAGTTACTTTGTAAATACCATTCATTTGTTTTATAACGAGTTGACTGTCACCATTAACTGCAATATTTTTTATTCCAAGTTTTGCTGATTGCTTTAACCCGATAATTAACCCTGTATACTCTGCGATATTATTAGTTATCTTTTTACCTACAAAGACACAATCTGCCCAAAGTTCTATTCCATTATTATAAATTACGGCTCCAGCGCCGCCAGGACCAGGGTTGCCTTTACAACACCCATCAAAGAATAAAACATAATTATCTTGAGTTTCTTGATTTTTTGTTATAGCTATTGCTTGCGGAAGTTTGATAACAGGAGAGAACATGTGAATTGATATATATTCTATTTATATTTTATATATCAATTTTTATGAGATGGATCACATTTAACTAGCAGGGAACTCAGGTTTTCAGAAACCCGAAGGGTTTCCATACCCCCACCTGTCCCTCCTGAAAACACTTTTATAGAAATAATATAAATCTCATTATTATTTTGCTTATTATTATTTTGCTTATTATTATTTTGCTCATTATTATTTTGCTCATTATTATTTTGCTAATGAAATTTATTATTTTATATTAAATTAATAATTTTAACGCTAATTTATTTTGGGTCTGGAAGCCCACTGGCTTCTGATGATCGGTGGACATAGCTAATTTATATTTTGATATTAGATTTGTCTATTGTAAAAACAATGTCGTCGTAGCGATTTTTATTTTGTCTTAAATCGTATATATTAATAAATTGTTTTAAGTGTTCTGGAACTTCATCTTTAAGTATATTAATCCAATCCCACGATTGAACATCCTCAATTATTAATATACCATCGTCCGTCATTATTTGAGAATATAATTTAATAAATTGTTTCATGCTTTCTAATGTATGCGGTCCATCATCTAACATAAAATCAAATTTTAAATTCTTGTTTAAAAAATTGGAAATAAAAAAGTCTTCGTTATATGCATCAACTGATGTATACAATATAATTCTTTCTTTATTTTTAATTTCGTCCCATACTGATTCTAAAGGACAATTATCTAAAGCATAAACGGTTGCATTTTTAAAATAATCATGCCACAATTTTATACTTCCACCATTTGAAACTGCCAAATATCCTATTCCCACTTCTAACACATTTTTAGCAGTTTCTTTTTTGCTCATCAACAAATTTTGATAGAGTGGCAAATATGAATGAATAGTATTTTTGTCGGTTCTTGAATTATCTACTATTTCAAACAAGCTCATTTTTATATATACCTTAAACAAACTTTATATAAAAAATTAACATAAATAATAAATGTAAAATGAAAGTGTAAATAGAATATAATTATCCTTGTGATTATTAATAACATAATATATTAAATATGCAATTTAAAGAAATACTCATTTCTCTCGTTGTTGGGTTGTTTGCATTAAGAAAATCAGACACTGAATGTCCTGCTGTTCCATTGAGTCCAGCAAATAGAGTCCCAACAGGAGAATCAACATTCAAGATAATGCAATATAATGTAGAATGGTTATTCATTGATTATTTTGGAGCATCAAATTGTCCAGGAGATGGATGCAGTTGGAAAAATGAGAGCGAGGCTAAAATTCATCTAAATTATGTGTCAAAAATTATCACGGATTTGAACCCAGATATTGTTAATTTCTGTGAGGTAGAAGGATGTGACGAATTGAACCAATTGGTAGCTAACCTAGGAGAGAACAGTGGATATAAACCCTACTTAAAAAAAGGCACTGACTCGGCAACTGGGCAAAATGTAGGGATGATAACTCGTGTTGACCCCAATGTAAATCTCTTTAGAACAGAAGAAAAAATAAGTTACCCTATTAGTGGCTCCAAATGCGGTTATACAGGACAAACAACTCTAACTGGTGTTAGTAAGCATTATTTTACCGAGTTCAAGTTATATGGTCATAACGTGTTATTTGTGGGAGCACATTTGGTTGCCTTCCCAACAGATTCTGCAAGATGCGCTCAGAGAGAAGCCCAGGCGCAAGTTCTCCAGAACACCATTTTCCAGTATTTTAGCAAAGGCTATGAAATCATGGTTCTAGGAGATTTCAACGATTTTGATGCAGAGGTAATGGATTCAAATAATAATAAACCCAAGTCACATGTATTAGATATCATGAAAGGCAAATTTGGAACATATGCTGGAAAATATGACTTGAACACAGCCTCAGAAAAAATACCCAAGGCCTTGCGTTTTTCTGATTGGTGGGATAAAAACAACAATTGTGTTTCAACGCCTACTGAATTTTCTCTCATTGACCATATTCTTATAACACCATTTCTAAACGATAAAATTAAAAAGGCATATATATATCAGGGATACGAAGAGTTTTGCGGAACATATAATTCAGACCATTATCCAATGATAATAGAATTGGACCCAAACATTTAGATTATCAAACAAAAATTATTTGCTTTGCATATTATAAGATGATGGCAGACCAAGAAAGACCACCTTTTCTTCCTGAACAAGATTATGAAGATCCAAATACTATATCTACCTATGATTTTATTTATTTTGTTCAAGATTATACTCCATTTTTAAGAGAGTATCTAAATTACATGCATGATACTTACTTAAGTGAACACGAACACCTTGGGTACATTGGGTATTATAACTCTTTTATAGATATATGCAATGAAATAAATACGGACCACGGAGACGATGGCACATTTGAGCAATATCGCGCTACACTTGAACCTTTTATGGAATGGATGACAGAGGAGTGTGGTCATATGAATGAGTATTATGATCAGCATAAGCGCAATGCAAATGCACAAGTTGATGTTGGTCCAACGGGCGTTGCCAGTAGAACGCGTTCAAAGCGTCCAGCAAGTGGGTTTGAAATACCTCCATCTAAAAGAGGAACAAATGTAATGACTCAAGGCCCAACAACGCAAGACGCTGCGAGAATAAAGTTAAGTGATGGAAAAGAATATACTTATGGGGAACTTAAACATATGTGGGATTGGAATAAAAATATGACACCTTATCGTCATCCTTATACCGAAGATGATAAGAATAAAATTAAAGAGCTAATAGACTTTGCAACAAAAGGTGGTAAAAAAACAATAAAAAAAATAATTAAAAAAACAATAAAAAAAACAAGGAAAAATAAAAGAAACGCCAGAAAAACCCAAAAGTCTATAAAAACCAAAGCAACAAAAGTGCGAAAAAATAAGACAAATAATAAAAGACGGCACTAAACTCCATGGTCGGTAAATGCGCCGACATTATCGCTATAACTTGCTCTTTGTTTCCCAAGTCTTTTATCAAAACAAACCCACATATCTTGTTTTTGGAATTCTTTCCATGTAATATCTGTTGCATATATCCAATGATAATCAGTTTGCTCTAACAATGGTATAGTTTGTTCGTATAAATGAATTAATTTTGAATAACATTTTTCATTTACTATATAACCAGATGCAGTTTGCGAGTCTAAAACTCTTTTTACAAAAGAGTGGCCAGGAATATCTTGAAAACTATCGCAATTATATGATAAAAAACAGACATCAAAGTTTTTAATGTTGTTAAAAATCAATTCCAAATAACTCTCAAGCTCTGGTTTTGATACTAAGAATGTAAAATCGTCTTCAAATATTAAAACATTTTTATACCCTCTATCTCTTGCCAATTTTAAAACAGACAAATGTGAATAACCACACCCCACATTTCCTTGTTTATGATATACCGCCGGAAATCTTTCGTATGGAAGCTCCATGTTATTTAATTCTTGTTCTATTTCATATCGTCTATCGGTTCGCTTGTCAAGATTTATGTAAAAAATTTTATCAATATTGTGAGACATTTCCTTTTGTTATTATAGAAAACAATATTTAACATTTAAATTGTTATAATTTTTATACTTGTAATTTATACTTGTAAGAAATGTTTAATTTGATTAATCCATTGTTGAACAGTTTCTACAGTTTCATAAATATCAACATTTCCATCTAGTTGCAGACAAGGAGCGGTAATGCTTTTTGTTATCATGTTTTCGTGATACTCGTGGCAGTTTTTCAAGTATTCAAGCGGGATGCTGTCCTCACCAGTTCTAGAGCGTTTCAAAATTCTATTGTGACAAATGTCTGGGTCAGTTTTTACATAAATAACATTGTTTATCTGGAATTCATTTGCAAATACATCAAACCATCTAGTGTAAATTTGGTAATTGACATCTTCAATCTTATTATCGTCAAACAACATTTGCGCGAATACATACTTGTCTGTGTCTAAACTGCGTTCTGTGATGAAAATGGTTGCTTCTGGGTTTTCCTTAACAGCCTTTTTAAACTCGGCCAACCTAGAAATATATGCCATCATTTGAAATGAGAAAGCGTACGCACATTGATCTCCATAGAATTTTTGTAACATGGTATTTCCTTGAGAATCCTGGATTTTTTCCCATTCATCAACAGGTTCTTTCAAGAATACTACTCTACCGTCATTCTTAAAGTGGTCTTTTAAATTAGCTAATAAAGTGGATTTTCCAGAACCAATGTTTCCCTCAATAGAAACAAAGATTGTCTCCATGTTGTTAACATATTGTGCCATTGTTATAATTATTGTATTCTTTTTTACCTATTTTAGAAATTCAATTTTTATTCCAAATCAAAATCAAAATCAAAATAAAAATTGAAACGAAAATATAAAGAGCTAATCATATTAAATAACAAGAAGTATTAGACATGGATCTTACTCAAAGAAAGCTAAACAAATCAGAATGGGAATCTATTGAGGTTCCTGTAAGCGAATCAGAGAAAGCTGTTTTGCAGCTTATTATTTCTGGCACAGAAAATGTTAATATTAAATATAATCCGGCAATTTCGTTGTTGTCGTTTTTAAAAGTTGAAAATAACTCAGAAATGGAAGATTATTTGTTTGTAAAATACTTTGATGAAACTGTTAAAAAGGTGAAAGCATCGTGCATTTGTCCAGTAAATAGTTTGAACAATTCTGTTAGTGGCGTTCCAAAGATTAAAAAGGCTGATATGATTCGTCTTGAAAGAAATGAAGTCGGAAAAATTCCACCGGTTTACGAGTGTCTTTTGTTAGAAACAGTTGAAAAACTCTTAAAAAATAAATCTGCAACAAATAAGAATTGGCTTCTTCATTATTTCACGCTTTATAAGCTAAATAAGAACACTATTACAAATGTGAACCGACATGTGAAAAACATTGTCAACAACATTTTGACAGAGTTTGAAGAGGAGATTGACATGGTTTATATGATTGAAAATGCCGTTACTTATATTGAAAAGAATGAACTCTTGTTGAAGAATGCGGATATGATGTTATATGAACATCAAAAGGAAATTTTCACGGTTATGAAGAATCCGCATTTTAAACAGAGGCTCGCAAATTTCCGAATTGAAATGGACAAGGATCTCTCTGATGATGATGATGACGTTACGGAAACCGTATTTATCCGAGATACGTCTATTCCAACTCCGGCACCAAAGCTGGTTTTGTATATTGCGCCAACTGGAACCGGCAAAACATTGACCCCACTAGGAATTTCTCAGCAATATCGCGTTATCTTTGTATGCGCCGCAAGGCATGTCGGGCTTGCATTGGCAAAGGCTGCAATTTCAGTTGGAAAGAAAATTGCATTTGCATTTGGTTGTTCAAGCGCAGATGATATTCGTCTTCATTATTTCGCGGCAAAGGAATACAAGAAGAATAGAAAATCTGGCGGAATCGGAAAGGTAGACAACAGCATCGGCAATAAGGTTGAAATTATGATCTGTGATGTTAGGTCATATTTGTGTGCAATGTACTATATGTTGGCATTCAATCCAGCTGAGAATCTGGTTACTTATTGGGATGAACCAACAATCACAATGGACCGCGAGTCTCATGATTTGCACGCATCTATTAATAAAAATTGGACGGAAAATTTGATTCCAAATGTTATATTGTCATCTGCAACTTTGCCAAAGCTACACGAGTTACCAAATACGGTTCGCCATTTTAATGAGAAATTTCCTGGAGCTCAAGTGCACAATATTGTTAGTCATGATTGTAAGAAATCAATCCCAATTATTAGCAAGAATGGTCATATTGTATTGCCCCACTTTCTAAGTGAATGTTATGACACAATAAAAGAAATTGTTGGACATTGTGAGAAAAATTTGACACTGTTGAGGTATTTTGATTTGGAAGAGGTTGTCAAGTTTATAATATTTATTGAAAAGAATAGTTTATTTACAACAACGAGTTCAAAGATTGACAGAAACTTTGCGTCATTGGATGATGTGAATATGCAAAATATTAAATTGCATTATTTGAAGTTGCTTGGAAGGATTAAATCTGGGACTTGGGGATCTATTTATCTTACGCTTACAATTAATAGAAAAAAGCGCATTTTGTCAAACGACCATGTTGATGAAAAGGGAAATGTACTGAAAAAGGTTTCTAGTGTTGGTCCTGGAACATATTCTGCATCTATTTCTTCAACGAATTCCGGGAAACCTCTTTCAAAAATGATGAGTGAACAAGTTTTGCCGTCAAATGTTTATGCATCTAGTGTTGAAAAAGATGTAGGAAATTGTGCCATCTACGTTTCAACAAAAGATGCATACACATTGACGGATGGTCCTACGATATTTCTAGCGGAGGATGTTGAAAAGATTGCTAGGTTTTGCATTCAACAAGCGAACATTCCCGCAAAGGCTATGGAAGCAATTTTAGAAAAGATTGAATTTAATAATCGCGTTAACGAAAAAATTGGGGACTTGGAGAAGCAGTTGGAATGTTTGGAAGAAAAGAATAGTACAAAGGTTCTAGAAACTGATGGAGGGGCAAAGTATGGAGGAAAAAATTATTCTAAGAAAGACGACGGTAAGAAGAAGGATTTTGGGTCAAATGAGAACAACAAGGAGGTGGCAAAGATAAATTCGGACCTTGATACATTGCGATCTATGATTAAACCCGCAGAATTAAATGAAACTTTTGTTCCAAATAAGACGCTTCATTTGAAAAAATGGGCCGAAGCACTTAATGCGAGCTCTGCGTTTACCAGTGATATAGATGAGCAAACTATCGTGGAGATTATGATGTTGAAAAATGTCGCAGACAGTTGGAAGATTTTGTTATTGATGGGAATTGGTGTGTTTACGAATCACCCAGACATTACTTACACTGAGATTATGAAGAAACTGGCAGACCATCAGAAGCTGTATATGATTATTGCATCAAGCGATTATATTTATGGAACAAACTATCAATTTTGTCATGGTTACTTGAGTAAAGATTTGACCTTGACTCAAGAAAAAATGGTTCAGGCTCTTGGGCGAATTGGAAGAAGCAATATTCAACAGACTTATTCGGTTAGATTGCGAGACGATGAACAAATCAAAAAATTGTTCTATGAGGAGTTGGATAAACCTGAGGTTAGAAATATGAATGCATTGTTTGGATGAGAACCTTAAAGATCAAAATTAAATTTAAAATAAATAATCCGCAATTGTTTTGCGTTTAGCGTGCAAAAAAAATTTGCAAAGAAATAACATGTATAATGCATAAACTTTCAGTTTTTTCAATTTTTAAAAATGAAACGCATTGCATGAAAGAGTGGATTGAACATTATATTTTTCATGGGGTTGATCATTTTTATTTAATCAACGATAATAGCGATGACAATTTTTTAGATATTTTGAATCCATATATTGAAAAAGGAGTGGTTACTTTATTTAACACAAGATGGGATTATTATTTGGGTAGACAAAAAGATATTTATAATCATTATGTTCTTCCCCGAATAAAAGAATCAAAATGGTTATTATTGGTTGATATGGATGAATTTATGTGGTCTCCTAAGGAGATTGACATTACAAAAATACTAGATGTGTGCAGTGGCATTGGTCAAATACAAGTAGAACACAGTTTATACGGATCCAATGGTTGTGTTAAACAACCTAAATCTCTGGTTCAAAGCTTTACAAAACGCTCTATACAACAGCCAACTTCTACGCCAATAGGAAATCGTAAATATTTTATAAACAGTGATTTTGAATTTACTAGTTTGAATATTCACCATGCCACATTTCTTAATAAAAAAGATGAACTAGAAAAGTTTATTTTACTGGACAAAGAATATTTTATTATGAATCATTATAATTGTCAATCAAGAAATTTTTGGAATGAAGTAAAATGCAAGCGAGGAGATGCGGACAATTATTTAATTAGAAAACCGGAAGATTTTAATAGGCTCGATGTGAATGATGTTGAAGATTTAGGATTGTTTAATCAAAACTTATCGCTATTTACCTAAAAAGTTTAAACAAAATAATAACGCGTTGAATTTATAATTTGAAAAAGATTTAAAAAGTTGCATATTTTATTTTGTCTACATTATTTATAACTATGGCGCTCTCCACCCCCAAAAGTACCGTTATTTACGATAGTAAAAGTAAGTTAAATTTTATTATTACAGACGAGAAAAAAAAATTAGTTAGTTGTATAGGTAGAAACACTACTACGAATATAAAAAATACAGCAATTAATATTCCAGTTTCAGTAATTGACCCAGTCAATAACAAATGGACTGTGTCTTCTATTAGTGATAATGCGTTTAAAAACCTCCCAAGTAATTCAACTACAGATATAACAAGCATTCTTGTTCCTAACTCAGTTGTTACAATTGGAAAATCCGCGTTTGAAGGTTGTGAAGGGCTCATTACTATCTCTCTTTCGGATAATAATAGTAAACTAACAACAATTGGCGACTTTGCATTTAAAAATTGCGTAAAGATAAAAAAAATTTATATTCCTAAAAGCGTTAATAGTATTCGCCATAGCGCATTTGACGGATGTAAAACTCTTGAAAATATTACTGTTAATACAAAAAATACATCCTATTTTAGCATGGACGGCGTATTAATTGATTATAAAAATAATTTGATACGATATCCTATTGGGAAAAATATAATTAACTATAATATTCCTGACACTCAATTTCCCAATAGTGAAGATAATTTTATTGAGACAATAGGCGATGGAGCATTTGCTGGTTGTACGAACCTTGGTTCTGTCACTATTCCAGACGGTGTTGCTGTAGTTGGTGTTTTTGCATTTGCGGGTTGCTCAAACCTAACTTCTATCACTATTCCAGAGAGTCTTATAACGATTAGTAATAATACATTTTCAATGTGCACAAGACTCGAAACTATTAGTATTTTAGACGATGGTTCTAGCTATATAACATCTGTTGGTGATAATGCGTTTGAAGGATGTGCAAATCTTACCTCCATTAATATTCTGAACAATGTTAATACTATTGGTAATAATGCATTTTTAAATTGCACGATGTTAGAGTATGTTGATATTGGTGCTGAAAATGCCACTGCTACAAAAATTGGTGTTGGTGCATTTAAAAATTGCAGATCCCTTGTTTCTATTAATATTCCTAAAAATATTACAGCTATTCCAGATGAAATATTTGTGAGTTGTGAAAAACTTACATCTATAAAAATTCCTAAAACTGTTGAAAGTATTGGCGCAGAAGCATTTAAAAATTGTATAACTCTTGATAAAATTGAATATTATCGTGATAACAGTCTAACTATGATTGGTAATTCAGCATTTTCTGGTTGCAACTCACTTATTAATGTTCTTATTCCTAAAAAGGTTGAGCAAATTCGCGATAGAGCATTTGAAAATTGTATAAATCTTGAATCTATTGTTATCCTTGATAGTATTGATAGTATTAATATTAGAACGATTAGCCAAACTGCATTTCTTGGATGCGATAAAATTGCATCCATTACTATTTCGGAAAGAGGTTATGCTAGCATTGTTAACACGATGCCCGATTTTTTTAACAAATTAAAGAATCTTATAATTTCAGAATTTGCCATTACATATACTACTATTACTAATGCTGATAATACCGTCACATATGTTCCTGCAACTGGTCCGGTTACTATCATAGGGAACGAATCTCCATCAATTGAAACGATTTCTAGTAATATAGTTCCTATTAACAATGGTGTTAATCCTGTCGGGATTCTTTCAAATCTTGTTGTATTTCATAATGTTTATTATGCTACTCCCAAAGGTACGGATCGCTTTTCAGGTTCACAATTTGAATCTATTGTTATTCCGGATACCGTTGAAATAATTGGCTCTCAAGCATTTTCAAATTGTTTGGAACTCAAAGAAATTAACCTTCCGACCTCAATTACTAAAATTGACGAGCTTGCATTTTCAAAATGCGAAAAACTAGAGAACATTTACATTCCTAATAACGAACAAAATATTGAGATTGGTGTACAGGCATTTTCATATTGTAAAATGTTAGAGGAAATTAGAATTTCAAAAAGCGTTAAAAAAATAATGGATAAAGCATTTATGGGTTGCGAAGCACTCAAATCTATTGAGATCCCTTCCAGTGTTACAAGCATTGGAGTTGGATTATTTGATGATTGTAAAATGTTGACAAATATTACTGTTGATCCAGACAATGAAAACTATTCTAGTGATGATTACGGAGTATTGTTTAACAAGGATAAAACAACTTTGATACAATATCCTATTGGTAAAACAGAAACGGTATATGATATTCCGGATAGTGTTACAACCATTGGTGAGAATGCATTTATAGGTTGCACCACTCTAGAAACAATTACTATTCCGTCAAGCGTTACACACATTGGAATTTCTGCATTTTATGGCTGCAAGTCTCTGACGTCTATTAATATTCCAGAATCTGTTAAAGAGATTGGCGATTACGCGTTTTCACGTTGCGAAAAGATAACTGCGTTTACAGTTTCTGCCAACAATCAATTTTATAAAGTTTCAAACGGAGTATTATTTAAAACAACTAGTGAAGCGTATAATACTAGTGGCACCATCTTTGTGGGTGAAGCTATCCAAGGGGAAGATACTACCACTTATACTATTTTGGTACAATATCCTATTGGAAATACAAAAACTGAATATATTATTTCAGACGATATTTCTGATATCGCCAAGGGAGCGTTTGCGAATTGCACAAGTTTAGAATCTATTATCATTCAACCTAACATTGAAAATATTTTTGACTACACATTTGAAGGGTGTACATCTCTCACAAATGTTAAAATGCCAGATAATCTTCTATTGATTGGTAAATCGGCATTTTCAAATTGCACAGCTCTTGAAACTATTACTATTCCAGAAAGCGTTGAAGGCATTGGATATGCCGCATTTAAAGGATGTAAAAAACTCGGTACTATTTCTATTCCAAAGAATGTAACCGATATTGGCTTGAATGCATTTTCAGAGTGTATAGGTCTCACAAATTTCACATTTGCGATCAATAATAATCCCGATAATACCGCTGCCGATGATACCGCTGCCGATGATACCGCTTTCCACCTAACAAGGATATATGAAGAAACATTTATGGGTTGCACAAATCTCGGATCTATTATTATTCCAAATACTGTAACTGAAATTGGCACGAGTGCATTTAGTTCTTGTGAAAACCTCGCGACAATTACTTTTAATAATGGTAGTCTACTAGAAACAATTGGCGAAAGTGCATTTTCTGATTGCAAAACCCTCACAACAATTACTATTCCAAAATCTGTAACCAGTATTGGTGCAAATGCCTTTTTTAACTGTAAAAAACTTCGCACGATTAAGATTGATAATGATAGTGTACTAAAAACAATTGGCGAAAGTGCATTTGCCGATTGCACAGCTCTTAACAGTATTACTATTCCAAATACCGTTGAAAGAATTGGTGGAGGCGCATTTTCTGGATGTTCGGCGCTCAAGAATATTAATATTCCGGATAATGTTAAAACCATTGAAGTATCAACTTTTATTAATTGTATTGCTCTTTTAAAAGTTACTTTTAACACGGATAGTCAACTAGAAACAATTAGCGAATCGGCATTTTTAGAATGTAAGGCTCTTTCCACAATTACTATTCCAACGAGTGTAATCAGTATTCTCTCCGGGGCATTTGCCGGTTGCGCGTCTCTTAAAACTATTAATATTCCTAAGAATGTTAATGTCATTGAGGTAAATTCCTTTTTAAAATGCACCAGTCTCGAAAATTTTACCGTTGATAACGATAACATCGCTTATTGTACAGATAATTATGGAGTGTTGTTTACACCCAAGGTAACGAAAAGCACTTTGGTCCATTATCCTGGTGGAAATAAATTAACTAGTTACACTATTCCACAAAATGTTACTAAAATTAACTATCTGGCGTTTATTGATTGCGCCAACCTAATAACTATTAATGTTAATAATAATAATGCCATGTATTCTAGCGATACACGCGGAGTATTATTTACCAAGGATAAAAAAATATTGATACAATATCCTCGCGGCAACACCACAAATAGTTATACTATTCCAATGAATGTTACAAGAATTGAACCTTTTGCATTTTATAATTGCCCCAAATTGCAAACTATTACTGTTGAAAGCAATAATAAAGATTATTCTAGCGACGCGCTTGGAGTATTATTTAATAAAAACAAAACAATCTTGTTAAAATGTCCCGGCGGTATTACACAAACTACTTATACTATTCCGGACGGCGTTGAAAAAATTGAACCTTTAGCATTTTTTAATTGCGCGTCTCTTTCATCTATTACTATTCCTGCTAGCGTTAAAAGCATTGGCGTTGATGCGTTTAGAGGAACAAAAATAACCTATTATATTGCGCCTGGAATAAATGATAACGAAGTCACTATTCCTAATGGTGTTGTAAGCATTGGTGATAAAGCTTTTGTTAATGTTAAAGAATTAATCACATCTATTGTTATTCCGGACACAGTTACAAGCATTGGTAAAAGCGCATTTAAAGATTGCAAAAACCTCAAAACTGTTACTTTTGCTGAGGGTAGTCAACTAACTACGATTGACGAAAATGCTTTTTACGGATGTGAAAATCTCGCATCTATTACTATTCCGAATAGCGTTACAAGCATTAAATATTACGCATTTTACAAATGCGCAGCTCTTACAACTATTACTATTCCGAATGGCGTTACAAAATTTGAAGGTGGTGGCATATTTCAAGAGTGTGCATCTCTTACAAGTGTCACTTTTGCCGAGGGTAGTCAACTAACTGAGATTGCTGGAGCAACATTTTACTTTTGCACAAAACTCGCGACAATTACTATTCCGAATGGTGTTAAAAACATTGAAATTCATGCATTTACTTCATGCAATGCTTTTACAAGTATTAATATTCCTGATAGTGTTACAACAATTGGCTATGCCGCATTTGAAAATTGTGAATCTCTTACAAGTGTCACTTTTTCGGATAATAGTCAACTAACTACGATTTTTCGTGAAGCATTTTCCGGTTGCACAAAACTCGCGACAATTACTATTCCGAATAGCGTTAGAACTATTGGAGAAGAGGCATTTTTGAACTGCTCCGCTCTTACAACTATTACTATTCCGAATACAGAAATAATTGTTGCGGAAAATGCATTTTATCCAACAACAAATATTATAAAACCTACAGCAACTAGCACCACAAAAAATACCTTTCCAAATAATACAGTAGAAAGTGTTAGTATTCCGGAAACTGTTACAATCATTGGCGATGAAACATTTTTAGGTTTTACAAATCTCAAATCTATTAATATTCCGGCGAGCGTTACAAGTATTGGAAATCGTGCCTTTCAAGGTTGTACAAGGCTCGCAACTGTTACTTTTTCTCAGAGTAGTAATCTAACTACGATTGGCGAAAGAGTTTTTAATAACTGTGGAAATCTAAATTCTATTACTATTCCGGCGAGCGTTACAACGATTGGCCTCAATGCATTTTTTAATTGCTCATCTCTCGCATCTATTACTATTCCGGCGAATGTTCAAACCATTAATGCGGCATTTGTAAATTGCAATACGCTCACAACTGTAAATTTTGCGAATGGTAGTAAACTAACAACGATTGGTAACGAAGCATTTGTTGGTTGCATAAGACTCTCAACTATTACTATTCCGGCGGGTGTTACAACGATTGGCATTAAGTCTTTTAATAATTGCCCCGCCCTCAGGTCTATTAATATCCCGGCGGGTGTTGCAAGCATTGGTGACGATGCATTTGGGGGTTGCTCATCTCTCGCAACTGTTACTTTTGCTCCGAGTAGTCAACTAACAACGATTGGCCTCAATGCATTTTGGGGTTGCTCAAGTCTCGCATCTATTACTATTCCGGCGAATGTTACAACAATTAACGCCGGGGCCTTTGATCTTTGCACAAAACTCACAACTGTTACTATTCCGGCGAGCGTTA